AACCAGTGGATCAAGTGGTAGTAGTGGTTTAAGCGGAAGTAGCGGCACAAGTGGAACGAGTGGTACAAGTGGTAGTAATGGCACAAGCGGCTCAAACGGAACCAGTGGTACAAGTGGATCAAATGGATCAAATGGTACAAGTGGCACCAGCGGAACCAGTGGTACAAGTGGTACAAGCGGAAGCAGTGGTACAAGTGGTACAAGTGGAAATAGTGGTAGCAATGGTACAAGTGGGTCAAGTGGTACAAGTGGGTCAAGTGGCACAAGTGGGTCAAGTGGCACAAGTGGTAGTAGCGGTACAAGTGGAACAAGTGGAACAAGCGGAAGTAGTGGAAATAGTGGTAGCAATGGAACTAGCGGTAGTAGTGGAACTAGCGGTAGTAATGGAACTAGCGGTAGTAGTGGAACTAGTGGTACAAGTGGAAGTAGTGGTATAAGTGGAACAAGTGGTAGTAACGGTACAAGTGGAACAAGCGGAAGTAGTGGAAATAGTGGTAGCAATGGTACAAGTGGGTCAAGTGGGTCAAGTGGCACAAGTGGGTCAAGTGGCACAAGTGGTAGTAGCGGTACCAGCGGCACAAGTGGAAGCAGTGGAAATAGTGGTAGCAATGGAACTAGCGGTAGTAGTGGAACTAGCGGTAGTAGTGGAACTAGCGGTAGTAGTGGAACTAGTGGTAGTAGTGGAAGTAGTGGTATAAGTGGAACAAGTGGTAGTAACGGTACCAGCGGTAGCAGTGGAAGTAGTGGAAGTAGTGGTAGCAATGGCACAAGTGGTAGTAACGGTACCAGCGGAACCAGTGGTACAAACGGAACTAGTGGCACAAGTGGTAGCAGTGGTAGTAGTGGTAGTAGCGGTAGAAGTGGAAATAGTGGTAGCAATGGCACAAGTGGTACGAGTGGAACTAGTGGGACAAGCGGCAGCAGTGGATCAAGTGGAAGTAGTGGATCGAGCGGCACCAGTGGTAGTAATGGAACAAGTGGAACAAGTGGAACAAGTGGTAGTACTGGCACGGCTGGTACTAGCGGTACTAGTGGTATGAGTGCCGGGGGAGGTGCTAGTGCTAGCAGTGGTAGTAGTGGTATAAGTGGTACCAGTGGAAGTAGCGGTACGAGTGGAACGAGTGGTATTGGTGCTCCTAGTGGAACGAGTGGTATTAGTGGTGGTAGTTTTACTGATCAGCCTAATTATTTAATAAAAACAACTGGGGTTACTACGTTACAGAGTGTTAATTTTTTGAGTGTAGATGGTACTACATTGAATGTTGCTGGTACTGTTAGTGCTACTACATTGATTGAAACTTCCAATGAAAACAGCAAGACTGATATTAGTCCATTATTACCTCCTCAATTGGATAAGATTGTACAATTGAATCCTGTTACATTTAAGTATAAGAGTAACAATGAGTATAGTATTGGTTTAATAGCGGAAGAAGTGGTTAAAGTATATCCTGAGTTTGTGAGTTATGATGAACGTGGAAATATATCAGGTGTAAATTATAGTAAGATGACGGCTGTATTGATACAGGGAGTTAAAGAGTTGAAACAGATAGTTGATGAACAACAATTAATTATAAATCGGTTAATAAACAAATAATTATAATATATGGCAATATTACAAGGCGCAAGAATTACAGGATCAATTATAGCTACAACTTTTATTAAGGCTAGTGGCTTCAGTGGTAGTTTAACCGCGTCCAATTTGTATGTACTTGGCAAAGCTGGTATAGGTACAACAAGTCCTATTGCCCCTCTCGATGTCCAGTCTAATACTGGCGCAACCGGAATAATCATTCGTGGTCGTGCCGATAATTCCACTGCGCTTCGATTTTATGCAAATAATGCAACTACGCAGCAATTGTATATTGGGACAGACGATTCCAATATTGATTTTGTAAGTGTTTCCACTAGACCGATCCGCTTTTTTGTAAATGCCTTGCTACAGCATCAAATAAGTCAGCTTGGAGTATTCTCTTGGAAAGACGGCGCAGGTGGCGACCGCATGACGCTCAACAGCACAGGGTTGGGTATAGGTACAAGTAGTCCTAGAGTATTATTAGATTTAGCTAAAGCTAATAATGTTGGTCAAGTTATTCTAATTGGAGAGACCTCAACAAATGTCAGAACTGGGTTTGGATTGGATTCAGCGACTGCTGGAATGAGAATTTTTTGTCCTAATCTTAATAGTGAAGCAATTTACATAGGCGGTATATCAACATCGGATGGAACAACTTTTACAAGAAATCATAGTTTTGGTGTAGCAGGAAAAAATAGTTGGTTAAATGAACAAGGTGGTAATGTTGGTATAGGAACAACAAGTCCTTTAAAAACTTTACAGATAAACGCTGCTACAGCTTCTATTAGGTTGGAAGAAAGTTCTGCTGGTTCTAAACGTCTTGAATTAAGTATAGATGATAGTGCTGTTGCTAAAATATCAGCAAATCAATCTGGACAAGAAATAGCATTTGAAACGGTTGGCAGTGAAAGAATGCGTATTACTAGTACTGGTGCTGTTGGTATAGGATTAACTAATCCAAACACTAAATTGCAAGTATCAGGTAGTACTACAATAGGTGGATATAATGCATTTTATTTTGGTACAGGTGTTAATTCACTTAACATCACGGCTCCTCTTTATCCAGTGTTAGCATTTTATTATGGCACAAATTTAGCGGGAATTATAACTGGATATTCAGATCATATAGGACTTAACACAGGAGTCGGAGGTTCAAAATATATTTCATTTGAACCGGGCGATTCTGAAATAATGCGTATTACAGCTGCGGGTAATGTTGGCATAGGTACAACAAGTCCTGCTGCTAAATTAGATATTACTTCAGCAACAGACACATTCAGCTTAATCAACGCAACTAATACTGCGCAGGGTAATAGAGCAGCATTGTTTATGGCGGCTCGCAATGTCAATGGTAATGTTGGTAATGTTTCTATTGAAGCTATATCTGTAAATAATCAACAAAATGATATGGTTTTCAGAACAGGCGCTACCACTATGGGTGGTTTTGGTACTGAAAGAATGCGTATTACAACCGCCGGAACTTTACAATTAAACGTTCTAGCGACTTATGGTTCAATGACGTATGAACCATCAATAACATATAAACAAAGTGGTGCCACTGGCGTTGGCGGAATATATTTTGGTAATTCTTATAATAGTAATAATAATGTAGGATTACAATTACGAGTTTCAAATGATGCAACTCAAATAGAAGCATTAACTATTAATTATACTGGTAATGTTGGTATAGGTACAACAAGTCCTGGTGCTAAATTAGATGTAAATGGAGATGTATATGTTTCTCCAAATACTGCTGGTAAAAATACATTTATACTTTCAACGAATGCTTCCAATGATGCTCGTTTATTAATGAAAAGTGATACTACTACCAAAGTAGATATTCAAGCAAATGGTACAAGTTATTTTAACGGTGGTAATGTAGGTATTGGTACAACAGCCCCGTTTGGAACAGCTGCTAATAGAACCGTGCTTTCTGTTAATGGAACTACAGATGTTTCATTAAATATAGGTTCTGGTGGTTCACAAAGAGCGTATTTATATGGCGTATCATCATATGCTGAATTAGGTACAATTGGTAGTTTGCCTTTAAGGTTTGCGCCTAATAATAGTGAAAAAATGCGTCTTGATGCCAATGGTAATTTAGGTATTGGTACCACAAGTCCATCATCACCATTAGCAGTTCAATCAAATGCAAATCAATTAAGGCTTCAAACACAAGATGCGCCTAGTACTATTTTTGCAGTCATTGGTGCAAGATATGATACCACTCATCCATTTACAATTGAAGTAGCAAATAATAATTCCACAGCTTCGGAATTTATGGGGGTTTATGCTGACGGCGGTGGGATTGCTAATAGAGTTGTTTTTCCAACCGGTAATGTAGGTATAGGTACAACCAGTCCATCTCAACTATTGGAGTTATATGGTACTAGCACGGCAATGCGTATAATATCTACTAGTGGTGATGCTTACATTAGATTAACAGACAACGGCGTAAGAAACTGGGATTTGAAAGTTGTTGATGTAAATGATTACTTTGAAGTGGGCGGTACATCCGCAACTTCATTGGTTGTAACAGGAGCAGGTAATGTAGGTATAGGTACAACAAATCCTGCTTATAAACTAGATGTTAGAGGAAATGTTCTAATAGGAGATAATACTACAAACACTGTGCGAATTGGCAGTTATGCATCCGAATCATTTATTTTTTCAACAAGCGCTATTCCTCTTACTTTTTATGTTAATGGGTCTGAAAAAATGCGTATTGCTAGCGATGGTAATGTTGGTATAGGTACAACAAGTCCAATAGCTAAACTTCATGTATCTTATGGTAATGATTCTCAGTCTGTAAAAATGATTGGTGGAAGCGGAAGTACAAATGGTAATTTTATATATTCTTTAGCAACGGACTACTCAGATACATTTGGATTAAATGTCTTCGCAACTGCCCACACTAACGCAGCGAGAACAAATAATTTAGTCAGAATACATTCTAATGAAACGTCAAATGGAAGTTTACCTCTTAGAGTAACAACGCAGGGAACTATAGCGTCACCAACTTATGAAGCTTTATCTGTTAATTATTTAGGTAATGTTGGTATAGGTACAACCGCTCCTGCTGCTAAGTTACATGTTGCGGGATTAGTAACGTTAGATAGTACGATTGTTTATAGTAAAGTAAATAGTATAACTACAAATAATCCTATAAGAATAATCGTTCCATTTACAAAAATTAATACTGGTGCTGATTTTATAGTGAAGGTAAAAGCCATAGCCATGGCAAACAATAGTTCTGGTGTAAATTATTTAGATTATGTTGGTTACTCTGGATATACTTTCAATTTTAATGCAAATTTAACCACTATAGAAAAACTTGGAAATGTGGTGGTGAATAGTTATGTATCCGCATCTAGTGGTACCGCAGGAAACCTTTATATCGAATTAAATGGTGATGATGGTTATTTACAAGATAGTAATTGGACTATACAAACTGATATATTAGGTAATAGTATGTATTCTACTTTTGATAGTGGATCAATTACTACAATTGCTACAAGCATTTCAGAAGATAGTTTAGAAACCAGTTTCAATAAATATTTTGGTGGTAATGTTGGTATAGGCACAACTTCATTTGTTTATTCAAATGCAGCCCGTGGTGATATTGAAGTGTATGGTAGTACAGATGCATTGATATCATTAAGAAATGCTACAGCAAATTCATATCTACAAAAAAGTGGAAATGATTTTTACTTTAATAATGGTGGTGCTGGATTCATTTCAGTAACTACAAATGCTAGTGAAAGAATGCGTATTACCAGTGATGGTAATGTTGGTATAGGAACAAGTAGTCCCACAACTAAATTAAATGTTTACGATTCATCTCCAACAATTCGTTTACAAGATAGTAACACTAATGTTAATGCTGGCGTTTATGGAACAATTGATTGGTTATCTTCAGACAGTTCAATGCCGGGAGGTCTTGCTGCAAAAATTGATGTAATAGATGATAGTAGTTTCGGCGGTGACAGAGGTGCGTTAAGATTTTTTACGAATAACGCTACATCACTTGGCGAAAGAATGCGTATTAGTAGCAATGGTAATGTTGGTATAGGTACAACAAGTCCTGCTAGTAAATTGCATATAAGTGGATCTGGACAAACAATAATGCGTCTTGATGGAAGTACCACAACCAGCGTATCTCAATTTCAGATAAAAGCTGCATCTGATGCGGTGTTAATTATGGGTATGTTCGGTGGTTCTGCTACGGGTAACAACTATGGAGTTACTGCTGCTGGTCAAGCATATATTGGAACTACTACTCTTGGTTCACCTCATCCAACTTCTTTAGTAATTGGAACCGCATCTCCTATACCAACCATATTCAGTATAAATAATACTGAGAAAATGCGTATAACTAGTACAGGAGATTTATTAATAGGCACTACAACTTCTCCTAGCAACGCAGGTATATCTCTTGGTGCTACTGGAACTGTTAGACAGCTTCTTGGTGGTATGGAAAACACAAGTTGGCGTATACGTGAACGAGATCAAATAGATGCGCTTGCAATTACTACAAATATAAATGATGCTGGTACTCAAGATTCCTCAGCAAGATCATCGTGGAAGTTAAGAATGGGTTGGGGTAATGGACAAGATAATTTTGTAATTGCTAGATCACCTGTTGCTAGTAATTCATTTTCAGATTTATTTTATATTAAATCAGATGGCAACGTTGGTATAGGCACAACAAGTCCATCAACTATTTTAACACTTAGTAAACCAATTGACGCTGCTGCTTATGGATCAGGATCTAGAGCAATTGATTTTAAAGTATATTATCCTGGATTTGACGTTGATTCAGTAAAAGCAAGCATTTATGTTGGTGTAAGCAAAGAAGGAACTTTACAGACAACAAAAGGTTATCTTGCATTTTTAACTTCTGCTACCAGTGGAAGTCAAAATTTGACTGAGAAAATGCGTATTGAATCAGATGGTAATGTTGGTATAGGTACAACAAGTCCTACTAATAAATTGCATATAAGTGGATCTTCTACAAATTTACCACTCAAACTGGAAGGTCTGACCAGTAACGCAACTGGTTACTTTTTAACAGTAGATAACACTACCGGCGTAGTACATAAATCAACAAGTGGCGCGAGCGGTACCAGTGGTACCAGTGGCGCAAATGGTAGTCCAGGCACCAGTGGCACCAGTGGCGCAAATGGTAGTCCAGGTACCAGTGGCACCAGTGGCGCAAATGGTAGTCCAGGCACTAGCGGTAGTAGTGGCATATCTAGTATTAAAGCTTGGGTACATTTTAATGGGGGTGGCACTAGTGGTACATCTGGTATATCACCAAATGCTTCAAACAATGTAAGTTCCATAACTGATAATGGTACAGGAGATTATACAATTAATTTTACCACAGCTTTTGCAAATGCAAATTATGTGGTAGCTGGTACCGCAACATATGAATATGAAAATCCTGGTCAATCTATAAATAATATGTTTATTGCAGTACCAAGAAGACCTAATGCGCAACTTGCAGGTAGTTGTAGAATATCAACTCCAGGATCAGATAATGTTTTATATGATTGTCAATATGTTAGAGTATTATTCTCAAATTAAAATAACTAATAGTCTTGACTTTTTGTTTTATATAAAGTATAAGCTAAAGCAAGCGCTTGTTTAATTAGATGCTTGTTAAATATTAATTAAATAATACTAAATTATTGATAGTTAAATTAAAGATAAGCGCTTGATATGCTACTATTTATTATAAATGATTACTAATAAACATAGAATATATTTGGATATGGATGGTGTAATAAGTGATTGGGAATCACAGTTTAAGCGCTATAGCGGTGGTGTGCCTGTAGAAACTTATGATGTTGAACACGGTAAGAAGAATAGATTTAAGTTTGTAGATAAAAACTGTCCTGAATATTATACTACAATGCCTTGGATGAAAGATGGCAAATTGCTTTATAATTTTGTTTCACATTTGCCTGTAGAAATATTAAGTCATGCGCCTACCAAGCTATCTTATATTGGTAAAAAGCAATGGTTGGCTAATAATAAAATAGATATTAAAGCTAATTTGGTACCGCATAGAAACTTAAAAGCGAAGTTTGCAACTGCTGATAGTATCTTGATAGATGACCGAGAAGATAATGTAAATGATTTTATTAATGCTGGTGGTAAAGCAATATTGCATAAAAATGCTATAGATACTATCAATCAACTAAAAGAAATGTTGGGTATCAAAGAAAAACATAGAATTTATAATAGTATTTTAAATCCTGAAATTTGGGCAACTGAAGATGCAATAAAGACTGAAGTGCTAAATAAACTATTAACCATTGCCAATACTTTCTATAAAGATACTGATTTGAATGTACCCCTTGAAGATGTTTATTTTCTTGGTAGTACCGCTGGGTATAATTGGACTCCAACCAGCGATATAGATTTACATTTGCTTGTAGATTTTTCTAAAATTGGTGACAATAAAGAACTTGTTAAGAATTATGTAGATGGATTAAAGAGCAAATGGAACGAATCACACGATATTAGAATTGGTAATCACCCAGTAGAAGTTTATATTCAAGATATTAGCGAAGTCAATAGAAGTCAAGCTGTATATAGTTTGATGAAAAATGCTTGGGTAAAAAAACCAAAAGTTGAAGATATACAGATAGATAAAGCTGCTATTTCTAAGAAATACAAAGAATATGTAACATTTATTAATACTGCTATAAAAGAACAAAATTTGGATAAATTAAAGCGGTTGGTAAAACGGTTATATGAAATGCGTCAAGCTGGATTGGATAAGAGTGGGGAGTATAGTACAGAGAACTTGGTATTCAAACTTTTGAGATCCACTGGGTACGTTAATCAACTAAAAGACACTATAACCAATATTACAGATAAAAATTTGAGTAAATGATAAAAAACTTTATATAAAACTAAATCATTTAATATTTATATTCAAGAACAATAAGGTAAAAATATGGCAGAACTACTAAATCCAAGTGAAATATTTCAAACAAATTTCGAGCCAAAAGTAAAGAATCGTTTTATTCTTTATGTTGATGGCATTCCATCATTCATTATTAAAAAGGTCAATCGTCCTAAGCTAACACAAGCTAAGAAAGAACTTGATCATATCAATCTAAAACGTTACTACAAAGGCAAGAGTGTATGGGATGAAATCAGTATGGAACTTTATGATCCAATTGTACCATCTGGCGCTCAAGCTGTAATGGAATGGGTTCGGTTGCATCACGAATCTGTTACTGGTCGTGATGGTTATCAAGACTTTTACAAGAAAGATTTGACCATCAACGTTCTTGGTCCAGTTGGTGATAAAGTAGAAGAATGGAAGTTGGTAGGTGCATTCATTGTAACTGCTGATTTCCAAGAAATGGATTGGAGTGATGATGGTGCTGCTCAAATGATCAGCCTATCAATTGCAATTGATTACGCAATTCTTCAATATTAATATTTTTGCCAAATCAAAAAGAACCCCACATTTATCTGTGGGGTTTTCTATTTATTAACATATGCAAATGGGCAAGAAAGTATTCGTCATTTATCCTGGTAGATTTCACCCCTTTCACACAGGGCACAAAAGTGTATATAATTATTTAAGCACCAAATTTGGTGGTAATGATGTATACGTAACCACAACGGGGGTAATTAAATTGCCAAAGTCACCTTTTTCATTTGATGAGAAAAAAGAAATGATGATGGCAACTGGCATACCAGCCAACAAAATACTAAATGTAAAGAACAACTACAACTTGAAAAGTGTATCAAATCAGATACCAATCAATATAGAACGTGATAGTATCATTTTTGCAGTTAGTCAAAAAGATATGGCTGAAGATCCTAGATTCAAGAGATTTGTCAAAAAAGACGGATCTCTTTCGTATTTACAACCAATGCCAAGAAACGAAAGTAAATTGGAACCCGCAATTAACCGCGGTTACTTAATTACTGTTCCAACAACAGATTTTACAGTATTGGGGTCACCTGTAAGAAGCGCAAGTCAATTGAGATATCAATATTCAACGTTAACCCCAGAACAACAAAAATTATTTATTATAGATTTATTTGGAAGTTATAATTCAAAGATACATCGTATATTAAACAACAAGTTGGGTAATACCAGCGGTAAATTAACTGAAAAGCAAAAGAAGTTATTAAAGAAGTTGATTGTGGGTATCTTAAAAGAAGATGAAGCTAAAGTTAAATCAGCGACACATAAAGCAAATTTAGCATTAGTTGTGCAAAGACAAGCTGAATTAGATGACGCTGAAGAAAAATATGATGTTGCAAATGAAAAATATACTGCAGCTACAACTCCAGAAGAAAAGGCAGCGGCAGACATTTCTTTAAAAAATGCTAAAAAAGTTGTGGATTCAAAAAAATCGATGTATGATGCTGCAAAACATCAAGCAAGTACTTAAATATAATAACTAAAAAGTTATATAAAGTTCTATATATTGTTATAAAGTTATGAGTGACGAAATTATTATTCAAAAATTAAAACAACAACATTCAGCTGCTCCTGCTCCTGTAGCTACGAGTTATCCAGCCGAAACAATTGAGTTGCCATCAAAGGGTTATTTTTACGATGAATCCAATCCACTGAGCAAAGGAACTATTGAATTAAAGATGATGACAGCTAGGGAAGAAGATATTCTGACCAATGAAAATTTCATCAAAAACGGTACTGTATTGGACAAATTGTTGGAAGGTCTAATTGTTACGCCTGGTGTACGTACCCAAGACCTATTAATGATTGATAAAAACGCTTTGTTTATTGCTGCTAGACGATTGGCATATGGTGATAAATATGGACCAGTAAAGATTGAATGTAAGAAGTGTAACACCGAAAACAAAACTTATATTGATTTAAGCACACTAAATGAAAAAGAAGTAGATTTCAGTAAGTTTGAAAAAGGTACTAATGAATTTGAATTTGAGTTTCCATTTTGTAAGAGACGAATCACATTTAAACTAATTACGTCTGGTGATCAGGAAAGTATTGAACGTGATATTAAAGCATTGACCAAGATTAAAAAACAATCCAGCGCTGAAGTTACCACCAGACTTAAGAGATTGATTGTTAGCATTGATGGTAAACCTGATATAGCCGCTATCAATAAATTTGTTGATAATGAATTGTTGTCAAAGGACAGTATGGCGTTGAGATCCTATATTAAAACAATTGCGCCTGAATTGGATATGGGTTTCGACTTTGTTTGTGAACACTGTGGTGAGGTGGAAAGGATGGATGTACCGATGACGGTACAGTTTTTTTGGCCTGAGTCCTGAATACAAGGTACAAGTTCACAGTCAAATATTTGAATTGAGTTACTTCTCGCAAGGAGCGGTAAATGTACAAATTGCGTATCAATTGCCTGTATTTTTGCGCAATTTTTATTATGCTCAATTGGCAAATATAAAGAACAAAGAAAGTGATAGTTACAAAGAACCAGCTAAAAAGTCAGGCAAAGTAGATAAGCCTTTTTAGTGTAAAATGATATAGTTGTCATATTTATATATTATATGGCAGCACAACCGTTTGATAAAGAAACCGCTAATAAATTAGCAGAGGCGTTTAATAATTTAAGCACCGAAACTAAAAAGACATTATCTGATCTCGCCGCTAGTGTTGAGGCTGAGAAAAAAATGCTTGATATAGCTAAGCAACTTGGTCAAGTATATAAAACACAACAAGATAAGCTTGATGAACAGTTAAAAGGAAAAAATTTACAAGAACAATTGCAAATAAAACTTGAACATTCTGAAAAAAAGTTAGATGAATTGGCGCAGGCACGAATCAACAGTTTTGTGAAGGAAAAAGACATACTAGACCAAATACAAACAACATCAGCTAAGCTGAACTTCGAGCAAAGTAAAGATCCAGGGAGTGAACAAGTTAAACTATTGCAAAATCAACTCAATGAACAAAAAGCATCGTTAAATTTGGAAAGACAATTGTTGGCAACTAGTGCTTCTCAGTTAGAATTGTTAAAGTTAAAAAATATTGCGTTAAATGCATCAATTAATTTGTTAAACGTCTTCAAAAAAGGTTTACAGGAGGCTGAAAAGTTGTTAAATAAGATGGGTGATTTGGCGGGCAGTTTAATGACCAAACTAAATATGCCTACTACAATAGTTGGTACTTTTACAAAAATATTAGACATATTTGACCAAATTGATACTGCTGCTACAAATGTAAGACAAAAATTTGGATTGTTGCCTAGCCAAGGTGCAATTTTTGAAAAAAACATACGAGACGCTTCTATTGAGTTAGCTGAGTTTGGTATAAATGCTGAACAACTTGGTGGTACAATGAAACAAATAGGTTCGACTTTTACAAGTTTGCAATCTATGGAAAAAGGATTGGTAAAAGATGTTTCAATAATGTCTGCACAATTTGGTGTAGCTTCTGAAACAAGCATTAAATTTTTACAAACGTTAGGTGGTGTATCTGGTAAAAGTGTAATAGCCAAACAAAATATGTTGGGATTGGCAAAATTTGCTGCAAATGCTTATGGCGTTGGGTTGGATGATGTGATGAACGATGTAGCAAATGCATCCGAAGAAGCTAGAATGTTTTCTGGTAAAAATGCAGATGAAATGGTTAGAGCAGCTGCTCAAGCTAGACAGATGGGTACTACACTTGATAATATGGCTAAAACTGCAAAAGGTCTTCTTGATTTTGAAAGTAGTATTCAATCAGAATTAAAAGCTAGTGCATTAATTGGTAAAAATATTAATTTCAATGAAGCTCGTAGATTGGCATTTCAAGGCGATATTGTTGGAGCTAACAAAATAATATTGGATCAAGCTAAGAAAATTAAGTTCAATCAGTTAAATCCAATTGCACAAGAGGCATTTGCGAAGGCAGCTGGTAAGAGTGTAAAAGAATTACAAGAAATGTTAAACGCTGAAGAAAATCTGAAAGAAGCATTGAAATCAAAAGATCCATTGGTAAGAGCTGAAGCTGAAAAGAAAAAACAAATGGCGGAGATGATGAAGAAAGATCCTATAGCTGCTAAAAAAGCTGCTCAGGCCGAATATGAAAAGGGGTTGATTCAAGAAAAAAATCAAACCAGAATGAAACAATTGCAAAATGAAATTAATGCAATTTTTATGGAATTTATCGGACCTATATTGGAACAAATAGGGCCAATATTTACAGAGTTATTAAAGTACATAAAAGACAACAGAGAGTCTGTCAAATCATTTGCTCAAGACGTAGGTAAACTATATATGATGTTTAAAAGTTTAAACATAATTTCAATTGTACTCGGCGGTGTAGGGAAATTAATCAGTGGATTTGGGAAGTTAATCTCCTATGCTTCTGAATTTTCATCGATTGTACTAAAAATATCAAGTTTTATTATTAGATGGTCAACAAGTACATCTGGTATTATAAACACCTTTGAAGCTATTGCGGTCAAAAGTGAAAAGGTAGCTAGCGTATTAAAATCGACGGCTGATACATTAAAAGGATTCGGCGCGGGTTTTCAAAACATATCTAATTTTATCGGAAAAGGAGCTACGCAATTAACAAAACTTTCAAATGGTGCATTGAATGTCGGAATAAATATTGAAAAAGTATTTACAAAATTTCCAGCAATTTCAAAAATTGGAAATATAATTTCAAAAGTATTTAGTGGACTAGGTAGTTCGGTGAAAGGAATAGGAAGCTTCGTCGGTGGAATATTTGGTAAACTTGGCGCTGGAGTTGGGATTTTTTCAAAGTTAGGACCACTTTTTGGAGCAGTAGCTAAATTCTTGGGCCCTATAGGATTAGTTGTATCTGTGATACAAGGCGGCATAGCATTTTTTAAAGCTTTTAATGACACAACGGGTACTACGAGTCAAAAAGCTGTGGCTGGATTAAAAGCCGTAGTTAATGCTTTGGTAATAGAGCCATTAAAAATGGTTGGGGATTTTCTTAAAAAGATACCATCGTTTTTAGCAGACATAGATTTTGGATCAATATATAAAGATGTAACTACCTTTTTATTGGATGCATTGACAAGTTTGCCCGATAAAATCGAAGAGTTGTTTAGTGGTGGAAGTGGTGGGATAGATTGGGGTAAAATTTTCTTTAATATTGGAAATCTTTTTTTTCAAATGATTATGTTTAGTGCAATTAAATTGCCATTAGCAATTTCTACTGTAGTACTAAAACTAGGAGTATTAATCCTCAAGGGAATTGTCTCAATAGGTCCAGCTCTTCTGTCAGCATTAATATGGGCATTTAAAGCGGGTTATGATTGGCTAATGAACCTATGGGGCGGTAAATCTCCATCAAAAATTGGTTTAGCAATCGTTGATGGTATAGAATCAGTAGTTGATATGTTATTTGATTTAATTACGTATCCATTTAAAAAAGCAGCTCAAATTATACCTGAGTTTATTAATATTTTAAAAACAACATTTGTTGACGCTTTTAAATCAGTAGTGGACGTAATATTTGATTTAATTACATATCCATTTAAAAAAGCGTTTCAACTAATAAAGTCTGCTGTATCGGAAGTTGGATCCGTTCTAAAAGATACATTCAGTGGCGCTTTTACATTTATTATTAATGCGCTTGAAAAAGTATTGGAGAAGTTAAAAGGAGTAGGTGAATTTATAGTCGATTTAGTAGGAAAAGGATTTAATTTTGTTGGTAAAATACTTGGTGTTACTGATGAACCTACTGATAAATCTACGAAAGTTGATGAAAAATATAAACAACAAGGTTTACAAACTGATTCTATTATTAATGCAATTGTAAGTTCCAACAAAGCGGTGGTTGAAAAACTAGATAAACTAACATCGATGATGGCATCTGGTCAAATTGCTGTATATATTGATGGACAACGTGCAAATCAACTATTGGCAACAAGTAATTCAAAATTCGGTTCATTTGGTCAAGCAACAACCAATTAATCTAATATTTATAATTAATGGCAAATAGTAATACATATTATAGCGCAATAGGCAATGATGGTGCGCAGGTTACCACACTTTCTAATATACAAGGTGCTGGTTTATCTTTACCGCCAAATACTGAACAGTATATAAACCTAAGAGCGCCTGGTAAATTAGAAACGTTATTCAACACTAATAATAACAGTGAAGTATTGTATAGCAAAAATAAGCCAACTGATTTATATACCAAAGGATTAATTAGTAGCGAATTAGCACCTCCGTTTTATGCAAATCCTAATCAAGGGCAGCGTCAAAAGATAAACGTTAGCAGATCGTTTCCTATACAATCCGCATTAAGAGATGGAACGCGTATCAGAAGATTTTTGGGATCTGGCAAAGGTGCTACGTTTTTAACAAAACAAATAATACTACAGGGATTTGCTCCGTTTGACGAAACAAAGATTTATAACCCAGCTAGTCCTCTTTTAGCCGCAGTTAGATTGTCAACATTTGGTGCTATAGAAAGACCAACCAGATTTATAGATAGCAGCAACCTTGTGGGTGGTTTAATGGGAGCCGCTGGTCTCGGTGGCATTACCAAAGCTATTGGTGGTTTATTTGGTGCTACTGAAGGAAATCCATCTCCACCACGTAGTAGTGTGGCTAGTGCTGCTAGTGAGCCAAAAAGCGGACTGGGAGGATTCTTTAATTTTACAGGATTGCTTGGTGGAGGTGATAAAGCGGATCAAGTAATGCCTATTACAGGTCGAGACGGTGTTAAAGGATTACTAAGAGGTAATACAGCTACCTCTGCTTATAATAACAAACGATACAAGAGTTTGATGAGTAATTCGGCAGCTAAAGGTGGATTTTTCGGTAATCTATTAAAAGCGGCTGGATCATTTTTAAAGAATAATACGATTCTAGGTGGATTGTTGCCACCTACTCAACCAATAGCAGGATTAAATTATAGAGCGGACGAAGATACATATCAGCTAATGTTGAATACTAATAGATGGAGTAATTTTATTACACAAGACGGTGGAGATCGTGGTGGCAAAAAAAGTCAAAATTTAAATGTTGGCGTAAACCAAGGCAACAATTTATTATTTACAGGTACCCAACCAAAAACAAAAGGTGGTTTTATTGGTGGGTTATTGAAAGCTATTGGATTACAAAATATAACAGGCGGTAACAGTAGTGGTACCAGTGGAATGAGATTTTTTGCTACACCGTTAACAAACATAGTTTCAAAAAGATTGAGATTATATGTTCAAAGCAATAAAAATTTAAGAAACAATAGCTTTTTATCGGTTACATATTCGACTACTCCTGGCGTTGGTAAATTAACCGATTCATATACAATTGATAACGTTGAAATTAGTTCTGTAGACGGAGCTAACACCAACCGATATGGCGACTTGGTTAAAATAGATGGTGATGTAGAATACAGCGATCAACTATTAAACTACAAACAATATACAGATCCAAAGTTATCATTAAATTATCAACGTACTCTTTCAGATAAAACGGATAAAACTGTACAATATCTCCAAGACTTAAACGTTACTTTAAAAAATACAATTGCTGGAATAGACAATCAAAAATATGATTATTATCCAGCATTTGGAAAAATACAACAAAATGTTACTGATGATGTAGGTTTTAATTATTTGGCAAAAGTAAAATCGGATAGAACGAATCCCGAGGGATCTGATAGTGCAAATCAGTATACATACACAGGAAGAATAAGATCAGATCCAGAAAAAGAAAAATTCCCAACCTTATTGGGTAAACGAGTGGGTAAAGACAGATTTATAAGACCCACCAATAACGTTGATTATGTCAACAGTTTGGGTGTGTTAAATGCTGATGAATTTGCTGAAAAATATAACGATCAATTTAATGGATTGGGTCCTGATTTGGTTAAGTTTTATTTTTATGATATTGTCAACAATAGATTCATACCATTTAATGCTACGGTAAAAGGATTGCAAGAAAATAATACATCAACCTGGGAGCCAATTGAATATCTTGGAAGACCTGACAAGTTATACTATTACAAAGGATTTACAAGAGATGTTAGTTTCAACTTCAAAGTGGTAGCACATTCTGTTAAAGAATTATTGACTATGTGGCAACGTGTAAATTACTTGGTAGGATTAACTAGACCTTCTAATTATACGTCTACTGTTAATGGTGGATTTATGATACCGCCTATGGTACAATTTACATTTGGTGACTTTTATAAGAACCATTGCGTTGTATTAAATGCTTGCAACGTATCTATACCAGAAGATGCATCTTGGGAACTGATCAATGAAAGTACTGTAAAAAACCAAGATTGGAGTTATAATTTGGGTAATATATTTACAGAAGGTAAAACCAGTATGAAAGGTAAAGTAGCTCAGTTTCCAAGAGAAGCGGAAATTAGTATCACAATGGCTATAATGGAAAAAGACAGACCAAAAACAGGAAGAGCTGTTTGGGGAAATGCTCCTGTTCCAACCTTTACACAAGCAGATATTGGGGAAACTGCTACTGTATCCACATTTGGTACAACTGATTTATATAATGGCAAAGATTATAATGATGTGGCTAATAATGATTTCTCAACGAATATGAGATATGATGTTGATAAACAAGGAAATAAATGAGATATCAATTTACACCAACAGAAAAAAGATATGATGGTAAAATAGTGTTTAAAACAACATATTATCCAAACATACCCGAATCTGAAGATGATCTATATATTACAGCGTCTAATGAAGATTATTTAGACAGTTTAGCTAAAAAGTATTATGGTAATGAAATGTATTGGTGGATAATCGCATTGGCTAATAATATATCAGATGGTAAATTATCTGTTAATGCAAATAAACAATTGCGAATACCAGGTAACTTACCAAATATATTGCAGAATCTCAAACAGATTAATAGTTAAGTTATATGGCATACGAAGATGAAATTGCAGAAGAACCTAGATGGTGGGAAGTGCAAAATATTCCAGTTGCACTGATTCGTGAGTTACGGCGTAGAAAAAACACAAATAACGTTGGTTTCAACTATCCAAGTTCAGGAGATCCAAGTGGTGTAGTTTATGACTTTTTCAATAAACACGGTCAGTACAAAGGTCCAATGACTCCGTGGATACGTGTATTTTCAAATGGAACTGGTATAGCAGGAAACGGATTGGTGCCACGTAGCACAATATTGAATAAGAATGGTAAGGAAAAAGAATACGATGGTTTTTTATTTATTCCTGGAAACGGTTTTTATGAATCGTATGGATTCAAACAAGAAGGTAATATATTAAAACAAGATAAGGCTATTATTGGATATGAAGCCAATGGAGAAGCGCATTATATAGATCTTAAATACCGATCTCAATTTTCTTATAAGTGGCCAAGTACTTTTAACAAAAATGGTAATATTGTAGAGAGTGTACAGAAATCTGAAGTATCTTCTGTATTACCCCCTCCTAATTTGGATAGCATAGAAATAAAAACTAGCAAAGATATGTTATCTTTTGCTACGATAAAATTCAAATGTTATGGATTGGCTCAATTGGAATATTTAGCACCATTCTTTTTAACACCCAGAATAAATGTATTCGTTGAAATTGGGTGGAACTTATTTAATATTAATTCATTAATCGAATTGAGTAATACTAATGAATGTTGGTCTATAATACAAAGCCCTCAAAAAGTGATGGACAAGTGGTATCAGTCATATGGCAATTATGGATGTATAACGGGCATTATCACAAAATATAACTTTGCTACTCAAGATGGCACGATATATGATTGTAGTGTTGAATTAACTTCTCGTCAGGCATTGTTTGCTGGTATGCCAGCTGAAAATAACGTAAGTACCGCCGTAGAAACAAAAACGGATGCAAATGGAAAAAAGATTCCAACGGAAACAAAAGAGTATACTGGCCTAAAGACTTTCTTAAAAACAGCATTACCTAAGTTAAAACAAGTTATTATAGATAGAAAGAATTTTATGGAGTATATCGCAACAAACGGTATATCCAATTCAGAAGATTATGATAATTCAATAAATCAACATTTTATACAACAACAAACATTTTACGATGGTAAAGTTGAAAATAGAATTTTTATAGGCAGAACCGATGCACCTAATGTGTACAAAAAACCGTCTATTCCAGTTGGTGATGATGGTATATCGTACAAGTCTGTTCAAATTGGTGGTGTAAATTATAAAGCTGTATCATATAAAGATGATAGATGTGATTTTGACACTAAAGGTGATGATGAAGTTTGGATGCAATTGGACTTTCTTTTTGAGGTGGCTAACAAATTTTGTTCGGTTGTTTCAAATAAAACATTTACTATAAATGTTGATAAGATTATTAACGCACATCCTAACTTAATAAGTTGTGATCCGCATGTATTAATTCCAAATGGTATTGCTCCTAAATTTAATATTGGCAAGAAATTACCAGACGAAAGTTATTTAAACACTATAAAAAATAATAAACTTGATCCGACTGCGCAAAGTAGAGTGGAAACAGAGATAAAATCAGGTGGTTATTTGAAAAATGGAGATCCAAATCAAAATAACTTTTTAAAATCCAAATACGATGTAGAAATTACCGATGTAAATGATGAACTATATAGAGCTGCTAAAAAGGTAGAAACCGTGTTCAAAACAGCTGGTGCTTATAGAGATAATTTAGACACGGTTATAAATAGATTGTATTATGATATTGGTGGATTGAGCGAAGATAATCCATCTGACAATATATCATTTCCATTTATTTATGATAAAAATGTTGAATTGAGTGGTCAAGAATTGGTATTAACAGATCCACAAAAACAAAGATCTTCTACTATCAAGAGAACATATAAGAAATTTAGATATGGCAATTTAAAAAATATCTATATAAGCAAGACTAAAGTGCTTGAAATTGTAGAAAATAAAGAAGTTCAAACTTGGCAACAATTTGCAAATGCTGTGTTAAACATTATCAATGAATCTTCAAATGGATTTTGGAAGTTTCAAATATCACAGGATGATTTGGGTGGGTTATCAATACTAGATAACAATTATATTGATTTGGGTGATAAGGCTCCGAGTTTGAAACAGGTGTATGTATTTGATGCGGGTGGAACTGAGTCGTGTATAAAAAATATTAGTCTTGATACGTCTTTAACAAGTGAACAAGCTACATTAACACTATTTCAAGCTGGTATAAATAAACCAGATAATTCTGATACATCTATGAGTGCGAAGAATTCAAGTGTACCAGCAACTAGTTTTATAGATAGATTGGACGTTTTTAATAAAGAAGAAACTGGTACCGGTGAAAGTAACACTGTACCTTCACAAGATGAAATTACAGTGGATCAAAACCAATTGATTTCTACAATACAAACTCACGGTGCTATAGACAAAGTATTAACTATTACCAGTGCTTACATAGCTACAGGTGAAAATGCAAATGATGCTTCAAAGAACTATAAACAATTAAACTTATCTACTGATTTGAAGGATAAGTTGGGGCAAATTATAGATGATCAAGATATAGAAAACAACTTGTCATTATATAGTGGTATATCGCCAAACTTTTCATTGACTGTAACGTTTGATGGTATATTTGGATTTAGAATGTTTCAACACTTTGGTATTTCTAATTTTCCAAAACCATATATTCCTGAAAACGTTATATTTATGATTACCGATGTTACACATTACGTAACCGCTGGAAATGGTAAATGGGAAACTGTTGTTGGTTGCTTAGCTAGATGTGTAGCAGATCAAAATATTGAATTGGTGCCTGTATGACAATAAAAGACACAGATATTATAACCAAGACAAAATTAAATTTGGGTAATTTCAATATTAACCTACCAAATACATTTTTGCCAAATCCGACTGATAAAGACTACAAAGTTGGATATATAGAAAGATATGTGGTTTCTAAAATAAATTACAATGAGATAACTGAAGTTTCATCTGATGTGTATAGTAAAATGGACAGTAACTTTTTTAAAAAGGTAAAATTCAAATGGAAGATTACAGGCGTATTAAATAGCAAATACGATGGCAAGATGTTATTACAACAGGGAGTAATAGAATTTAATAAAAAACAAGTGGAACAAATAAACACCATAATCAGAGGTGCTAATGATGTTTTTTCAAATCTTACTCAATTTTACAAACAAATAAATTGACTTTTGATGTTGTTGATGTAAAATTAAGTTGTGGAGTATTCATCTAAAATTTATTTAAAATTAGTTACAAAACACAATAATTATCATAATGCTTGTAATGATATTATTGCTGCTTTCATTTATAATTTTAAAGATGGTACAAAACAGTATTTGAATTTTGCGCATACAGATTTACCTATAGATTGTAGTTTTGAAAAGTTTAAATCTGATATTGAGTCACAAAATGTAAGTGTATATGTCAACAACAAGAAGACGTACAAGTACTGGTTAAATTGTAATTTGATAGATGTTAATTTGTTTGGTTTCATTGATAACAATGAAATACTCGACGAAGTGGAGTGTTTGACTGAAAACTTCCTAAAATATAGTTATCGTAATATCAATAACTTCAATATGATATTACCTTATGTTATACACCAACGAATATTTGACGTTGAAATAAAGCAAATTGAGTCTTTGGGTGACAAAGACACAGACAATTATTGTTTCAAGTTTTTCAATAATGTTATATCCGATACTTTGTTTGAGGTGGAGAAAAACGGATTAAAAGTTGATACGGATGTATTTTCAAAATACTTTAAAAGCAAAACGTACAACAAATTCATATATACAAATTATAACATTTATAATCCAACGGGTAGACCAAGCAATGCATATGATAATATCAATTATGTAGCGCTTAAAAAAGATGATGGATCTAGAGCTAGTTTTGTGTCTAGATATGGGGAATCTGGTCACTTAATGATGGTGGATTTCACTGGGTTTCATCCTTATATTGTGGCTAATTTGATTGATTATAAAGTTCCTGAAAAGGAGACCATATATGAACATTTAGCGAAACACTATTTTGATATTGAAATCGTAACACCAGATGATATAGTTAAATCGAAGAAACTGACGATGGTTAATCTATATGGACAAATTTCCCAACAGTATTGTGATATTCCATATTTTGCGAAGGTAAATGAATTAAAGGACAAGTACTGGCAAAAATTTGAAAAGAATGGATACATAACAACTCCTATCTATAAACGTAAGATTACAAATAAACACATTGTTGACCCCAACAAAAACAAATTGTTTTCTTATATTATTCAAGCTGCTGAAACTGAATATGGTATTGATAGTTTAAGTAAGTGCATTAAGTTTGTTAGTGATAAAAGAATCGTGCCTATACTATATGTGTATGACTCAATTGTATTTGATGTACACAATGATACGAATAAACAAGAACTAATTGATTTGGTTGATATTATCAAAAACAAACGATTTAAGGTAAAAACCTACACTGGAAATAATTACAATGATTTGAAATTAGTCCAATTGTAAATATATTTATATGTATATTTATAACAGATGAACTTTAAATCATTAGTAAACGAAATTGGTTGTGATAGTCGTATTAAAAACGGAACATTGGATCTTAAAAACGAAGATCACGTTTTTGTATTGCAAGAGTACTTGGAGAAGGCTGGTTATGATATTAATGAAATCGTAGAAAAGACTGCAAAATTATTTGAAGCTGGTAGATTTCCTGATAGACAAGCATACAACAAAGATGGTATACTTGTAACATTTCCAAACAAACAATATAGAGATAGAGCTGTAAACAAAGGTACTCACTTTGCAGAAAATCCTAAGAAGGCTCAAGCTAATATTTTTAAAGCAGATGCTGAACAAGGAGCTGATCAAAAAGACGATTCTTCAAAACCAAAAGAAGAACCAGCTACATTGGATCAAACACTAGAAAAAGATATTGTTAGTGACAAAGATACCGATGATAGAACTCCCAAAGAAAAACAAATTGACGCTGGTGGTGTAGAAGCAATACTAATTGGACAAACTCCATTAGTAAACTATAGTGTAGACGAGGCTAAAAAATTTGGGTTCTATAAAAAAGGATTTAATTGGTATGATACTGAGGGTAGTTTTATTGGAGAACAAGTATATGATGAAAGTCAGTCGAAAAATGTGATAGTGTCTGACGCTATATCACCATCATCTTATTTGAAAAAAGCAGAAAGAATTTACTCTTTAATGGACAAGGATCTTTTGTCTAAGTTGGAATTTTTAAAAAACGCTGAAAAAAGTCAAAGAACATTAATATTTGAAACTATTCCTATATTGTTTGCTAATGGTATAAACGACTTTAAAAACTTAAGTGTGAGCGGCGATTATCACGATTATGCAATCAAATTCTTAAAAGAATGGGGAGATTTAAGAAGTAAGTTAGAGACAATAGAAAAACAGATTGCAAGAGATGAAAACTTAAAGATTTATGATTTGGTGGATACTGATCTTAAAGAAATAGGGAGTAAGAATGGTGTATCACTTTCTCAATTGGGATCGCCTACGGACTTTATTCATAAAGACATAAGAAAGTTTTATCAGTATTCAGGTGAATATAATAAAAAATTTGTACAGGGAAAAGAAACGAAAGAAAACACAGCTGATATTGTTTTGATATATGGCGGAAAAGCTGACGATGTTTATAGAGCTCTTCAATCTGGAGATATATCTCAACAAGACGAAGACTCAATGGCAAAAGTTAATAGCAAAGATGTTAAATTTGCTTTGATTAGTTTGAAAGCTGGTAGTGCTAGATTGGGACACGTACTACAACAATTGGTAAGCTATATTGGACAAGAAATACCAATTTCACCAAAGAAATCAGTAAAAGAAAATACATTGCAAGAAGGAATTGTTGATACGATTGTGTCGAGTATTAAAGATTTTACTAAGAAGATTAAACAATTGCCTGAGTATATAAATAATATTTTCCAAAATTTTATTAATCTGATTAAACCATTTGAAATTAAGATAAACAACTTTTTATTCAAAGAACTAAACGCGGATGTGCAAAAGATGCAAAGTACCGAATTACGTAATTTGGCTCATTTGGAAAAAGAAATTGAGAAGGATATAAAATCGGTAAAAGAAGATTATGATGATTGTGATTCTGAATCCGCAGCATTGAAACCACAGCTAATCAAAAATCTAAATAGTTTTAGACAATCTTTAAACTCTACAAGGGAAGATAGTAGATTAATAGGGCAAATTTATAAATTTGCAGAAAATCCATTACTTGTTCAATATTTTCCAGTCATAATCGATAAATCTCAAGCAGTAGAAGCTGCGTCTTTAAGAAATACCACATTAGGCACAATTGATCATTTGTTGGATGCGTATGATGAAGGTGAGTGTGTAGACAGATCCGAGCTACAACCAATTCTAAAATACAGAAGTAATGTTTTAGCACTTGGTTATATCGAATTGATTTTGAATAATATTTTGAAGGATGTAAGTACATCTAATCCTGAAAAAATTAGAGAGGAATTTATCAAGTTATCCAGTGTATTGTCTTCAGAAGCAGTATTTGGAAATAACGTTAGTTTGCCGTTGATTAAATTTACCGGCGATAAAATTGAAAAGTTGAGATATAAGAAGGATTATAAATTGGTACTTCCAGAAAAAATAGATGATCTCAAGTTGGGTAAAATAAGAATTAACATATTGCCTAGTCAGGGATATCTAACTGTCAATTTATATTTGTTCAATGGCATTGCATCTATTGATGATGTGCCAACTCCAACATATGTTTATTATTTGATGGATAGTAGTAGCGGAAGTAAATTTACATTCAAAGTAGAAGGTCAGAAAGTCGTTGAAAAAATATGATAATACAAAAACAACTACTTTGCACATTCGCAAATAGCTTAAATTATATAGACGTATTAAAAGAAATACCAAATCAATATACTCTTATAGATAATAAGATATTTGTTTTTGCTAATGAAACTAATCTAAGGGAGTTATATCTTACATTCAATGTGGAAAAGAATGATCGCAATAATCGATTCAAAGGCACTATTAGCATACATCGTAAGAAGCAAACAAATACACTATATACGCTCAACGCAATGAATAAGTTGATTGCTGACGAAAACAATGGTGTATTTGATAAGAGCTTTCAATTAAATTGGGATTTATATAAAAATAGTATCATTTTAACAAATGAAGTTGGGGTTAAAATAGTTCCATTAAAATTGTTTTCTATCTCCGAAATTTGATATATATTTTTGACTTGATTTTTGTCTGCACCTAGTGTAGACTTAGTTTCGAGTTGGTTATACAATCTGGTTTGAGTGAACCAGACGAATTAATTAACTAATTAAACATTAAACATTAAATAATTATGGCATTAGATCTAAGTAAGTTAAAGAGCCGTTTGAGCTCTCTCTCAAACACAAATCAAAAATCTAACTTGATTTGGAAACCAAAGCCTGGAAAACAGGTAGTTCGTATTGTTCCGTACAAGTATGTACCGGAGAATCCATTCATCGAACTAAAGTTTCATTACAACATCAACAACAAGACATATCTATCTCCTGATAGTTTTGGTCGTCCAGATCCAATCGTTGAATTTGCTAACCGTCTGAAGAAGACTGGTTCAAAGGAAGATTGGCAGATGGGTCGTAAGATGGAACCAAAGATGCGTACTTTCGTACCAGTTATCGTTCGTGGTGAAGAAGGTGAAGGAGTTAAGTTCTGGGGATTTGGTAAACAAGTTTATCAAGAACTTCTATCGATCATCAGTGATCCTGACTTCGGTGATATTACTGATCTAACCAATGGTCGTGATATTGTTGTAGAATTCAAGACGGCTGAAGGTGGAGCTAGTTTCCCAGAAACCAGTATCCGAGTTAAGCCAAATGTAAGTGTTGCAGTAGATCCTAAGAACGGACAATTGCTTGAAGCACTAAAGTCTCAAGTAAATATTTTGGATCTATTTGAAGAACTATCCTATAACGATCTAAAAGATGTTATGGATAAGTGGTTGAATCCAGAAGCATCTGCCACTGAGATTGCAGCGGAACCAACTACAAGTGGGGATGATGACGAAGCTCCGTTTACAGTTCCATCTACTCCATCTACTCCATCGGCAACAGCTCCTGCCAAACCAGTACAGTCACCAAGTACTGCTAAGGCTAAGGGTAAAGACAGTGTAGAACAAGCATTTGATGACTTGTTTAACTCCTAAAAAATAAAAATAAGCCGGTGGAGTTTTTATACCCCACCGGCTTTCTAGTTATATACGTTATGGCAAAAAAAAGTGTTAGTAAAGATACGGGTCAACGTGACGAGCTTATCGAAATGTTGGCAAATGAATTAAATAAAGCAAATAAAGACGGTGGAAAGATTGCTCATTTTCTAGATGAACAAGACAATCCATCTGAAATCACGGATTGGATTAGCACTGGTTCTTCTATTTTGGATTTGGCGATTAGTAATCGTCCTCACGGCGGATTACCAGTTGGTAAAATGGTAGAATTTAACGGCCTCGAAGGTACTGGTAAAAGTTTGCTATCCGCACACGTTGTTGCCGACACTCAGAAGAAAGGTGGAGTTGCAGTAGTAATTGATACTGAAAATGCAGCTGCTCCTGAATTCTGGAGAAGTTTGGGTGTAGATCTATCCAAGTTACTATATGTTCAATGTGAAACCGTTGAAGATATTTTTGCTCAGATGGAACGAATGATTGCTATTGTTCGTAAGAGCAACAAAGATCGTATTCTAACAATTATCGTTGATTCTGTAGCAGCGGCATCAACCAAGGTAGAACTTGAAAGTGACCACGGTAAAGATGGTTATGCTACGGGTAAATCAATTATTATCAGTAAAGCAATGCGTAAGATTACCACTATGATTGGTCGTCAGAAGGTTCTTACTGTATTCACCAACCAATTGCGTCAGAATCTAAATGCTATGGCATTTGGTGACAAGTATGTAGTAAGTGGTGGTAAGGCACTTGCTTATCACTGTAGTGTTCGTGTTCGTTTGAATAATACTGGTAAACTCAAAAAGGGTGAAGAGATTATTGGAAACGAATGCAAAGCAGTTGTTGTGAAGAATCGTATGGGTCCACCACAACGTCAAGCTAGTTTCGATATTTATTTTGATTCTGGAATTGCAGATTATGGTTCTTGGATCAAGGTATTGAAGGAAAATAACTTGGTGAAGCAAGGTGGTGCTTATTATACATATAAGAAGACCGATGGCAGTGAATGGAAGTTCCAATCCAAAGACTTTGTAAACATTATGCAAAGTGACAAGGAATTGAGTGAAGAAATTTACTTGAAGATTTGTGACGCTGTAATTATGAAATACAAAGATCCTAATAGTCAAATCATTGACGATGCTGTAGTTGAAACAGAAGAAACTGCAGGCAACGAGGAATAAAACACATTGATAGGATGTTTTTCCGCATTGCCTACTATTTATTAGTATGGATAACAATGCGGAAAAACTTTTTTTTGAAGATCAATCTGAACGATTATATCAAATCTTTATAAAAGATGAATCGATATGTGGATTTGCTTCTTTATTTAAACTAAATAAAATTGGTAGCAAAATCGGATCAAAAATAAAAAAATATTTATATGATAAATATGGTGAAACTTATTTGAAAAAAATAAGTGCTGTTAGAACGTCTAAAGTTGCTCATCAAAAAAGATCCAAAGATAGTTATTTTATTTCTTCGGAAAGAAGACAAAAAATGTCTGTTGGTATTAAAAAATATTATAAAAATAATCAGTCCGCTAAATCTAGATGTAGGGATTTAATGATTAAACATTGTTTACCAAAGTGTCAAACAATTGAGAGTAAAATAAAACGAGTAAAAAGTAGAGACTGGTATAAACCCAGTGAAGACACTAAACAAAAAATGTCGCAATCACAACTTGGAAAGCCATTAACAGAAGAACATAAGTTAAAATTAAGAAAACCAAAGAAAGCCAAACGATCTAATTTTAGACATACTATTGAAACAAAACACAAATTATCGTTAATTACTAAAAATCAGTGGAAAAGTGGAATTCATAAACCAATTTTTAAATCTAAAGGCCAGCAGGAAGTAATTAGATTGTTAAAAGAACAAGGATATTCAATTCAAGATGAATATGTTGTTGGGGGGAAGCCATACGATGTGTTTGTAAAAGAAAAAAATTTATTAATAGAATTTAATGGTACTTATTGGCACAGAGATCCTAGATTTTTTACATCGTCCGATGAAGTTATTAAAATATGGGAAAAAGATAAAAATAAAATGTTGATTGCTGAATCGAATGGGTATATAATAAAAGTTATATGGCAACATGACTGGGAACAATGTAAAGACAAAAATATATACATTAAAAAACTATTAAATGAGCAACTTTGACAACAAAGAAATGAAGAAATTATTTTCTTTATTTCAAAACATAGAAAGCGATTCCGTCACCGGAGGACTTAAAAAATCACTTAATAGTGATGTCCTTTTGGTTGACGGATTGTAGTGAATACTTACATTAGAAGTTTTATGGCCATTCCTTCTCTCAATGAGGATGGATTACATACAGGTGGTATTGCTGGTTTTTTGAAAAGCATTGGGTATGCAATTAAATTACTTTCTCCTACCCGAGTTATTATTGTATTTGATGGTAAAGGTGGTAGTCAGAAACGCAGAAAGATTTATCCAGCGTACAAAAATGGTAGAAAGACAGATATTAGACTCAATCGTAATTACGAAGAACTATCGTCATCTGAAATAGAATCTGTAAATTTTAAAAAAGAATTAATTCGTACTATAAATTATTTAGATACATTGCCTGTTACTGTAATGGCGATTGATCAAATAGAAGCAGACGATACAATTGCTTATTTAGCTACAGAAACTTTTAAGGACAGTAATGTAACAATTATGTCCACTGATAAAGACTTTTTACAATTGGCAAACGATAAAGTCAAAATTTGGAGTCCTGTCAAAAAGAGAATTTTTGGTTGTAAAGAAATCTTGGATGAATATGGTGTTACATGCAGCAACTATATCTTGTATAGAGTTATGGAAGGTGATGTAAGTGATAATATACCTGGTTTAGATGGTGTAGGTTTAAAACGTGTAGTAAAATCATTTCCTTTCTTATCAGAAGAACGTCAATATGATCTGAATGAGATTTACAATTACGCGGAGAATAACAAGAGTAAATATAAAGTATATCAGACTGTATTAGACAACAAGTTATTACTTGAACGTAATTATAGTTTGATGCAGTTGAAAGATACGCAAGTGCAATCATTTACCCAGTTACGTATAGAAGAAATTATAAAATCTCCTGTACGTAGAATTGATAAAATGAGCTTTTCTAAATTAATCACAGAGGACAAAATGTGGAATAATATCCCCAATTATCACATTTGGCTCAATGAATGTTTCGGTAAATTAAATAGTTTCGTAGAATAAAAAATATCGGTTAATAAAAGTTGAAGGCCACTTAATTCAGTGGTATAGTAGAGTTATCTTATGGAAAACAAAAAAGCAATTGATTCATTAACAAAATACGGTCGTGACTTCCAAATCAAGTGTATTTCGTGCTTAATATCTGATCGTTCATTTATTGAACGTATTAACGATATTATCGAAGTAGATTTCTTTGAAAGTGATGCAAACAAGTGGGTTGTAAAAGAAAGTATTAAATACTTTAACGAGTATAAAGATCTACCAACCTTAACCGTATTTAAAATTAAAGTTGATGAAGTAAATGATGAGCTTCTCAAACGAAGTATCGTAGACAATCTAAAGTTAGTTTACCAAAAGGTAAGCGACAATGATTTGAAGTTTGTCAAAGAACAGTTCTTGGAATTCTGCAAAAATCAGAAACTAAAGAATGCTATTATTGAAAGTGCAGACCTATTGGCACTTGGTCAATATGAAAAGATCAAGAATGTAGTTGATCACGCAATGAAAGCTGGTATGGAACGTAATATCGGCCACGATTATACTGAAGACGTTGAAAAACGTATGAGTGTAATGAGTCGTAATTGTGTCAAGACCAATTGGACTGAAATTGATACTATTATGGACGGCGGATTAGCAGCTGGTGAATTGGGTATTATTACAGCTTGTGCAGGTAGCGGTAAGAGTTGGGTACTATCTAAGTTAGGAGCTGAAGCTATGAAACAAGGTAAGAACGTAGTTCACTTCACTCTAGAATTGAATGAAAACTATGTGGGTCTTCGTTATGATGCTTGTTTTACTGGAATTGATTTCCAGAACATTCGTAACAACGTAGACATCGTAAAGCAGAAGATTGCTGATGTGCCTGGCAAGTTGAAGATCAAGTACTTTCCAATTAAAACTGTAAGTGCTTATAGTCTTAAGGCTCATTGTGAACGATTGGCAGTACTAGGCACCAAAGTTGATATGATTATTGTTGACTATGCTGATATTCTACGTCCCTCACAGAGTGAACGTAATAGCAATAGTTATAGTGAAGCTGGTGGTATTTATGAAGAACTTCGTGGTGTAGCTGGTGAATTACAAGTTCCTATTTGGAGTGCTTCACAGAGTAATCGTGCTGCTATGGATGAAGATATTATTCAGGCTAACAACATTGCTGATAGTTATCGTAAGATTATGACCGCTGACTTTGTTATGAGTCTAAGTCGTAAAGTTAACGATAAACAAGCAAATACTGCACGATTCCACGTAATTAAGAATCGTTTCGGACCAGATGGTTTGACATTCCCAAGTAAAATGAACGCTGGTTGTGGTCACATCGAAATTTATGGCGAAAATAGCCGTGAGGGTATGAGCATCTTGAATGAAATGATGGATGGTGAAAATCAAGTCAAAAAGGCTCTAAAATCCAAATGGAACGTTCATAACAACGATGATGAAGAATAATTGATAGTATGTAACAGACAAAAAACATACAAAAAAATTATTAAAAAGTTATAATCTAAACACAAAAAGAACTATCCAAAAGATAGTTATTTTTTACCCATATGAATAAAGAAATTTTTATAAAGAAACGAAATGGTAATACTGAAAAGTTCAATGCAGACAAAATCAATAAGATTTTACAATGGGCTACAGAAGACATAAAAGGTGTTGGATTTGAAGAAGTAGCAATGAATGCACATTTGTCATTTTTTGATGGAATGACATCTAAGGACATTCACGCAATGTTAATTGAAGCTTCTGCAAATCTTATTACAGAAGAGAAGCCAAACTATCAATTTGTGGCATCTCGTTTGTTGAATTATCAATTGAGAAAAAATGTTTGGGGAGGTAAGAATCCTCCTAAACTATATGATCTAGTTAAAACTAATATTGATGCGTTAGTCTATGACTCATCTATTCTTGATTGGTATAGTAAACAAGAGTTTGATAAGCTAGATGAATATCTAAAGCATGACCGTGATTTTAATTTCACGTATGCCGGTATCAAACAGTTGTGTGATAAGTACTTGGTACAAAACAGAGTTACCAAAGTAATTTATGAAACTCCGCAATTTGCATATATGCTTATTGCAATGACATTCTTTAAAGACTATAAAGAAAACCGTATTGAGTACGTAAAGAAAGCTTACAACTACTTTAGTAAACATAAGATTAACCTACCCACACCAATTATGGCTGGGGTAAGAACTCCAATGAAGAGTTATGCTAGCTGTTCACTATTCACAGTAGATGATGATCTACGTAGTATTTTCAGTAACAACAGTGCAGTTGGTTTTGCTACTGCAAGTCGTTATGGTATTGGATTGAATCTATCAAGACTACGTGCTACTAATGCTCCTATTCGCAATGGTGAAGTAGTACACACAGGTCCAATTCCATTTGCTAAAGCATTTGAATCTACTGTAAAGAGTTGCCATCAAAATGGTATTCGTGGCGGTAGTGCAACTGTAAACTTCGCTTGGTTCCATTATGATATTCTAGATATTCTTGTATTAAAGAACAATCAAGGTACCGATGATAATCGTGTACGTAAACTAGATTATTGTGTGGGGTTAGATAAACTAATCTTTGAACGTTTCTTGAAGAATCAAGATGTAACATTGTTTAGCTATCACGAATGTCCAAGTCTTTGGAATACCTTTGGCTTGGAAGGATTCAAGGAAAAGTATGAAAAAGCTGAAGCTAACAAGAACATTAAGTTCAAGAAGAAAGTACCTGCTCGTGAATTGATGGGACTTCTTGCTAAAGAACGTCTTGAGACAGGTCGTATTTATACAATGTTCGTTGATCACGCAAATGAACACGGTAGTTGGTTGGATCAAGTAGATACAAGCAATCTGTGTCTTGAAGTTAATCATCCGTTGATTCCTATTTATGACGTTAATGATCCAACTGGAGAAATTGGTGTTTGTGTCTTGGCAGCACTAAATTGGTTGGAAATTAAAGATGACAATGAAATGGAAAACGTTTGTGATATTATTGTTAGAATGTTGGATGCTTTGATTGATCATCAGGAATATTTCGTACCAGGCGCAAAAAACTTTGCTACTAAACGTCGTAGTCTAGGTGTTGGTGTAAGTAATTTGGCTGCTCTATTGGCTAAAGAAGGATTGAAGTATTGGGATACTAAAGCTCCAAACTTCGTAGCTCGGTGGATGGAAAAAACCAGTTACTATCTAATCAAGGCTAGTGTTGAAATGGCAAAAGAGTTGGGTAAGTGTGAGAAGTTTGATCGTACAAAATTCAGTCAAGGCATTCTTCCAATTGATACTTATAAGAGAGACGTTGATGAATTTATCACTGAACCTCTACATATGAATTGGGAAGCTCTAAGAGAAGAAATCAAGAAGTATGGCATGAGACACAGTACACTTACTGCTTGTATGCCTGTAGAATCAAGTAGTGTAATTCAAAGTAGCACCAATGGTATTGAACCACCTCGTAGTGCTATTAGTTTCAAAGGAAGCAAGAGTAACATTTTGCCTGTGGTGGTTCCAAATATTGATAAGTACAAGGATAATTATACCTTTGCTTTTGATATGCCAAGTAATGAAGGATATTTAAAGGTAGCGGCTGCTATTCAGAAATTCACAGATATGAGTATCAGCACTAACACTTACTATATTCCTTCACGTTATGAGAAGAATAAAGTACCCGTAGAGGTTGTTATTAAAGATATTTTGTTGGCATACAAGTATGGATTGAAGAATCTATATTACGCCAATACAGATGACGGTGATAAGCAAACAGCTATGGAAACAAAAACTGTTGAAGTGAAACCAGTAGTACAAGAATCCGGTTGTGAAAGCGGTGCTTGTGCTCTATAATAGGAGGACATATGAAGACAGTACTAAATAAGAAAAACATAGATCAGTTACGTAATCCAATGTTCTTGGGAGAAGATCTTTCGCTACAACGATATGATCAAATTAAGTATCCCAAGTTTTACGATCTGTATGATCAACAGCTAAACTTCTTTTGGCGACCACAAGAAGTGTCACTGGTAAAAGATATCAGTGATTACAAGAATCTTTCTCCTGAAGAACGATTTGTTTTTGATAGTAATTTGAAGTTTCAAACTATGACTGATAGTATGTTGAGTCGTAGTATTCACGAACTGATGAAACATTGCACCAACAGTGAATTGGAAATTTGTATGAATGCATGGAGTTTCTTTGAAACTATCCATAGTAACAGTTATACATACATCCTCAACAATGTTTATCCAGATGCTACCAAGTTCTTTGATAGTGTTTTGGAAGATCAAGAAATTGTTAAGAGGGCTAATGCAATCAGTAAGAAGTATGATGAACTACTAGCACCATCAGATGATGTTAAACAACAATTGTTTGATGCGGTATTGGCAACTCAGATTACTGAGGGGTTGATTTTCTATGTATCATTTGCTTGTAGTTTCTACTTTGGATATCGTGGAAAGATGGAGGGTAACAGTAAGATTATTAAGTTTATCAGTAGAGATGAAAATCTTCACGTTGCTATTACCCAGAACATTATGAAGAACTGGATTAATAACCCAGAAGAGGGATTCCAAGATGTTGTTAAGAAGAATGAAGACAAGATCTACGCTGCTTATGAAATGGCAGTTAATGCTGAAAAGGATTGGGCAGATTATCTATTCAGTAAAGGTAGTTTGATTGGATTGACTGCGGAAAGTTTAAAGCATTATGTCGAATGGTTAGCTAATAACAGATTATCAAATATTGGATATAAGAAATTGTATCCAAACGCTAAGATTAATCCATTGGCTGGATGGTTGGATAGTTACTATGACAGCAAGAAACTACAAGTAGCTCCTCAAGAAACTGAATTGAGTAGTTATGTTAAAGGAGTCGATAATACCATCAGTGAAGGTGCTTTTGATGACTTCAAATTGTAATTACAATTGTAAATAGTTAAAAAATGTAACGGGTACTTTAATTAGTATCCGTTTTTTATTATATTTATATTCATCTCTATTATGGAAATCATTTTTGAATATCTTGAAAAAATATTGGTAATAAGCGCAGCTGGTGGCGTACTTTTTGGCGCTTTTAAGTGGATATTTACACTGAATCGGAATGTGAAGGAGATTTTGAAAGAAGTTAAGCCTAATTCTGGAACATCACTAAAAGATCAAGTTGCTAAGATTGAAAAACAGGTAAGTTGTGATAGTAATTTAATAAATACCATATGTAGAAGACAAAAATGGATATTGGATACTAGACCCGAACCAATATTTGAATGTGATGTCAATGGTAATTGTACGTGGGTAAATGAAAAATATTGTCAATTATTGAAACACGATGTAGAATATTTCTTGAATAATGGATGGAAAAACGGTGTACACGGAGAAGATTTAGAAATGGTGGAAAAAGAGTGGGAAAGAGCTATTAAAGATAAAAGAAGTAGCACCAGTATACACAGAATGATTGATAGAGAAGGAAATGTATATAACGTTAAAGTAGTAGCAACCAGAAATAATGGTTATGGGTATATAGGACATATTGAAGTATTAGACGATAAAAAAGATTAATAATTAGATACCCAACACTATTTATATGTATATTAATATGAAGTCTTCTAAAGAATTAGTCAATAAACTCGTAAAAGAAACATTAGAACAAAAGTACACCAATGCTTCGGCTTCTTGGAGTGATTTAATCGACGAATTATCCAAAGAAATTAAGAAGCCAATCGAACTTGATGATGCTGGTAATTACAATGTATGTGACTGTGAACCACATCATATTAGTATTAGACCAATTGTACACGGTATTTGTGACGTACAAGCATTCAGAGATTATAGCGATAGAACCAAAAAACTCTTTATGAAATTTGAAGATGTTAAGAAATTCGTAAAAGAATACTTAAAATCTGATATTTTAAATTATGTAGACAGTACTTTAGCCAAAGGTGTTGAAAACAGCAAAGATAAACAAGGTGGTAAAAAAGCCGATAAACAATCTGAATCTGAAGAAAACGTAGTTGATCCAGAAAAAGGATTTAAGATTGTAAAGAATGTCAAAGTTGATAATATGAACGATCCAAAAGACGATCCTACTCAACCAATGCAAGCAGTTGGTAAGTTTGCTAAACAAGGCGATCATAAACCAAAGAAAGCAGAATACGTCCCACCTACATTGCCAAAGAATCTTCAAAAATTAGTTATTAAATATACCAAGGGTGGTAAAGCTAAAAAGAAGTAATTTATAAAGTTATAAAAACTGCAACTATTTATGATTCCGGAATACAACCCAAACGATTATAACGCGGTAATATCACGAATAGATGTAAGTCTAAAAAATATTACCGAAAAATTAACTGCCATAGAATCTAGTGTAAAGATAAATGTAGTTCAAGTAGAAAATAGATTGACGTTGTTAGAACAATTTAAATGGAAATTAATAGGTATAAGTACGGGTATAACTACTACATTTGCAGCATTAGCGCATTATTTTACAAATAAACAGTCTTGACAATTTTTCCATACTAACGTAGTATGGATAAGAAAGGTAAAATATGAAAAAATTAATTACTATCGCAGCATTGAGTGCAACTCTAGCTTCCCAAACATTTGCTGGCGATAGAGAATGGGCTACGGTTGGCAAAGTATTAACCGGAGTCGCCGTAATTCACGTTATCGACAGAATTGTAAATCCCCCAACACACGTTGTATATGTACATCCACAACCAGTGGTTTATGCACAGCCTGTAGTAGTACAACCTCAACCTGTTGTATATTATCAACCTGCTCCTGTTGTTTATGTACAACCAGCAGTAGTTGTATATGGATCTTGGGGTCGTCCAGTATACCATTATCATCACCATCATCATTGATAATATCATTTAAAAAAACCCAAACCACCGTAACTGGTGGTTTTTTTATTTTTCCGGTTGACTTCTTATAAATCCGTGGTAAGATGGTTTTACGGTAAGAAACGCATATGAAAAATAAAAACTCACTAAATCTGGTTACTGGCAAGGACTTCAATATCAAGGCTTATCTTGACACTTGTGTAAATCTACGTCCATCTTCTTTGATTATGGACGATCTCAAGTGGAAGTATATGGTGCGTAGTGCTATTCGTGGCAAGAACATTCTGCTTCTTGGTCCAACTGGTTGTGGTAAGACTCTAGCAGCGCAAACTGTTGCTAAGGCTATTGGTCGTGAAGATAACTTCTTCTATTTTAATCTGGGTGCTACACAAGATGCTCGTAGTGCTTTGATTGGCAACACTCACTTTGATAAGAAGACTGGTACTCTATTTAAGGAGTCTAGTTTTATCAAGGCTATTCGTACTCCCAACGCTATCATTCTACTTGACGAAATTAGTCGTAGTCATCACGATGGTGTTAATATTCTAATGACTGTTCTTGATGATCTACAACGTTATCTTCGTTTGGATGAAAAGGACGATTGTGAAGTCGTTAAGGTTGCTGAAGGTGTTACCTTTATCGCTACCGCTAACGTAGGTAACGAATATACCGCTACCCGTGTTATGGATCGTGCTCTACTTTCACGTTTTCCAGTCAAGATTGAAGTAACTCCTCTTGACAAGGATAGTGAGTTTAATCTACTAAAAAACCGTTTCGACATTTCAACCGAAAATCAGCTTGATATGCTCAAGGCTGTTTGTGAAATTGCTGAACATACACGTAAGCAGGTTAAGCAAGATGATAGCAAGCTAACCAATTTTATTCCTACACGTAGTACAGTTGAAATTGCTGAACTTATTGTTGACGGATTTAATTTGCTTGAAATTGCGGAGTCAACCATTTATCCTAACTTCAGTGATGATGGAGGTGTAGATAGTGAACGTACTTATATTCGTCAGCTTGTACAAAAGTACATCAAGGTTGAATCTAAGGAAAAGCTATTTAATGATCCACTAAAGAGTGATCAACCTCCTTTTTAATAACTAAATAAACAAACAAACTATTATGAGTAACTACAGTGATTTCTGGCTTAAAGACAACCATTATGAATGGGATTGGGAAGATGAGCTAGATGCGGCTATTGAAGAAGAATCAGGTACAGATGCTACAGTTGATGCTGAGGATCGTCTCAGTGATACTACAGCTAGGTTGATTCGTTTATCTTCAGCTCGTCGTGCTGTTGCTAACTATGTTAGTATTCTGACGAACCAGAATATTCCTGTAGTATTCAATGATAGTGCTGTAAATTGTACTGATGGTAAGCTAGTCTATATCAGTAGCGATATTACCAAGAAGGATAATTTTGATGTGGCTGTCGGACTAGCCTTACACGAAGGCAGCCACATCAAATATTCTGATTTTGAATTGTTTAAGACTGTATGGATGAATGTTCCCCGTGACATTTATAACTATACTGAAAAGTTAAGCATTTCAAAAGATGAAGTGGGTAAGACTTGTCAGACTATTCTAAACTATGTAGAAGATCGTTTTATCGATTATACTGTACATCGTAATGCTCCTGGCTATCGTGGATACTACGATGCTTTGTACGACGAATACTTTAATAACAAGGTAATTAGTGATGCTTTGGACAGCGATATGTATCGCACACTAAGCGTTGAGTCTTATATGTACCGTATTATCAATCTTACAAATCCTAATACCAATCTTAAGGCTTTGCCTGGTTTGTACGATATTGCCAAAGAATTGGATCTTACCAATATTAGTCGATTGACTACTCCAAAGGATCGGTTGAATGTTGCTTATAAAATTGCAGAAATTGTATTTAAAAATATCAATGAACACAATCAAAAGCAAACTGGGCCTGGATTTGATCAAAATGATAGTGGTGTACCTGACAATTCCAATGGAATGCCTGGTGATGGCGAATCTGGTAAATCAACTGATGATGTACTTGGTGGTACTGAGTCTACTGTAACAAGTGATAATGCTGCTGTAACAACTGATGTTGGTACAGATGCAAATATCAGCAAGACCAAACAGAGCAAGATTGCTAAGAGTTTTGAGAAACAGAAAGACTTTCTTGCTGGTAAGATCAAAAAGAAGAAGGTTTCCAAGCGTGAAAAGACGATGTTGGATGTTCTTGAAAAGAGTCAGATCGATCTTGTGCCTGTAGCTCAAGATATGATGAAGGCTAGTGGATTTGTTGGAAGTGTAGAATGTATCTTGGTTAAGAATATGACCAAGGAACTTATTCTATCTGAAGAATTTCCAATGAGCGTTGGTGCTAACAATGAAAGTAGTCGTACTGAACTACAAAAGAATGTGGATGCTGGTATTGTTTTGGGTACAAAGCTAGGTCGTCGTCTTCAAATTCGTAATGAAATTAATATTGATAAGTTTACCCGTCGTAATTTGGGTAAGATCGATAAGCGTTTGATGCACGAATTGGGATTTGAGACTGATACCAATATCTTTTACAGCACATTTACCAATAAATATAAGAAGGTAAACTTCCATATTAGTGTAGATGCTAGTGCTAGTATGCGTGGACCAAAGTGGAATCGTACAATCAAGTTATGTGTAGCACTAGCAAAGGCTACATCTATGATTGATAATGTTGATCTTACTATTAGTTTTCGTACTACTATGAGCTACAATCCATACATTGTGGTTGCTTATAATTCTAAGGTAGATAAGTTCTCAAAGATTAAGAATTTGTTTTCTTATTTAATTCCAGTGAATACCACTCCAGAAGGATTGTGTTTTGAAGCACTAATGAAGTTTCTGCCTAAGTCTGATACTAATACAAACAGTTATTTTGTTAATATTAGTGATGGTGAACCGTGTTTCTATTACAACAACACTTCATCTGGTATTGCATTTTCTTATCGTGACAAATCAGCTTGTGAACATACACGCACTCAAGTAAGAAAGATTAAGGAATCTGGTTATAATATTATTTCCTATTTCGTATCTGATTATGATAATTTTGGCATTGAATTGTTACGTCAGAACTTTAAGACAATGTATGGTAGTGACTCACATTTTATTAATGTGGAGAATTTGAATCAGATTGTTAAAACGGTCAATAGTAAGATGATGGAAGCTATTGACATATAATATAAAGATGGTATAATATATAAACGGGGAAATTTATCACAACATAAACAAGAAAGGATAAAATATGAAAAAGACAGATCGTAAGAATAAGACAAATCAAACAGTAACGTATCCAAGTTGTATTTTTACAATTAAGGAACTAAACGAACTTAATCCTGATATCGTAACTATTAGTTTACGTGACAAGGTTAAGAAAGCAATTAAACGAGGTGAACTAAATGTAATTGGTGTTTTGCCTAATGGTAAAGGTCGTCCAACTTTGGTACACGTATTTGGCTCAATTACCAAGTCTATTATTGATGAGGCTAAGAGCAAGGGTGTACATCTCAATCGTGAATTGTTGGTTGAAATGGTTAATATCAATTCATCTGCCAAGGAATCGGTTGTTGTGGTTGATGTTGACACAACAAAGACCAATTCGGTTAATGTTTAAACTAAAAATCATATAATTGAAGCACCGTATATCTTTGATTTGATATGCGGTTTTTCTATTTATACTATATTATGGCAAAAAAAAGAGACAAAGTACTACTATATTTAGACAAACTCAACAAAAAAAACTTTTTGGTATATGAGGAAAAAGATTTACTTGATCTTAAATTGCCTATAGAGTATGTTGATAACGGTACCAATTTGTATTTGGATACACTAAAAGAAAAGTGGAAAATAATAGAAGTTAAGAGATCTACAAACGAATTGACGTTAAAATTTTCAATGATTTTAAGAAAAAAAGAATGATATGGATGCGTTACAAGAATACTTTGGAGTAGAAGCATTTGATTTTGAGGGAAACAAACGAAAATTAATTGATAATCTTAATTTGTTAAAAGCTATGTCTGTAGAAGAACAGACCTTTTACAAAAAGTGGTTGGAAATACAAACTTGTGAAAGTTTATCCAGTAAGGCTAATACAATTAAAGCTAGAATTTGGACTCCCACTGATATCAATGATGAATCTTTAACTATTAAAGAAATAGAAAGTATAAATCCAACGTTAGTGTATGTTGAAACAAAACAACAAAATGAAGACTGGACGATTCTTCGTATTTTTGGTCATACAATGACATTTGACCAAACTCCTGGTAGATTTATTAAATTTCTTGTAACCGATGGTAATGTTGATAGTCCAAAGTATATTGGTTGTATTAGTGTTTCCAGCGATGTAATTGCTATTACTGATCGTGATAATTATTTGGGGTGGACTACAACTGATAAAATGGATAACAAACGATTGGCACATAGTGCAATTGGTAGTTGTATTATGAGTACCCAACCAATTGGTTATAATTTTCTAGGTGGTAAATTAGTAGCTGCTATGATTACCACATCAACTGTACGTGATCTTTGGAAACAATTATACGATCAAACTCTTGTGGGTATGACAACTACAAGTTTGTATGGTAGTTATAGTATGTATAACAGTTTAAAATGGTGGCACAAATGTGGTAGCAGTGCTGGTAAAATTTCAATTAAACCAGATGATAGTATTTATGAAACTTGGCACAATTGGTTGAAAGACATTGATGTAACTGCTTATGATAAAGCACTCACTCAAAAAGAAGGAGTAAGTGGACCTGTAACTGGAGCCAAATCTCGTATTCTTGGTATGATATTTAGTAAATGTGGTATAAAACAATCCAATTATCAACACGGATATGAACGAGGTGTATATTATAGTTGTTTTTATGAAAATACCAAAGAGTTTTTACAAAGCAAAATAGGTATTGATCAATTGAATATGAAAGACCTCTTTAAACGTGATATGCAAGGGGTAATTGAGTGGTGGCGACCAAAGGCTGTAGATCGATATAAAAAGCTAAAGAGTGAATCAAATTTAAAGAATACAGTACATTTTTATAACCAGATGTTTGGGATGTCTTATCAAGAAGCTAAAGACACATATTTCAAAGAAGTTGGTAGATAGAATTATTATAATATAAATTACTTATTATACATACTATTTATATTTATAAGAGTAATTTATGGCAAATACCCCAATTAATGCAATGACCGCTACATTCGGGTCTGGTGATCAGACTGCGATAAAAATGAATGTAGCGGATTCAGGACCGTCAGATAGTACCAGTAAACTTATTGATTTACAACTTGGGAGTGTCACAAAATTCAAAGTTCTCAAAAGAGGTGAAGTAATTGCTACAAATTTTACGGGTAGTTTTAGTGGTAGTACTTTTGTTAAAAATCAATCAAGTGTTGCTGGCACCAAATATATAATATTTTCTGATGGAAGTGGTCAAAGAACATTGGGATATGATACTTCATTAAATTATGATGCTTCTTCAAACACATTAAATACCAATGGCAGTGTTAATATTGGTGGAGATATAGATAGTACAAATGGTTCGCCACTTTTACTATCAAGTCCAACCACAATAGAGTTTGGTGGTGCTGCTACCACAATTCAAATAGGAACATTTTCCGTTGGTAGTTATACACGATTCAACTCAAGACAGGTCAGAGGTAATTTCACAGGATCATTTACAGGCAGTTTTAGTGGAAGTCAAGGTAATTTTACCAAGTTAAGTGGTAGTAATGCTAAAATAACAGGTAGAGTAATAGCCACATCATTTACTGGTAGTATTAGCGGTAGTAGAGCTAGTTTTAATAAATTTACCGCAAATTCATTTACAGGAAGTATCAGTGGCGCCTTGGCTACTTTTAATAGTATCAGTGGCGCCTTGGCTACATTTAATAAAATAACCGGTAGTAGCGGGTTAATAACTGGTAGATTAGTTGCTACTTCGTTTACTGGAAGTATCAGTGGGGGATATGCTGCTTTTGGAAATATTACTGGTGGATATTCTTCTTTTACAAAAGTAACTGGCAGTAGTGGCAAAATTCAAAATAATTTTATTATAAATGGTACATTAGAATTGAATAATGCTATCACAGGATCAAATTCTATGTTTATAAGTGGGGCTGGTAGTCCTATTGCTGGTTACATAGGAATTTTAATAGGCGGAACAAAATATAAGTTACCATTGTATCCTTGGACTTAAGGCTTGACTTATTATAAATTTGTTGGTAAGATGATAGCAATGAAAAAATCATTGTGCTGTATTTCTCTTCAACTTCAAGAAAAAGGACTCAAAGCTAATACTATGACCAAGACTAGATTCTTGGCATTGGAACGAAAAAATGCTTTATCTACTGTTTCACAGCGTACCTTGAACAATGTAAATGTTGCGGTAAATACCTTTTCTTTTTGTATAAGTAAAGGATGGAATTATCGAATTAGCAGTGATTTATTTCCATTGGCTACTTTACCCGAAGCAAATTTATCGTTTGATGTTCTTCCTGACAAAGACCGTATTTATGCTGAATTCAAACGTGGTGCTGAAATTATTAAAAAGAACAATTTACGATGTAGTACACATCCCGATCAATTTGTTGTGCCTGCAAGTGCTACAAAGACTGTTGTGGAAAAGTCTATTATTGAACTAAAAAACCATGCATCTATTATGGATTTATTTGGTTTGCCACAATCATATGAAGCTCCTATTAATATTCATATGAATTGTTATAAAGGCAATGCCAAAGATATTGCTAAACGTTTTATTGATGTGTACAATAATTTTCCTGTAAATGTAAAGTCTCGATTGGTACTTGAGAATGAAGACAAGCCAAACAGTTGGAAGGTAGAAGAATTGTATGAATTAATTTATTCAAATACTGGCATTCCTATCACTTACGACAATCTTCACTTTCGTTGTAACCCAGGCAAATTGTCTGCTAAAGAGGCAGTTAAATTGGCTACGTCCACTTGGGGAAATCATCGTCCGCTATTTCATTTCAGTGACAACGATCTAACCAACAAGAATCCACGTGCGCACGGTGATTATGTACGCAGTGTTCCAGATGAATATGTTGATCTTGATGTAGATTTTGAATTTGAATTCAAAGCAAAGGACTATGCTCTTGATCGGTTTGAAAAAGAATTCAAAAAATAATTAAAAAGTCATTGACGGTTTGAACATTGGATGGTAAGATAAATTTAAGTTAGTGATGAAACTAACGAAACAAAAAACAAACAAAAAAAGAAAGTAATAAATAATATGTATACACGTACAAATGCTCGTAACAAGACTAACTTCGTAGGCCATAACTCCACCGGCGTTGAGATTTATCTCTCTACCCCAGTCGCGAAGGCCAAGAAGGCTTCACGTTTGACTCTACGTGCTGGTAAGACCCGCGTTGACCTCAATGGTCGTCAGATCAAGGCTCTACGTGATGTCTTGAGCGCTGGTTACACTGCTTAATTGAAATAAATGTTAACTCATATGTGTGCATAGTTATGCATATGAGTTACATATTCAATAATCAAACGATGATGTGGCTACTACTAATAATAGTAGCCATTTTTACTTTTGCAAACTTTTACTTGTTTATCAAGCTGCTTAGACAGTTTGACGATCATCAAATTCTAACGGTAGATGCATTGGAATTAATTAATGTTAAAAACAATAAAATATCAAAAGACATTGAAATTTTGCAAAAGCGTAGTAGAATATTAAATAATGAAAGCAAAGAAAACATCCGAAAACAAAGTTAAAGTTCGTGGTTTATTTGATCATATAAATCATATTCGTGAGGTAAAGAATAAAGATTATTATAAGTCTTTATCCGAGGAAGAAAAGAAATCATTTAACAAGTATATGATAATTAGATTTCTTAGTATGGATGTTGATATTATAGAAGACGTATCATTTGTTTCTAAATATTTTCAAAATATACCAGATGAACAATTTTATCAAGTAATGATCGATTTGGTGCCAAAAGGAAGAAAGTTCTGTAAGTATATTAAAAATAGTACCGAGGGTATCAATGAAACAATATTAGATTGTATTTGTAAGAAATATAAAATTGGAAAACGGGATGCTATAGATTACTATAACATATATACGTCTAATGACACTAACTTAAAAGACTTGTGTGAACTAATACAAGGTTTTGGTTATAGTGAAAAAGAAGTAGAGAAGTTATTTAAATAATATGAAAATTATAGGTGTATCTGGTTTTGCTCGTAGTGGCAAAGATTTGTTTGCCAAAGTTGCTCAAAACGTTTTGGAAAAACGTGGACTGAAAGTTGAAAAGTATGCATTAGCATATGAGTTAAAAAACGATCTAAAAGACCTTATCAAAACTAAGGTGGGAATTGATGTTTTTACAGAAAACACCGAAGAAAAGAATATTATTAGACCATTGTTAGTTGCTTATGGCGATGTAATGAGAAAGGTATCAGAAGGTAAATATTGGACGGGTAAGATTGAACAAAAGATCAAACAGTCTAATGCTGATGTAATTTTTATTACAGATATCAGATATGATGTATATCCCGAGGATGAGTGTACTTGGTTACAAAATAAACAAGACGGTAAATTGGTACACGTTACTAAATTTAAACAAGAACCAATGCCTTCAGGCAGAAGATTCAGTAATAATAAAATTGTTAAGATTTATAATTCCGCCGCAAACGATCACGAAATGTTAAATGATCCAAAGGTAAAGGCTAAAGCTGATTGTGCTTTTGAATGGGAAGATTATAGCGATAAGTTAAACGGATTCTCTTTAAGGGAACATCCGTATATCACAGAGAAAGTTACTGAATCGTTAAAACTTATTAACGTAATTTGAGTTTGGTAATCAAGTTATGTCCATTATGATAGAAGATAATTTCTTCATCAGTGGTTTTTGTACGAAAATAATCAATTAAAGACGGCGCAACTGAATTAACTAGGTTGATATAAATGTTGTTACATTCGTCGTGTTTTATTGATTTTCTTTGTTTTTGACACGAACAAATCTTATCAAACGTTTGTACACAATTTGTTAATATAGCAAATGCGCCAATGTTATCTTTGGATACAAAATTATTGAATGCTACGTAACTTCCTATAATCATAGTAATTTATTTATTAATAAATACAACAACAAACTACAAATGTAGTTAATAGGCATCATTATAATTGTATAATACAGAGGATAATTCAATGTATATAACAATGCAATAATACTAAATAAAGATGTCCAAAAACATAAGCAAATAACACAACTCAATAACTTAGTTATATAACTCGGGTATTCCGAATATAAGAAATTTGGATATGTACTCATTGGATCAACATTACTTTTATACAGTTGATACTCGTCCAATTTAAATAATTTACGGGTATTTGTTAATTTAGCGATTGTTTGTACTATATCGCTATTTAACCAAATAACCATAATAAATGTTACACTAAATACAATTGGGATGTTATAGTCTGTTAAGTTCATTTTATAAGATCGTAAATGTAATTGCCTAGAATTTGAAAAAATATATTATATATAAATATAATTGATACTAATATTAACAATTCGAATATATCTAATTTACCATTTTGATTAATATCAAAGTACTTTAAAAATGTATTTTTCCAAAGTTCTACTAATCTTTTCATAACAATTTTTTATTGTACCACTCGTCTTTTATTTCTATTAACTGCTTACTATAATCGTTTAACTTATTAATAGTAAGTTTAAATATGTCGTATTCAAGTGTTCCTAATTGACCACTGTCTTCCAACATTAATTGAAGCATATTAAAGAATTCAAAACTATCATTCGATAATTTAGTACCATCAAATTCGACAATAATATCATTTGTCTTTTGTTCCTCAAATCTCTTCAATTTTTTAGTTAGATTAAACTTGGTATTCTTTTGTTCAGCTTGAATATATCTTTCATATGGAACATCTGTGTAGATTGTGTCACACCAAGGTTCCAATAGTGCTAATCTGTATTCATCGCAGTTACGTACAACAAAACCCACATCATAACGTTTAGGTACAATTGGCTTCATAGTATCATTGTGTTTAACAAAGTGTCCCCATTTACGAATGAAATTTCTGGCACTGCGATTGTTTTGTTGTAGCCATTCGTCACTTTCTTTTCCAACAGTAGTTAATGTAGGATTGTATCTACTACCTCTACAAGTCATATGATACACACATCCTTCCCACGTTTGAACAAATTTATATCCATTTGACAAGAATCTATTGAAGATATCACTGTCTTCCTTGCTTTGTGGTGCGTATAGATCGTCGTGACCTCCAATAGATTGGAAATCCTTCTTATAAAGGGCCCATGGCGCAAAGATTCCTTCTGTGGTTTTATCTTTTCTTGTCAGACGGGTATCATTGAACCATTTCAATAAACCAGCTTCATTAAATTCTTCTGGCTCGGTGCCAAACGCTTGTACGATCTTTTCTGGTCCTGGAGGATGTAGAGGTGGTTCAATTCGGGTAAGACTAACAATAGTACCTGGTTGAATATACTTTTCTACATATTTGTCGAAGTTGGGACAAGCATACATATCTGCGTGGTAGATCATTACCACATCATTGGTAGCAACTTCGTTTATAAGACGATCATATAAAATTGTATGACCCAATCTGGTCGGACCTTCGTTGCGGATAAATTTGAAGTGCGGATCTTTTTGTGATGTTTCTTTGCACCATTCCAATGTACCGTCATTACTGAAGTCGTCTGCAACACAGATTTCATGTTCTTTGTGACTTAAATTTTTACGAATAGCTTCGTAACTCCATTTAAGATATTTTAGGTTGTTTCTGCTTGGTTGAATAAAACTAATTTTCATATTTAAAACTGTATTTTTACTTGTTCCATCAATTGACTATAATCGTGAATTCCTGTTTTCACAACACTATTGTCTATTACAGGAATGATGTTAGCATTTGATAGCTTACGAAAATAACTATTAGGACCAAAGTAATTAGGGCGCAATTCTTTTCCCTTGTGTATATAACTAATAACAGTGCCACCGAAAAGTGATGATAATATTGAGTTTCCGCCACAAACTGTAACAAATCTACTACAATTTGCCATTATTTTTAATTGTGTTTCATTGTAACTATACTTTGATTCTTTAACCAAATCATCTATCAATATCACATTGTCAAAGTACTTACATAGTTCAAAATCTGTTATAACACCTATTCCATCCACATTAGCAGTAATATCGTGATAACCTTGTTCCAATGAATTATACTCATTTTGATCTATAGTAAATTCTTTTTCTTTATTAGTAGCTCTCTTGTATATTACAGTATATCCCTTTTCTCTAAAATAATCAAATAGCTCATACAAACAAGGAATGTTAAAATAACCCAATGGAATTTCACCGTGTTCCATATTATACTTATTGGTGATAAATACTACGGGTTTATCAAATTTATATTCGTCATTTTTATAATATTCTTTGAATGGCGGACACACCCACTTACTATAATCCAATACACCATTGACCTGTTCTTGTTCTTCGGTTGTTAGATATTGATATTCTTTGCCTGTCACCGCCAATGCATTGTGATGTATCCATTTATTTGGTACATCAACCATTGCAGCGTCATTATCAATTGTTCTGCTTTTAAATTCTTCTTTAACGTTATCGCAGAAGAAATAGTAAGGTTTCATTCCTTTACTGGTAACTACACCGTCTAATTGATTATTTTGATGTAACCAGTATGCAAATGGTATTGCTAGAGCAAGCTCGATACCAAATTCAGGATTTACTTTGAGTATCATAATTAATTTACCATTTTGAGTATTTTGAAAGCTTCTGCATACTTAGATTGACCTTGTATACCTCTAAATCTTGCTAATATCTCTAAATTAGATTTTACATTTAACCCAACTTTTTCATACTTTAATATTTGGCTTTTATGACACATTGACGCTTCAATTTTTTTATCAAATGAATTATCTATTTTTTCGTAATAATTAATATCCATTTGATTTTCTGTCATTCTTGAAATTGGTATTTGTTCATAACAAAATACATTCGGAACATATCGAGCAGCTGCCATTGTGGTCTTGAATGTTGAAATATGATCTTGATTTGCATCACCAGCCCAATGTGTGTAGATTGTATCTACTTTATGTTTTTTGATTAAACTCTCAAGTTTACTTACTGACTCAAAACTAAATGGTACGTGTAAATCTTTGAAAGGTAAAAACTCTACATCGTCACATTGTAATACTTTAGCCGCATTAATAGTTTCCAATCTATTTTCTTCAGCTGTTCTCAATAATATTCCATTGGTACCGTCTACAGATTCTGTATTGGTCATACACACGTATACTACATAATCGCCTTTTAATTTGTGGTTATATAGTGTACCACCACAGCCAAATTCAATATCATCAGGATGAGCTCCTATTGCCATTACACGTTTCATATCAACTTAAAATTATATTTTTGCTATTTGTACCTTCATTGAACAATAAATCTATTATACACATATATGGTTTGAAGTCACCATATAACTGTGTGTATTTAGGGTGATTATAATGTTGCCATATCAATTCTATGTTATTATCCTTAAATTCTTGTTCATTAATGTATCTCATAGAACCGGGTCCGGTACCAGAAATGTATTTTGTAGCATTTAATTTTTTTAATAGATACATTATACGATCTCCGCCAGAAACCTCATTGGGACATATTTCCGAGCAAAATACAACTTGCGTTTTAATATCCATTACATTTAAGAAATATTTAATTAAAGCACTGTTTAAATCTGACAATGTTTTATGATTGACTTTAAGAATTGATTCTAGATCGCCATAATAAACATTAAAGTATTTTGACTTTTTATAGAAGTTTTTAATCAAATTTAAATGGTTATCATTCCATCCGTTGTGGTTGATTTCAATTTCATTAAAGTTCTTCAATTCACTTTTTCCATTTAATGGAACGGTTAACCATTTGGGTTCGCCGTCTGTCTTAATTAAATTTCTATGACCAAAGTGCTGTTTACCTCGGGGAAATTGTACATTATCAAAAATAACAAAGATATCGCTTCTAGCTATTTTATCAAAAAACCCCATCCAAGGTAAGTAATTTGGCTGATGAATGCTTATGATCATACAATTTTATTGATTACATCCGCAACATAGTCAGCTTGATCCATAGTCATTTCTACGTACATAGGGATGGACAAATGTCGAGATAACAATCCATCTGCTGATTGATAAGACTGATTTACAGTGTATGGTTCAAATACTTTTTGTTGGTGACAAGCTGGCCAATAAGCATTTGCTGTGGGTATGTTATATTCCAAGAATAGTTTTTTACAAATTTCAGATCTTTCATTCAAAGTTGTAGATCTTGGCAATTCTATAATATAGTGCCACCAAGTATTGGTTATATTATCTGGAACATCAATAAATTTAATCTTGGGATTTGTAATTTTTTCTCTGTATCTTTTTGCTATAATATTTCTTTTCTCAACAAATTCGTTAACTCGTTTCAACTGACTGATACCAAGAGCCGCAACCATTTCTGTCATTTTATAGTTGGATGATATAAATTCACAACTTACACCAAAATCTACACCGTTTACTGGGGTTGGATTTCTAACAGCTCCGTGATTTCTCAATGTCTTGCAAGTTTCTGCAAATTTTTCATCATTGGTAGTAATTATTCCACCTTCACCTGTAGTTATGATCTTAGTAGCAAATAATGAAAAACACCCTGCGTATCCTAAGTTTCCAGTGTGAAGGTTATCAATAGTAGCTCCTACTGCGTGAGAAGCATCTTCAAACAATAGTAGACCGTGTTTGTCACATAGTTTTTTAATGTTATAATAGTCAGGAGTAATATATCCCGCCATATGAACCAACATTACACCGGCTACATCTTTGTCCAAACTTCTTTCGATTACATCTGCACTTAAACAATGAGTATTTTCATCAATATCTACGATTACTGGAATATTGTTGGAACGAACAATTGCACTTACACTTGCTATAAATGTTTGAGTTGGAACAATAATCTTTTTGCCAACCAAACCAGATGCTCTAAGTGCTACTTCCAAACAAGTTCCGCCGGAACAAGTTGCAACTGCATATTTTGTTCCACAATACTTTGCGAACAAGTTTTCAAATTCGGACACATACTTTGACTGAACTAGGGACTCTGTATTTAGAATATCAGCAACTCTATCCAAGATTTCTTTGTGGTCTTCTTTGGGAATATAAGGCTTTGTTCTTGATAATTTATTCATAACGTATTTTTAATATAATCGAGAAATTCAGGTAGATTCTGTTTGGTACTACTAAACTTTCTTCCTAATTTTAAAGGAGATAACAATAGATGTTCATCGATAAACGGAGAACTGGTACCATTTTCAATAACATTTGCTTTTTTATTTAAAAACATACTTATTTCTTCAATAAGAGTTTTGGCACTATAAACATCTTCGTTTACAATATTATAACTGTCTTTAGTATTATATTTGTTAGTAGTAGACATATCCACCAATGTATTAACAATATCATTGACCCATATAAAACTCAATAATTTATTTCCAGATCCAGCAACGTCTACTGGTCTATTATTGATTATGTTTCTGATATAGTAACTTATTCTGGGTCTTGGACAATCGTGACCAACAATATATGGCGGTCTAATAATCATATAGTTAGTATCTATTTGTTTAACTATATTTTCACAATCTGCCTTTTCCACGCCATAATCGCCAAAGCCAGACAAACCACCAATAGGCATATCTTCGTTATACGACAAACAATTTGCATCTTTATACGCAGCTGCGCTACTGATAAAGATATATTTTTGGTTGGGTTTTAACCAATTTTTAAGATGTTGTGCTTGAGATGGTTTAAAAAGACAAAAGTCTAAAATGACGTTATAATCATTTTCAATTGTCAATGGTTCATTGCGATCCCATTTAATTACTTTAACTTTATCGGGACCAGTTCCAGATCTGTTGAGTACACTTACACTGGCTAATTTACTTAGTTCATATGCGACTTTTTTGCCAACAAATCGGTTACCGCCTATAACTAATATTTTCATTAGATAAGTTGTTTAATTTCTTCAATAGTATATTGATCAACTTCATTGCTATATGGACCGTTTTCGAGAATTTTTTCGTGTTTATTTTCGCCAGGTTGTAGTCCAATAACTTTTACATTTGGTCTGGTATTAGATGGAGCATACTTTTGAATGAGTGCTTCTAGTAGATTTCCTATGCTCATTCCTTTCATAGATGGAACATAAGGAGTGGAATCTGTACAATTTTCCAAACAGTTATAAATTAAATCAATCGCTTGATCAACTGTCCAAAAGAATCTAGTAGCATCTGGCTCGGTAACAATCAAGTCTTTGCCCTCACTGATTAAATCTCTCCATTTGCATAAAACGGATCCTGTTGAGTATAACACGTTACCATAACGAACTATACGATAATCTGTATTTGGATTGAGTTGTTCAAATTGTTTAAACAATCTTTCCATCAATAGTTTAGAAGCCCCATATACACCAGCTACTTGAGCTGCTTTGTCAGTGCTAATACCAATTACGAATTCTAATTTATGGTTAAGAGACTCTTCCAAAATGTACAACGATCCTAGTGTATTTGATTTGATACATTCACGTACTTGTTTTTCCGCAATGCCAATGTGTTTGGATGCGGCCAAATGAAATACACCATTAACATTTTGCATAGCTTGACGAACTTCAAATGGATCTGAAACGTCACCTGTTAAGATCTCAATCGAAGGAAAAGATTGTTTTAGATCAATCAATTTGCCCTCGTCTCTAGATAAAACACGGACTTTTGCTCCATCGTTTAAAAGACGTTTAACAAGTGGTTTACCTAAAAATCCACTGCCACCTGTGACTAAAAATGTTTTGTTTGTGAAGTTATATTTTCTCATACTCTATTATAGATACTATCAAACCAAGTTTTAAATTTTTTTTAATTGTTAGATTTTATAACTCCTGTTTTTTCATCATCTTCCAAAACAAATGCTGGTCTTCCAACTTTTTCAGATACCTTTTTGATCAATTCCATTTCCGCTTGTCTGTTTAAATCGTGAAAGACCATATGAGCTTCGGTATTAAATAAATTTAGGTGTGTATAAAATCCACCTCTGCCATAGTTTCCATTTGGTCCGTCAATAATAATTAAATCATATTTGGGTATCAATTTTAATACACTAGATAGTTTATCTGGATCATACCAAGCAACTTGTTTTTCATAAAATGGAAGACACGATATATCTTGTGGCGTTTTAAAATCGGTATCATTATATTGTTTCAATGGCACGTGGTATGCATTGGGATGATTTAACCAATTCATATTATGTTCTATTGAATATACATCATACCAGTTTAATAATAATTTCGAAGTAACTCCACATCCAAATTCTAAAATAGACGAGTTTATAGGCAATAATGATCTTATAAGATCAACAGCTTTTTCTCCAATTGAACCTTTAATCAGAGTTGGATATTTATTACTTATTTGTTGCATATAATTTATTAAATGTGGTTTCCATCCAATACATAGTTTTGGAGTTATCGCCATTATTTGGTATAGCATTAAAATGGAATATATAACCCATATCCAAATAGGGCATATTTTCATTTAGTGCTTCTCTACGATATAAATCTTGCATATTATATTCATATGGTAAAAATTTCATATTGATATTTTCAATTTGACACATAAAGTTCAACACTGGTTGATCGGTACCTGTGAAAAATGTTTCTTGCATTTTTACCAAATTGTCTTTATTTGCGAAATAGAAGTCTTTAACTTTGTTGAAAAAGTCTTTGTGGTTTTTATTTAAAATTAATACCCCAGAGTTAAAGTACTTGGTTATATCGAATTCGTAATTGCCAAATATGTATTTTTTGTAATTTTCAACACTTCTAAATAACCAATCATACGATCCTATATTATTTACTACGCAAAATTTATCTTCCGCAATATCAAAGAAATTGGGAGCATCTGGATGAACAATAGTATCAGCATCCACGATTAAAATTTTATCTACATCAATATTTGATTGTTCTAACAAATCAAAGATAAAGACTTTGTGCCAGTTAGGACGTAGATCGTCATACGGAAGAATTGGCTCATCCAAAACAACTAATTTAGCATTGTGTTTATTGCAATATCGTTTCCAAGATTCAATTCCAAATTTATATGGAACTGTTCTACCGGGTTTTTTATCGGTAGCAATGTTGATTATATAAACTACATTCATACGTAAAGATGCTTTGTTTGTTCCCAAATGCTTAACATCAATGAACTTCTTTCTTCTATAGAACAGCCTGTAAAATGCCAGATATAAGAGTACTTTATGAAAAAAGGTGTTTGGTCTTCTTTTAATTGCCAGTTATATTGTAACCAGTCATTTTTAATTAACCTCATTGTGTTGAATCTAAAATCAAAGTATTTTTTATTAATGTTTTCTTTTTTAAGATATAAATTCAATATCGTTTGTTCTTTTCCTGTGTGCGGAACATTCCAATTATCGAATGTAGATTTATTTCTCAAATAAAAGTCTTTGAGCTTATCAAAAAATCCTTTGTGTGATTTGTTGAAGAATAAAACTCCCCCATTGATATATTCTGATAATTTAATATCTACATCTTTTAATTCTGAAAAACTCGACTTGAATGCTCTTAGGCTATTATCTATCCAGAATAGATTTTCATTTTCTAGTACTCCACCGAATTCATTTTCGTACAAGTCAAAGAAATTTGGCGCATTCCAATGTACTAATGTATCAAAATCAACCAATGCTATTTTGTCATATTTGTCGCCTATAAAGTCAAACACAAATTCTTTATGCCAGACACAGAATTTTACATCTGGTAATTTTTTATCTATTACGATAAAATCGATATTGTTTTTTTTGCAATAAGCTTGCCAACATTGTTTTGATACATTGAAATATTTCTGATGATCAAACTTAGAACCTTCGTCCTGAATTGCTACCATTACTATACAATTTTTATTCATTCAATTTCAACATTTTTTCATTGCTTTCAATAGCGGACTTTAGTATAGACAGATCCATATTAACTTTGTCCCCTAGTTTAACCAGAGCCTTAGTATCTTTTGGAAAACATTTGCCACCAAATCCTCGTTCACCTGTGAATACAGCTGTGTGCGATTTTGTTGTACGAGGATCCAATAACCACAAGTCTCTAACTTCGTAGTAATTTGTACCGAGTTTTTGACATAGATCATATATCTCATTACAAAAAGCAACTTTCAATGCTAAATGAGTATTGACCATATACTTTGCCAATTCTGCGTTTATTGGATCGGTGACTCTATAGGTTTTGCTTGGACCCGTAATTGGCGTATAAATTTCAATGATTTTATAACAAAGTTCTTTTTTACCACCGAAAATAAAGAAAGGAGTTTGTTTAACATCGTTTGTGAAAGATTCAGGAGTCCAGTGTTTGGATTCACCTGCAAATTCAGGACTAAATACAATATTCTTTTTAAATTTCTCAATTAATCTATCAGTGGTACCAACTTCAACTGTTGATTTTAAAAGAATTAGAGGAGTTTGAATCCAACTTATACTTTCTTCAACGATAGTGGTATTGCAACTACCATCCTCATTTTCTGGGGTAGGAACGCAAACTACTGCTAAATCGCACTTATTAATGTCATCTTTGGTATTTGATAATTCATACGCAGGATCATATATAAAAACATCATAGTGGTTCTTAAAAAAATTGTAGAATGCTTTACCTACATATCCATTACCAACAATTCCAATCTTAGTTTTTAATTTGCTCATAAATTGTATTCCAATTACTCAACCATTTTTCTTCTGTATAATATATTTGATATAAATCTCTAGATGATGTTGCACAGTGATTATAAAAAGATTTATCGTCTCGTAATTTAATTGCTAATTCGTTTGCTTTTTGAACATCACCTATATTAACGCTTAATTCAGGATGTAAGGTTTCCTGTGTATCTAATCCTTTATATCCAATGCAAGGTATACCCAGATAAGCACAGTTGAGAGCGAATGTACCGGCGGCGTGTGTACGCATTAAGTGTATGCCCACATTAAAATTGGCAAGTGTTTTAATCCACTCATTCCACATCAAATATGGTAGATGATGTAAACTTGGAAACTGATCTTCATTTTCTATCTTACGACCCATACTTGGAATAAAGATAGGTTTATTAAAGTTTTGTGCTACAAAATAACTATCTACGCCTCCATACCAACTACAAAAGTTACCGCCTATAATAGGCATACCATTATTTTCACGGGGTATATTTTTAACAATATCTTCTATCATTAACGATTGAAGATTAAAAGTAGGTTTTTTAAATATACCCTTAAAATATGAAATATCACTTTTATTATGGACCAACAAGAAATCCATCTCACTTAAAAAGTTAATATAATTAACTTGATCTACATATTTGTAATCTTGATAATACCAAGCCGGGCCTTCTTGCATTACTGCTACTTTTTTACCAATCGATTTACAAACATCTAGTACCAAGTTTGTATCAATAATTTCTAGTTTTTTTGGCAGTATTACAATAGCTAGATCATACGTAGGTACTTTATTTTTACATATATAATCAAATGATAGATGATCTGCATTTAACGCAATTTGCCAAGCAAATTCTGTACGGCAGTTTGAAAAGTTTCGTGGTATTTTACCGATGTGTCCGTTTTGACTGATAAAACAAATATTCATATATTCTTCTTAAAGTCTTCGTATGTATAAAACTTGCCGGTATTATTAAAAAGCGTATTTAGATTGTGCTGTGACATTTGCTTAAAAACTTGCCACCAATCTCCCTTTTCTTTTCCACAAAATCCTCTGGGGTTGTTTTCATTCGCAATATACATACGTTTATTTGGATGTCTACGAGCGTGAACCTTCAAGACGTTTTTAAATACTATTTGTAAATAATTTGTTCCTAGTATTTTTTGTGCCATCATTGATAAACTTTCATCGTCATTATGAATAAAGCAAGGTGGTATATTAACACCGCTCTTAATTAAATCTGATGTTAGCACCAAACAAGAACCATCAATCTTTGGATAATTAATAGTTTGTACATCAATTTCTTTTATTTCTGAATTAATCAAATTCATTTGTTCGATTGACATACAAGATTTGGCCTGATTGATATTATCTACATCTTTATCATCATATTTATGATTTATAAATTTAGGATGTACAGTAACATCCCAACTGTTGTCCCATAGTTTTCTATCAGCAAAACAAGCTATAAATCTATATAATCCTTGTTTTCTAACTACAGGTGTTAGTTGTTCCAAAGATACAATAGCTTCTTTTGGAAATAAACTATCAGTTTCTCCCCAGATTAAATAATCAACTAAGTAACTATACTTGGTATTAAATTCTCTACGGTAGTTAGTCTGAGTATAAAATGAATCATCATTATCTACTATAGTAAATGTAGCGTTTTTTACTCTATTTACTTGAATTGTGAATTTATTTATCAATTCTTCTTTTGTTATTTTAGAGGTATCAATAGTTTCGAAGAATTGTGAAACATTAAATGCAAAGTCTATTAAAACATTTTCTTTATTATCTACAGTTGACAATAGATTCAATAATCCATCCACATATGAAGACAACATTTCTATCTCATAGAACATTACGTGTACACCGATTGCATATTTATTCTGAACGATCATACTAGTTTATGTTCAACAAATATACTCTGTAATTCGGTATCAATCAAGTTATTATTTAACATTAAATTATACCCAACAGAATCGTCTGGTTTAAATGCCAATATACACACTGGTTTTTCTGCCATATCATATCTATACTGAAATCCGGTTACACCAACATTGTATTTGGTATTTAGATGAGAAAAGAATGGACTGAGTTCGTTAAAATATTGACCATAAACATAATTAACTATGTTTTCATCTCCGTGATTTTTGAGAAGATCTTTATTGGCATCCATAAAATCAACAATTAGTCTCCAAATATTAACACTTGACTTTTTTATAAAAATTGATCCTGTGTTCCACTGTGTGTTATTTATATACTTTGCCATACCAATTACACCGTCAAATTTTGGAAATTCAAATTTGTTAATTTGCCAATCATCAAAATCGTGAAACCAAAAATCATCATCAATTAAGTTTTCTTCTAATAATTCACAAATTCCATATTGTTTATTAAAATATCTATTGTATCTACACAATCTATTTGTTTTGATAATAGTGACATCTTTATAAGAGAAGTCCAAATTGGTAACAACTACGATATCACTGGGACTCCAACCAAATCTTAAACTATTATCAATTTGCGCACGAAAGTATTTATACAACTCTTCAATTTTATAATTTCTACCATATGTGATAGTGTCAACGAAATCTTGAAATATTATTACGTTTTTCATATATTTTTAATTTCCCATTACCCAAAAAGATTCGTCGATATATGTGTTTTTGTGTTTATAATTTTTTCTATTCAGTAAATTTTCTTTTAAGAATATATCTTTATGTCCAAATATGCCTGTTATATAAGGTTCACATCCTGTATATAACATCAGATTATAATCACTTGGAACCTTAACTGATTGCCATTTGAATTCGTTGGTATGCATATCGTGACAAACAATTATTGGACTTCTATAAAATGCGGATTGTAAACATTCTTTTCGGTCATTTCCATCTATAAAAATTAGATCATAATTTTCTTTAGTTTCATTGAAGTATTCATTCATTGGTTTTGTATAATGAACAACATCCAAATTATTTTTGTGACTGTATTCTTGTTTTACAAATTTCACCCATTCTTCTACATTTTCGATAGATGTGGTCTGTTTGCTATTTCTAACAAAACAACCAGTACTCCATATACCACATCCAAATTCCAATACCGAATTTATTTGGTATACTGCAAATGCAACTTCTAATACTGGTATGCATGTTCCTGGGTCTAATAATCCATATTTACTCATAACATTATAATTTTTCTACCAGTACTTGCCAGTTTTTATGTAATACTTTTATTTTGTTTTGATAACACAATAAGAAAGATTCTATTCCATATCTACAATTTCCCCAACCATAATCATCAAATAACATATATCCTCCTGGCTTTAACATTTCAAAACACAGACAAGATTCATAAATTACGTGATCTGGTTCGTGACTGCCATCAATATAAACAAAATCTAGAATTTTATCCACATTTGGATTGAATTTTTTTAAAAATAATTTTGAATCTTCCAAAACATATTCACATTTATTTTGATCTATATAAGGCTGTAAATTTTGTCTAACCGATACCAGTATGTCTTCTTCCAATACCATTCCTTTAAACGAAGCACCTTTTTTGTAATGTAGATTTTCTGTTATATCAACAGTTGTTAATTTGGAAGTTGGATGTGTTAAAATATTTTCCAAAGTCCACACGGCGGATCTACCGTTTCCAGTGCCTATTTCTAAAAATTGAAGATTGGGAGCATTTTCAAATTTTGATAAAAATGTCAACCAATTTGTGATGTGGATAGTGAATCCATCTTTATTAGCAAAATAATGATCTGGATAGGTGTATATCGGGTTTTCTGGATGATCTCCGTATTTTTTTCTTAGTTCAATGTTATTCATAAATTATACCTCAACGCAAATATATCCCTCATAAGCACTTAATTTGGGGAGTTTACTAATAAAAGTTTCATCAGGACTATAACCAATTGGTTTTACTATTTTAATGTATTCATTTTTAACCAAATCATCCATAGCCTGTTTTAATTCTGGAAATCCTCCAATATCGTCATAAATAAAATACTTCTTTAATCCGTTTGTAGATTTAAATTTAAGAGATCTAATTGTATCATCTATAACTGCAAAATAAGTGTGTTGTGCATCGATAAAAAAGACATCTCCATAATCTAATGGCAACTGGGTATTATATACGTCTTGTGTATAATATCTTACATTTGTACGATGTTTATTGAACTCTATAGCTTCTTTAGCACTTTCCAAATTAAAACCTACTACCTCTTTAAACAAATAGCTTAAAATTCTAGTAGAGTATCCTAAATTAGCTCCTATTTCCAAACAAACACTTTGTTTAAATTCAGGCTTATCAAAAAACTCAAACACATCACGTTTAAATTTATGACTTGTAGTTGTACTATGTTCAAATTTATCTGGTATATCTTTTAAAAGTTCGTCAATAGTCATATTATTTTACAGCATAACCTTTGTTTTCATTAAGGCTAAAGTTTTTGTTATATTTCATATTTGTTTCTCTTTGTTTTTCAATTGTTTTGTTATGAATCAAAGCAATATCTTTTTGAGGAGGTATAAAGGCATAAGACTTATATCCCTCAACCTTTTCGTGTAATCTACGTTCGTATCTAATATGAGGAAGATTTTTATAAAGACGGGATTGGTAATCAGGAAAGTTAATCATACCATCGTGATAATTCCAACCCCACATTTCAATATCTGTTTGTGTTACCCCAACAAAATAGTTGAGTCGGGGTAACCACAATGTTTCATTGTTTGCGTTAGATTGTAATAATACATCTATATTTTCAAGAAGAACATCGGTTGGCAATTCATCCGCATCAATTTGAAATATCCATTCACCTTTACATAAACTAATGCCATAGTTTTTATGAGCACCATAATCATTCTGTAATTTCTTTTGTTGAAAATTAATAGATGACTTATACTTCTCAATAATGGAAATTGTAGTTGGATTATCAGAATAATCATCCAATAAAACAATTTCGTGGTTAGTTTTTTTAGTACTGGTCAATTTAGACAATAATGCGTCCAAACAATCAGTTTCATTATGCGTTGTGACTAGATATGATAGAAACATATTATAGCATCTTTAGTTTTGGCAGAACAATCTTTTGTTCTTCTTTGTTTTCTGATGTATTAAGTGATTTTAATTTGGGTAATACAAATGAATTTTCTGTAGCAAACTTCGGTACATACTTATCAAGTATACCCCACAACTTTTGATCCATCGATTGTAAACTGAATTTTTCTTCATTTTCAGCACGAAGTAATTCGGCTGGTTTAGTAAACTTATCACTCTTACGAGCAAAATACAATTGTTTAAATTTGTCTTCTGCTAGAGAATAAGAAACTTTAAACCACTTACTTTCTTTTAGAATCCATTGGTTAACAGACTTAGGATCTACATCTACTAGTGTACCTGGCAATAAATTAGCATATTTCTCATTTAGATAATCCAATTGACCACTCCAATTTGGAGCTAGTAGTGGTTTTCCACTTAATGTAGATAGTAACATTGGATGACCAAATCCTTCACCGTGAGTAAATGATACGTGCGCTAAAATCTTTTCGTGATTTAACAATGCATTCATTTCAACGTCACTTAGTTCGCCGTGCAATAGATATACGTTTGGACAATTGTCTCCAAATGCACTTTTGATTCTTTTGATCTTGTCCAACATATCAAAACGATCAACTGTGCTATATCCACTGCCACTTGTTTTTACAATCAAACAAGGTCTATCATTTGGATTATTATTCTTGAATGCTGTGCAGAATGTTTTGATTAGATTTCCAATATCTTTACGATCATTGTATAGTCCGCCGTGAGTCCATTGACCAACAAATAGAAATGCGTTCTTTTCTGGAATCTTACTTAGAGATTCATTGACAGTTTCTACGGTTTGATCGGTTTTCTTATAAACATTGGTATCTACCCCCCAGAAACAAACTTCAATTGGTTTATTTACTTGAATTTGTTCTTTTTGACCATTTTCGTGTTGCTTGACCATCTTGGTATCCACGAATACCTTTTTAACGTGTTCTGATAGACCAATTGTAAGGTCCATTCTATTGATACCCTCGATCCAACTTCCAGGTGAAATTGTTGTTTCAATACCAGCTGTCATACCAATATTGTACTTTCCAACTTGTTGGAATTCTTCGGGGATGGTCAATTGAATAAACAATTCTGGTTGCTTATTCAAGTTTCCTTGTAGAATGCAATTAGCTACCAACTTATCTTCTGGATCTGTTAGATCTTCCAAGAATCGTTTGCTTGGACACGCTCCCCATCTAGTGGGCGCAATTTTAACATCGTATTTGTTCTGACGAATTAAGCTCTTGGCTACTGTCGTAGCCCAATCGCCATATCCACTTCGATTAAATACTGGACCTGAAATTAAACATAATGGTTTGCTCATATTATTTTTGATTAAATTGATTGTTGTCTCTTTCTGCGATTAACTGACTATATTTTTTCGGTGTTTCCGATTTATTTAAATTTGCATATAATGATTCAATTGTATTGGGACTACTTGACTCAGACACTACGTTATCTTTTTTTTTAACATCGGTGCTGCCAAATCCTCCATCACCTCTATCTGTAGAATCTAATTCGTCTACCAGAATAAATTCTACATTTTCAACTTTGGTTACTTTAAGTTGACAAACCTTATCACCTTTGTTGTAGAGTTTACTATAATTTACAGTTCCTTCTAATAGATTATCGGTTCTAATTTTATAGTCTTCTGGTTGCCATTGATATTTAAAACGAAGTAATACTTCTCCACGATAATCTGCATCGATCAATCCAATACAATTAGCCAATACTAAATTATATTTACTAACGCTACTACGAGGAAATGCTAGAATGTCATAGTCTAAATCGGTATGACCAAAATTACTAAACACTTTTTCTTTTTGTACAGCTAGTTTAAGATTGGTCTTATACTGAATATAATCTACTCGTTTGTATGCACCGTTATCATATGTTTCCCCAATTATCTCTGGGCCACTTGTAACAATTACATCAAAACCAGTAGCTCTATCAGTACCTTTCTTTGGCAAATTACTTGTTTCTTTATAATCTTCGTTCTTTAATACTTGAATCTTCATAGAGCCGATACTTCTTGTTTGATCTTATCAATATTAATTTTATGCAAATCTATACCCATCTTTCCATTGGGTTGACTCTTAATATCATAACCATACTCAGTGAAAATATCAAACTTTTTAGTTGGTTTAAAATTTTCAATAGTGAAATCCATTGCTTTGATGAATTGATCGCACATATTCTTTGCATTAATACCACCTTCATTCATTGCCCACAATCTACCTTCCAATCCACATTCTTCACGCTTTTCGGAACCGGCTAGATACCAATACATAATTGCATCTGCAATGTCTGAATAATTTGTTAAATCATCCATAATATATGGGGTAGGTGGACTACCTTGCATATTTTGTACTTTGGGCCATACTGGTTTAGCCCATTTGCCGTGATTTGTATATTTTCCAGATGCATTTGTACCAAATTCCAAATTAAATTCAATTGCATTACCATTATCATCTACGATACCTAGTTGATCTTGTAGACCACCTGTTACAGTAGCTATGACAGGTGTACCACACATAATAGCTTCTGCAACACTCAAACCAAATCCTTCATTAGAACTTACATTTGACAACACATCGGCTAAGTTATAAAAAGCACACATTTCGTCTGGTGACCAACGAGATTCGTTTAATACGACCTTGTATTCTGGACAAATCGACGCAATCGTTGCAACCAAATCTGTACCAGCTTCACATACTTTATCAGTATGCATTACCAATGCACATTTACTAGCTTCTTCTTTTGTCAAAGAATCACAAAATGTTCTAAATGCTAGAATAAGATTGGCGGGGTGTTTACGATGTGCATTTCGACTATTAAATGCTACAATGAAATTATAATCGCCGTCACCCAACAATTCTTTTTTAATTTTTTGAACAGCTGGATTATTCTTTTCCAATACTCTAAATTCATTGCTGTTAATACCGTGTGGCACCAAATGCAATAGATGTTTTCCGTTTACTGGCATATTATAGGTTCTCCTTCTTTATAATGTTTCCGTTGTTGTCAAAGTCTCCAAAGATACTGGTACAATTTTCTGGTCCTAGTACCCATTTGTTAATATTGTCTGTTTGTTTGCTAATAGCGAACAATGCGTCACAACATTTGTAAAATGGTTTGTTCCACATAGGATATGGTAGATCGTCCCAAATGTCTAAGTAGGTTAGAGGAATTTTAGAACGAATCTGATTTTCAATATTGTACAACCATCCCCAGAAACGTGGATCTGTAAAGTGCATAATTGCATCTGGTTTTTCTAGAGACATGATTTGAAATAGAATTTCTTCATCACCATAACCATCTACAGGATATAATCTGAGATAGTTATCATTTCGTCCATTGAGTTTATCAACAGCTTCTTTCATATCAACGATTTTACCTTGTTCAGGGTGTTTAATGGCACCAGCTATTTGCACCCAATCGTAATGCTGTACGGTGCCTAAGACAAGTTCCCTTGACATTGTTGCGATACCACTATGCATTCTTAGATCGTCGCTCAATAATAATATTTTTTTCTTCTTCATTTAGATTCCTTTGTAGATAGTTGAAATGGTTGATTATAACTTAATTTTTGACAAACGCTTTCGCTTATTTCTGTTTGAAAATTCGAATCGGTCAAATATCTTTCCAAACACTTATTTACAAAGTCTTGAAATGATATTCTACCACGAATATTAAGCTCTTTAAATTGATTATATAACTCTTGATTGAGTTTTACTGTAGTAACAACTTGGTCCATAACATATGTGTATATGTATATATGTACATATGTTTTTGTATTATTTTAAATTGTTTTTATTGTAACGTGCGTATTTAAAATTAAAGGCCTAATATTAGTTTTGATTTTAGGTTTTTCGTTTGAAGTCTTTAAAATATTAGTAAATCTATTTGTGACTGATTCATAAGAATATGTTTCAATTACTGATTTGTACGATTTATTTACTATAACATCAAAATAATTAATGTCATTTAAAGATTTACAAAATATATTCTCTAATATATTAACATCATTGGTTGATGTCTCTGGATATAAAATTTTATTTGCATCATTTAATCCGCCAATAGTCATATTTTTGAATATCGCGTTGTATATTGTTTGTTGTCCTAATTGGGGTTCAGGATCCATATTCAAGATATATTTATATTTTGATACTAAATCTAAAAAATCGTACATAGAAGAAGTTTCTAACTTAATATAATCAATATTATATTTTTTCGATAAAAACTTACCGAATTTTTCGGCATCTCCTTGTCTCCATGTACATTTAGGCAAATATATTACAATCTTATCTTCTTTTTTTTGTTTTGAAAATAACTTTTCATAGGTATAAACATCAATTGGACAAGGCAACCAATCTACGTTTTTATTAAATTTGTATGAATAATTCATTGACACGTTAATATTTTTGTACATTGATAAAATTCGATCACATTTATTAAAAAATTTTATACGATCTTCAATCGATGAGATAAAATATAGTTCTTTTATAATTGCGCAAATTAAAGCATTTGGATAAGCTTTTCTTATTTCGTCTATTTTATCAGTATGCCATTCTAAACAAACAAATATAATATCTAAGTCAAATTTTGGTACTGAATTAAATTCTGATAAATTTATAAAAATTCCTTGACACCAATCAGTCCAAGAAAACCATGCTTCTTTGACTTTAAAAGTATTTTCCATTAATTTGTCATTTTTTAAATAAAACGACTCATTGCCTTTAACATAAAAACTCGGAAGTTGATTGTTTAAAAACTTATCTAAAAATATTCCTATTTTCATTTAGAAGCCTTGGCATCACAGTTTGTTTTGTGGTGAATGCAATATTTACAATTTTTCTTGGCTTTGCCTGGGATTTTGGGATATTCTATGGATGTGTTATAAGTTCCATCAGAATTAAATCCAATATCTAAGAATTCAATAAAAGAGTTAATGGATTCCTTTATGATTACAGGTCCGGCAGCTGGTTTAAATACTTGAATTCTACTTTGTGGAAATGATACGTTTTCATAGAGTTTACGTTTAACAATGAAAAATTCTACTTCAATTGAATTGAGGGGCACATTAAACTTTTTACTATAAACACTTTTATACAGGTGCAATTGCGCTAACTTAGTAGGATCTTCCTTCATATAACTGTTCCATCCGCTACTAGATGTCTTGAAATCAATGATTTTATAGTATTCTTTATTTTTTTCTTTTAATACCAAATCAATGAAACCAACGAACTCAACATTATTTTTAATGGGTATTTCTAGTGGAATTTCGATACCAACCAATTCATAGTCTTTGGTAGAGAAGTATTTGAGTCTATTAGCAGATTTACAGAATGTATCTATAATATCATTACCATCAAAAATGAAGTCGGTAAATTCTTCTTCTTTTACATCTTTTACCTTTTTGATTTCCTCATTAAACTTATCTAAGAATAACTTCTTTACATCCAACGAGTCTGCAATACCTACCCCTTCCTTATATAAGGATGTAAGATAGGTTTGAAATGCATGATGAATGGCAGTTCCAAACGTGGTATTAATATTATCATCTTTAACACGAAGATTCTTAACATAATCCAAATACCACTTTTGGGGACATTTTAGAAATGTAGAATATTGGCTAAAACTGACTCGTTTCTTTTTTATTTCTTTAATTTCTTCAGTTGACATTACATTATCTTACACTATAATTTAAAATAGTCAACTTATAAAAACTATATATTGTATATGAAAAAAATACTATTACTTCTATTAATGTCTCTAAATCTTGTCGCCAATGATCTGTATCTATATGACACAAATGAACAAATTGAAATAACCGAGGTTATTAACAATAAACTTAGTGTGTTAAACGCCCAAATTAATAATACCTTTACACTTACTAACAGTTTGAATATAAACACCCAAACCAATAGTACCGCTACATATGTGTTTCCATATAGAATTGCTATACACCAACGTGAAAGCACCAGTACATACTTCAATCAAACAAGTACTGAATATGATAATAATTTCAAATTGCCTGAGGTTGTTAAAGTAAAAGACGCAATGTTTAACTTTACGAGTAATGGTGAGTTATACTGTGTCAGTGAAAGTGCTACTACAAATACAATTCTAACTTCTTTATGTTCGGTTGTATTCAATAAAACAAGTTTCTTTATAAAGTCAGGTGATAAATATACACAGATATATGTTGTTGGTGGTAACGCAACTGTATTGGATAGTAAATCAAAGAAGAAGAAAGATTTAAAAGAGGGAGATTATTTGGTTGTTACTCCCCAAGTTATATTAAATGCTAGAGAAGCAACTGTTACCAAGATGGGCAACAGTTTCAGTATCAAAGAAGTAGAAGATGAAGAAAAAGATGCTCATAGCAAATCTATTCAAACTTTGAAGGTAAAATTAGACAATACTTTATTTGTAAACTACGGACAAAATATTTTTGGTTTTAAATTAAAATGAAATTAGATCATCTAGAGTCTCTCACAGAAGACGAATTAGCAATGTTATGGTTCTGTATTAATAAAATTAATCCACCTGTGTTAAGCGGAGAAGAACTTGAACCGTGTTTATTCGTTTCAATTAAACATAAACGGTTGATGGATAGAATATTACAATGTGCGCAACACGTAAAAGAAGAACATCACGCAGTTTTCACTGGACTTGTTGCTAAATTGAAGGTATAGTGGTTGTATGTATCAAAATATATTTGTTTCAAAGAAAGATAACATTATTCACTTGTGGGATGATAAAAAAGGATATGTAACGGTTCCGTATCGTCCATATGCTTATCGAAAGCGTGAAGGTGGAATGTATCGTAGTATTTATGGAGACGAATTGGAAAAGGTATACAAATTCAATCCAAAAGACCCAAGTTTATTTGAAAGTGATGTTCCAGCAGAAACTCGCATCTTGATTGATGCTTACGAGGACAGTGACGAACCTTCTGAAGGACATCGTGTTGTATATCTTGACATTGAGGTTAGTACCGAAGGTGGCTTTCCAAACGTAGAAGAAGCTGATAAAGAAATTACAGCTATTGCTATTTATGATAGTTGTACATCTAAATATACAGCTTTCATTTTGGATAAAGAACATAAGCTACAGGACTTCGTTAAAGAAAATGTAGAAGTACGTAGTTTTACAGATGAAGATAGTCTATTGATGCACTTTCTTACCAAATGGGAAGAAATTCAACCTACTATTAGTACTGGTTGGAACAGTGATAACTTCGACATGCCGTATCTATTCCGTCGTATGAAAAATATCGTTGGTCCAAACAATGCAAAACGTTTGAGTCCAATTCAAGTTGCTTATATCAATGACTGGAATAAGAAAGTTATTGTAGCTGGGGTAACTCATTTGGATTATATGACTCTTTACAAGAAGCTTAATATTAAACAAGAAGCTAGTTATGCTCTTGGTGCTATTGGTAAAAAGATCGTGGGTATGGAAAAGATTGCCTATAAAGGTAGTTTGGATGATTTGTACAAAGCTGATATCAACAAGTATATTGAATATAACTTGAACGACGTACAAATCATTGTAGCACTAGAAAAGAAGTTACAGTTTATTGAATTGGCAAGGGCTATTTGTCACAAAGGTCACGTTCCATATGAATGGTATGAAATGAGTTCTCGTTTCATTGAAGGTGCTATTCTTATGTATCTACGTCGTAAAGGACAAGTCGCTAAAAATAAATCATTGGATGGTCGTGATGAATATGAAACTCAAATGGAAGATAATGAACAAGGTTTTGAAGGTGCTTATGTTAAAGCTCCTACTCCCGGTCGTTATGATTGGGTCTTTGACTTGGACCTTACATCAATGTATCCGAATATCATCATCAGTCTTAACTTATCGCCTGAAACTAAAGTAGCAGTAATTAATAAGATTGAATATGATAATTCTTATGTAGAAGATCGTACCAAAGAAATTCGTGAGGATTATGAGAATCTAGGTGATAGTGCTCAAAAGAAGACTCCATTTGCTCAATATCTTGAACAACGATTGTACGCATTTAATGCTAGATTGTTTGCTCAAGACAAGATTGGCAAGTATCACGTTGGATCTACAGTTTATACCAATGATGAATTTAAACAATTGGTTGTCCAAAGCAATTTGAGTGTGGCTAGTAATGGTGTAATGTGTAAGAAAGACAAGACTGGGGTTATTCCAGAAATTCTAGTAAAGTGGTTCGATGAACGTAAAGATCTTCGTAAACTTGCTAAGAAGCATGCGGATTTAAAAGAATGGGAAAAATATGAATTTTATGATGGTCGTCAAAAAGTACAAAAAGTATTACTTAATTCAATCTATGGTGTATTGGGTCTACCGATCTTTAGATTTTATGACAAGGATAATGCGAGCGCTGTTACCATAACTGGTCAAGATATTATCAAATCTACTGGTAAAGCTATCAATGAGTGTTTCAAACGTTCATTGAATGAGAAAGAAGGAGATTGGGTTATCTATACAGATACAGATAGTTGTTTTGCTAGTGCATTACCTATCATTAAAAAGAATATGCCTGATATCGATCTAAATGATGAAAAGGCAATGACTGAGGCTATTTTGAAAGTAACTGGCGATGTACAATCGTTTGTCAATAAGTTTTATGATGTAATGGCAAAACGTTACTTCAACATTGAGAAACATCGTTTTGATGCAAAACAAGAAGTTATTGCTAAGACCAGTTTCTGGTTGGCTAAGAAACGATATGCTCAGTTTATTATCAACAAAGCTGGTATTGAGTGTGATGAAATGGAAGTAAAGGGTATTGACGTAGTTCGTACCAGCTTTCCAATTCGATTTCGTAAGTTTATGCAAAAGTTCTTGGATGATATGTTACGTAAACTCCCAAAAGATCAAATTGATGCTAGTATTCTTGAATTTAAAGATAAGATGTCTACTTATCCAGTTATTGAGATTGCAAAGAATACTAGTGTAAAGTTTAAGAGTCAAAATGGAGATAATGATTATAATCCAAAGACCAGACATCCATTTCAGTTTATGGATGGTACTCCAGCACAAGCTAAAGCTGCTTTGGCTTATAATGATTTGTTGAAGACTTGGAAGTTAGACAAAGATGTACCTGAGATTTTCCACGGTCAAAAGATCAAGTGGGTATATCTAAAACAAAACCAATATGGTATTGAGGGTATTGCTATGAAAGCTGATGGTACTGATCCTGATCGTATTATGGAGTTCATTGAACAATATGTAGACAGAAATGCTATGTATGAACAAGAACTTAAAGGCAAGTTGTTAGACTTTTATAATGTGTTGAATTGGAGTTATCCAAATGAAACAGATGTTAAATTAGAAGAGTTTTTTAGTTTTTAAAAAGTTATGAAAAAATATAGTGAGTTATTGACTATTCCTGAAGAGGGATCGTCGTTAGAGTTGAAAACCAGTTATGATACAGTTATTGCTCGTAAATATGAACGTGTGGTAATTGGTCAACGGGGTCCATATGTAGAATTTACACCCAATCAAATGCTGTGTGATAAACTGTTTATTCCTAAAAATCAATTATATAGACTAAGTGACCCAAAGGTTTACTATATTGAGTTTAGAACCAATGATAGTAGCAATGTGAAGGTATATTATCAAATGAGAACAGTCGCATATGCAGATTATAAAATTGGTTGCTTTTATGTATCACCAAGTGATTTATACAGTGAGGGTATAAAGTGTCTTTCTGAAAAGAATCACAGCAATGAAAACGTGGGATTATTTTTTGAATTCAACAATTGACAAACAAATCGACATCGGTTAACATTATAGAGTATGAAGAAACAAATATTAACTACATTTATCGACAAATATTCACTCAACGGTACCATTGAAAGTGTTAAATGGATCGTTGACAACAGCAACAAACAAATCAAAACAGCATCAATTAGTGATGATAAAAACGTTATCAGTTATGTTGTGATTAAAGATGACGCGGGGTTGACTGATTCTGAGATTGGCATCAATGACACTACCAAGCTAAAGAAGTTGTTGAATGTTCTAACAGAGGACGTTAACATCTCATATAACAAGCGTGAAGAGAAGATTGTTTCACTATCATTGAACAGTGAAGGTACTGATGTACAGTACGTTACTGCTGATTTGACTGTGATTCCAAAGGTTCCAGATCTCAAAAAGTTGCCTCCGTTCAATTTAGAGATTCCTCTTACGAAGGAGTTTGTTACTACATTCGTTAAAGCTAAGAGTGCTTTGAGTGATGTTGATACAATGACTTTTATCAAAGATAAAAAGGATAAGATCAAGTTAACTATTGGATATAGCAGTGTTAATAGCAATCGTATTAATATCGATATCAAGCCAACAGAAGGTAAAGATACTCTTGGTAAGACTATTCACTTTAGTGCTAAGTATCTAAAAGAGATTTTGACTAGCAATAGTGATTGTGAAAATGCAGTATTGAAGATCAGTGATGCTGGTATTGCTCACGTTGAGTTTAATAACGATCTATTCAATAGTTCTTATTATCTAATTGACATCAAGAGCGTAGATTAATACTAATTATGAGTTTCTTTGTTGAAGAAAAGTCAGATAGTGTGGAACAACATAGTCTTTGGGCTGAAAAATATCGTCCATCGAAACTAGACAATTATATCTGCTCTGACAGTATCAGAGCAGTTTTTCAAGATTTTATTAATAAGAAACACATTCCACATATACTTTTACACGGTGGTGCTGGAACTGGTAAGACTACATTGGCAAAAATTCTAACAAGTAACATTGAATGTGATGTTATGTATGTTAATGCTAGTGATAATACCAAGGTGGAGTTTATTCGTGAAACTATTAAGCCATTTGCAGCTTCAACTGGTTTCAATCCATTGAAAGTTGTTATTTTGGATGAAGCTGACTTTTTGTCAGCTAGCAGTCAGGCATCTTTGCGTAACTTGATGGAGACTTATAGTAGTACTACCAGGTTCATTTTAACGTGTAATTATGTTGAAAAGATTATTGATCCGTTGTGTAGTCGTAGTCAGGTATTTAAACTTGAACCACCTTCATTAAAAGATGTAGCTGTACATATCAAGAATATTTTGGATAAAGAATCTATCAAGTATGAATTGGTGGATCTAAAGAAGATTGTTCAGGATTTTTATCCTGACGTTCGTAAGATCATCAATTTTATTCAACAGAGTTCTTCGGATGGTAAATTGAAGATCTTGCAAAGTCAAGGTGCTAGCTTTGATTTGAAGAACAAGTTAATTGACTTATTAAAGTCTGCTAAGACCAATGGCAAGTCATTTAATGAAATTCGCCAATTGATTAATGATGCGGGTACCCGTAATTTTGAAGAACTTTATACAGAACTATATTCTAGGATTGACGAATATGCAGTTGGTAAAGAAACATTAATTATTATAGAAATCGCAGAATATGTATATCAGAGCAGTATGGTCGTAGACAAGGAAATTACGTTTATGGCATGTGTTGCTAAAATTATCAAATCAATTAATAAATAATATGTTTCAAAAAAGAGCTATAGTATTAGGCGCTGGTGGTTTTATAGGTGGACATTTGGTTAAAAAACTAAAAGAAGAGGGTTATTGGGTCCGTGGAGTTGATATCAAAAATAATGAATATCATAATTATGCCGACGAATTTATTTTAGGAGATTTAACCGATTCTAACATTGTAGAATCTGTAATTTCAGAAAACATCGATGAGGTGTATCAATTAGCGGCTGATATGGGTGGCGCTTTGTATATTTTTACAGGTCAGAATGATGCAAATGTAATGCATAATTCTGCATTAATTAATCTTAATGTAGTACATCAATGTGTTAAGAAAAAGGTAAAGAAAGTATTTTATTCATCTAGTGCCTGTGTATATCCTGAATATAATCAGATGGATCCGAACAATCCAAAATGTGCGGAAAAAGATGCTTATCCAGCTGAACCAGACAGTGAATATGGTTGGGAAAAATTATTTAGTGAAAGATTATATTTAGCCTATAATAGAAATTATAAGTTAGACGTTAGAATTGCTAGGTTTCACAATATATTTGGTCCATGCGGAACATATAAAGGTGGCAAAGAAAAAGCGCCTGCCGCTATGTGTCGCAAAGCGATTGAATCGGAAAACAATTCTACGTTTGAAGTATGGGGAGATGGATTGCAAACTCGTTCATTTCTTTATATAGACGAATGTATAGAAGGTATTTTGAGACTTATGCGACAAGATAGTTTTATTGGACCCGTAAATATTGGGTCTGAACAGATGGTATCAATAAACGATTTAGCTCAAATGGCAATTAAATTGTCTGGTAAAAATCTTAAAATAAGTAATATTGCGGGAGAAGAATTTTATAAAAAATATGGTTTTAAATGTCCTACGGGTGTACGTGGTAGAAATTCAAACAATTGTTTATATAAAGAAAAAATGAATTGGTCACCTACGCAACCACTGGATATAGGTATAAAAAATACCTACGAATGGATTTATAATCAAATTAAAAATTTTTAATTATGTTTAAATTTAATAATTGGGATGTTGTTAGTAAAATTTCTATCGACAAATTAGCTTCGTTAATTATAACGGATAAGTCTGTAGATAACATTAATTCAGATAAATTATTGTATAATTACATACCTACAGATGTAAATTTTACGATATTGGATTTTGGTTGTGGTATTGGTAGAAATACACTTGATATTGCTAATAAATTTCCAAATGTAACTATTATTGGATATGACAATAGTTCAATGTTATCACGTGTTGAAGAATACTCTTTAAGGAGATATAATAAAAAATTAGAAGAGTATAAAAATGTTCAACTTATTTCTGATTGGGCATTTATAAAAAATATAAAATTTGACTTTATATTTGCTACTTTAGTTTTTCAACATATTAATGAGGACGATTTAACCGTTTATCTTAATGATATTAGAAATATGACCGATAAGTTGCTTGTGTCAGGACGCAGGTTTAATGATGAATCGGTAAATGGCATTTATAAAAATACTTGGGAAATTTTACAAAAAAACAATTATGTGCCTGTTTCTAATAAAAGAACTGACAATCAAGAGTTTAATGTATACGGAGATCCAAATGACCATTTTTCTTGTTTATATATTGTAAATAAACCATCGAATTCTATAATAGATATAGATGATTCTGTGGAAATAGTTCTTGGTCGTGGATGGCATAATTTAGAAGGAACAGATGAATTGTGCTGGAGATGGACATCTGAATTGTTTTTTGTACAAATAAACAATTTTAATTACGATTTCATTTCGATTGAATCTGCCAACTTACCATACGCAGCAACTGTAAAGTTTTATACAAAATATAAAGATAGTGATGATTACCAGTTGTTTACAACAGTTAGTGCTGAAAAAGATAAAAAGTTGTTTGTTAAGATTCCATTAAATAATGTAGTGGAAATAAGATGTGAATCTAGTACATTTACCCCAAGTGATATTGATCCAAAAAGTCAAGACAATAGAAAATTGGGAATTAGAGTAAATGGATTTACGATGTGGAAAAATGAAGTATCAAACTTTATTGGTATGAACGCTATCTTTTATTATAAAGACGACATTTCATATAAAAAATTATCTTATATTGAAACTCACACAGATAAATTTTTTCAATTTCCAAAAGTCCAACATTCATCTAATTTAGATAATTATACAGTACTATTAACGTGTCACGGAGATAGACTTTCATTTGGAAAAAAAGCTTATCAATCTATTATTGACGCTGGTATCACCAATATAGTAATAGTAGTGTCAGGATTTAATTTTGAATATGTTAATTGGGCAAAACAGTTATCCAAAAAACATAAAGTAGTTATCATAGAAGATGAACGAAATAATAATTTATGTTGGATTGAAGGATTAAAAAATGTAACTACAAATTGGGTTACTATTCTTCACGATGATGACATCATCTTATCCGAAGTTAAAAATGCAGTAAATTTAATGAACGAAAATTGCGCATTTGGAGTTTGGAAAGGATCGGTAGAAAATTTCATTACTAAAAAAACCGAGTTAAATTCAACTTTGGATATAGAGTTAAAAACTGGGGTGTACAAAGTAGACGTAATAAAAGATTACATTATTAGACAGGGATATTCTTTATCGCCTATTCATGGAATTTTTCCAACTGATAAACTTCTTTCTTGTTTGATTGAATGGGAACAAACTCACGGAAATGATAAATTTTTTTATGAACGTCCATCATTCGTTGTGGGAAACGATATATACATTTGGTCGCATTTTACTAAGAATTCAGATAATTTGTTCTTATTTTTTCAAGAAAAATGCGTTAAATGTATAAGTCACGATTCTAGCGCTACTCAAATTGATATTAACAGAAAAAAAATAGTTGATAGCAATTTTATAAAAATTTATTCTAAGGTAAAAAGTTTACATATTAAAAACAATTTAAAGGTCGGTATCATTTTTTATGTTCACCAAATGAACGATGGTATTAAAAAATGTATTGATAATATAAATGATTATAAATTATCAAAATATAATATTCCATTTGTTGTGTATTCGGATAGCAATTTAGATGCTGTTAATTTTGTTAAATTTAACAAAATGGAAGAAATGCAAGCTGGTTTATATAGAAAATGTGATAAATATGCATTCTGGGCATTTGTAGAAGGTATACGAATTGCTAAAGAAAAAGGTTGGGATTATTTCTTTTGTTACGAATGGGACTGTTTAATATCTAAGGATTATTGGTTTGATATATTATGGCAAGAACATTTAGCTTGGCCATATGAACCAATTATTACAGGAACACCAGCAATTAGAATGCCTAAACTAGCAATAGGTAATTTTTTTCAAAGTATTCAAGATTATGTATACAACTATTCAAAAGAATGTAAAGTATCAATAAATATTGATCACGCTTCACCTATATCAATATATACAAATGGCGCACTTACATTTTATAATACAGAAAAAATGTGTGAGTTTTTTAATAAAGAATTATACGGTACTATTTTAAATAAAAGCGAACACGTAGACGAAGTTGGTCCTTGGGATTTTGGTCTTGGAATTCGTATTTATAATAAACTTAAAGAAGATTCTTTTAAAAGAGTAGGATGGTTGCCGTCGTCTTATTCAGGTTGTGGAGATTTTTGTTATAATGAAAAACAAAGATTGAATATGTTAGAAACCAATTTAAAAGTAATTATGCATCAATATAAATATATATAATTCACACAATATATTTTTCTTTGAATTGTTCATTTACTAAATGTGGTTCATTTGAGTTCTCTATTGCAATTAATAATTTTTCTCTATCACCATCTTTATCAGTCATAAACTTTATTATAGACAATACTTCTTCAATAGTATTGTCTTTTAAATGTTCATATATAACAATTTTTGAATTGGGTATATATTTGAAAACCCATTTATTCAAAAAATGATTATAGAAAATTTTCTTTTCTTCAATCCAATCGTTATAGCGTCTATATTCTTGAAAGTTTATTAAATCCGTTGAACCCATTTCTTTTTTAAAATAATTATTATCTATGTTTTCCACTTCTAATTTATAGTAAGAGTTTAGACAATTTTCGGCACCTCTTATTTGTATAAGATATTTTCTATCATTTTTAACTGGGGTGTATAAATGAATATCGTGATTTTTTTGTAAGTTCGTATTTTCATTTACATCAATCATCAATTCCGGATTATTGTACATTTCGCAGTAATTAAGATCGTTTTTAAAATAATACTTTAATATTCTACTTAACCACGTGTGTCCACATCTAGGAAACGTAATACACTCAGTTACATATAATTCATTTACAATTCTTGTCATAACATCTTATATATATAATTTTAATATAAATCAATTCACTGTAAGTAAAAATATATTACATATAAATCAATTAACACATTAATCTTTTTTGATATATTTATAAGTATATGTCTAAACTACAAGAATTGGGGGATCTCGGCGACAGAATGATGCAAGGTTTACCTTTCGCTCAAGGAGGAGCTGTTTCTGGTGCTTCTGATTTATCTACCTTTGCGAGTCCCGACGTATCTCAAGATCCAAATCATTTTGGCACACTGACAGATAAAAGTAAAATTACAGTTAGTGCTAAAGATTCAATGTCAAAAGTAACTCCATTTGGTCCATATACTGGTCAAAATCCTAGAGATTATGTGGGAGATGTTGAAAAAATCAAATACAAAGTAACTCCTGATGAAGTTATTATGGGTATTGATTATGAAATGAAGAAACTTGTGCTAAAAGATAAACAAGTGGCTAAACAAAATGTTGTGAATAATCTAAAGAAAGATCCTCAATACTACAGTAAACTTCATATGTTGGATATAACAGATGAACCTGAAAAGATAGATGAAACAGATTATCGTACCCCACAAGAAAAAGCTATAGCTGAAATAATGAGAAATTTGCACGAAGCAAAAAAACAACGTAGAAACTGGAACTAATATGGCTAACTTTGCTAAAGATAAACCCACATACCGTAAGGCCGATCCACTTCACAAAGGTTGGCACTATATTGGCGACGGCAGATTTCACGATCCAAGTGTTGGTAGCGATCCAATGAGAGGTCGTAGATGGATGATTGATCCAGGAGCTGGTAGTGGTAAAAGCTTTTCAAAATTTCAACAAGGACTAAAGAATGATTAATAATTTATTAAAATTACCAGGAGGAGAAGGTGACAGTACACCACCAGATCAAGTTGATCCTACTCAACTAAGTACCGGTATACAAATTGAGATGGAACATACCAATGATGTAGAAATTGCTAAAGAAATTGCTGTGGATCATTTAACCGAAGATCCTAAGTATTATACAAAATTAGTTAATGCTGGATTGGCTAAGGAATTTCAAGCAGGTACTAGTTCTGGATTTGGTGACCCCAATTCAAGTTTAAATGATCCAGCAAGAATTGGTATGGGTGGATTAAAAAAAGGAAATATGGGTGGATCTATTGGTGGTACGTCAAATGGAGAAGTTGATGGAAGACGCAGTAAACCCATTGTAAATAAGACTATTGACATCGAATTGGAAGGTCAAACTTTTAATAGCTTAGAAGAAGCTTTATTGGACGAAAAGAAAAGAAGAAAGAAAGGCAAAGGTAAAAGAAAACCGAAGCCAACCAATCCTGCTTTATGGTCTAGAGCCAAATCCGCAGCAAGATCTAAATTTGATGTTTATCCTTCAGCTTATGCTAATGGTTGGGCCGCTAAATGGTACAAGAGAAAAGGCGGCGGTTGGAGAATGAGTGAATCTTATCCAGCTCAAGCTATGGAAAGTCCATTTCCATCAGATGCAACAATGACTGGATCTGGTACAAATGGCAGTGGATATGATTTTGTCGGATATGCAGAAAGCAAACAAACTATGAATAAACAACAACTAAAAGAAGCTATCAAAAAAATGATTCGTGAAATGGAACAAGATGATGTTAATGTAGATGCAGAAAAAGAATCTGTAACTATTACATTGGATCGTGAACTTGCTCAAAAACTACACGATTTATTAATGACACAATTAACTCCTGCGGGAGAAGATGCAGAACAAACTCCAGCTGGACCAGAAGATGCAAATGCCGTAGTACCCGCTGAAGATGATGTGGAAGCTAAAGCTGATAATATGAGCAGCGATCAATTGCCAATTAAGGCTGGTGGCGAAAGTGGTGAATCTGTTGATGATGTTACATCCGACGAATCCGATTCAATGGATGAAGCTAAAAAACAATGGATACAAAAAGCCATTAGCAAACCAGGCGCTTTGAAGAAAGCGTTACACGTTCCAGCTGGAGAAAAGATTCCAGCTAAAAAATTAGCCGCAGCTGCAAAAAAAGGTGGAAAAATGGGCCAAAGAGCAAGATTGGCTAAAACACTTCGTAAGTTAAAAGAAAGTCTAGAATAATATTCAAATTAAGATCTATGAACGAAACAGACAATTCAGCGTTAGCAAATTATAAAGCATTTCAAAAGTATAAAGATTATGCTTTAAAAATGATTTCAAAACTTGAAAAAATAAAAGCAATTGGAAAAGGTAAAATACCTACTGGCGACATTGTTACGCAAAGTTCTGTTGGGTCTGTTATTGTTGGTTTGGGTGATAGATTTCCAGAATTGACAACCAAATTAAAAGGTTTGTTAAAGCATTCGTTCAATCATAGTGATTTAGTTAAGTTACATCAAACAGGTAAAATAGATCTTAATAATTGGGAAGATCGATCTTTAAATGAAATTATGTCTGAAATAAATCGTATTAAACATCAAGTTAATAATTTAAAGTCGGAAAACGCAGAAATGGCTCAAAGTGATGTTACTAAAATTATTGATTATAGTGAAAAACTACAATCGATGTTTGATGTAAATGATAACTTGGAAGATTGGGTAAAAGCCAAGTTAAATCACGCATGCGATTATGTGGCTACGGTACGTGATTATTTGAAGTTTTATCGGGATGAAAAAGAAGCTGGTACTTCTGACGATCAGATAGATGAAAAATGGACAAATAAGTATAAAAAGCGTATAAATTGTAACAACCCCAAAGGTTTTAGTCAAAAGGCACATTGTAAAGCTAGAAGACTAAGACAGATGGGTAAAAAGACAAAGAGTAAACCAGTAAAAGAAATATATGAAGCGGTTGTACGTCATATGTTAAAAGAATTCAATAGCAGTATGGCTATGGGTGCTTTGAAACAACTTAACAGTGATGCTAAAGAATTGGAAACAATGTTACAACCAAACTCTGAGTTGGAGGATTGGGTAAAAGCTAAGTTAAACTTAGCCGGTGAATATTTGGATGATGTTTATCATCATCTAGACCATTTTGGTCCACAAGGCAGAAAGTTTGATGAAGTGAAAATTGCGCATAATCTTGAAGAAGGTTGGAAAGACTGGGTTGCTGCAGGAGCAATTGGATTGGGTGCAATGTCTGGAGATGTTGATGCGGCTAAAATAAAACCCGCAAATCAAGCTACAGTAACTCAAAATGTTCAAAAACCTTCTCAGAATCAACCATACACAGTTGAAGATGTTATTGCTGCTACAATCGTAGACGAAGCTGGTGGAGAAAAGAATGCTTACGAGGGTATGCAAGCTGTTTTAAATGTAATTATGAATCGTGTTAACGGAGACATTAGAAAAGCATCGATGCAATGTTTAAAACCATATCAATTTAGCGGATGGAATAAAGTTAATAAAAAAGATATCAATGATATTAAAAAATATATCGATTCAAAGAAGAGTCATACAAGATTTAAACTCGCACTCGATTTAGTTAATAAAGCAAAAAGTGGTTCTTTAAAAGACATTACTAAAGGTGCAAATCATTTTTTAAATGTAACCACACAACAACGATCCGGCGGTAAATTACCATCTTGGTATAGTAAAGATAAAGTTGTCGCTGATATAGGCAGACATCGGTTTCTTAAATTAGAATCGTTAAAGCCTCTCGGAGAATACTTTGGTTTTACAACTTATTTCTAAGTTATGAATGAATGGCCAACAGTACCAATGGGTAACTTACAAGCTATGATGGTAATGCGTCAACAGAGTGCGCCTGTATCATCTATTAATGCTTTTGACCCATATCAAGCTATGTTGAGACGTAAACAATCAAATACATCAGATGATAATGGTTATATTAATGCCGAAGTAGAACAGTATGATCCTAAAGATATAGAAGCATTGGAAGAGTTTTGTCAACAATATGGTATAATGGGATTTAACTTTGGTAAAATGAATCCTAAGTCAACATTACGAATGTTGAAGAATAAAATGGGAATCGTAGAAAAAGTAAATAATAAAAAAATGTTACTTGACTAGTTTAAGATAGTTATTTTTGTTATGGTAAAGTTAATTAATGCTAAAAACTCCCCTCTTAATCTTGAAGTTTTGGTTGATTCTGATATTGATAATGTACCAGCATTATTTTTGTGGGAGGATTATATTACAAAAATACCACAACACAGTGAAGTTATAAAACTACACGCTAATTCTGGATATTATTCGGGATTAAATAAAGGTATAGATTTTTTCAAAAATGACATCATATTCAAAATAATAAGACTTGATACATACGAAGTAATATTTACACATCTTTTCAAAAATTTTAGTTTTATAAACGGAAAAAATGTTCTTTATATTTCCCAAAATAATTACAGTGGATATAGCTATTCTGCTAGAAATTATATATTTCAATTATTACAAAACGATTTTAAAGTTCATTGGATAAATAATTTATTTGGAACTTCTACATATAAACCGTGTAATGATGAGGAGTTGGAAGTTTTTAACTGCGAAAATAAATACGATCCTAATATAGTTTACGATTCGATAATAGTACATAACATCCCCAGTGGGTGGGACGATGTTGGAAAATATTTTAGAATTGCAAAAAAAGTGTACGGCCTTACAACCTGGGAAACAACACACTTACACGAAGATTGGGTGAAATTTATCAATTCTAGTGTTGTACACGAAGTAATTGTGCCATCACATTTTAATAAAAAGACATTTACAGAAAGTGGTATTAATAAAAAGATTAATATATGGTATCACGATGTGTTTAGCTTTGTAAACAATAAAGATTTAAATGTATCCAACGTTTTAAATAAATTTTATTTATATCAAGACAACCGATATGTTCAATCAGATTCTTTTATTAAAACAATATTGGATAATAATACCGTTTATTATAACATAAGTCAGTATAACGAACGAAAAAACCTGAATCAAGTTGTTTCTACTTTTTGTAAAAAATTCACAGCTGATGATAATGTATGTTTGTTTATCAAAACATATTTCAAAGAATTTACCATTTCTCAAAAAGAAATGTTGAAGTATAAATTTGCAGAACTTCTCAATACGTATGATAATATCCCACCAATTATATTTTGCTTTGATGACTTAAATGACGATGAAATAAACTTAATACACGAATTTGGAGATGTTTATTTTACTCTAAATAGAGGTGAGGGGTTTGGTTTGTGTACATATACCGCTAAAAAGATTGGTAACAAAATCATATGCGGTAAATTTGGCGCAGAAAAAGAATTTTTGTCTATTACCGATTCATTAATAAATTACACATTAGAATCTCCATTTAATATGGAGGTGTATCATAATTGGTATAATGATGATAGACAAAAATGGGCAACATATAATGACAAAGACGTTTTGGATGTTTTACGGTACTATCCAAAAACCATCAAACAAAAATACAATTATAAATGAAAAAACCCCCTTTCGGGGGTTTTGTTTTAAAGACTGAACTTTTGTTTTCTCAATTCGGATGGTAATAGTTCATCCAATGGTTCCAGACAGTTGACACAGTATGGTATATTAATTGGTACCAATGCGTCTTTATCTGTACCAGCTAGGATTTTACTTACTTTTCTAAACATAACACCGTTTTGAAAAACAGCGCCTTGACATTCAGTACATTGTACCGATTGTGTATCTTTCAATCCAAAATTAACATTTGGGGTTTGATTCATTCCTTGTATTTTGTTATTAAACATAATTTATATTCCTTTTCTTTTTTTGTAATCTTCTAACGCTGCGTTAAGTGCTTCGTGTGCTAATACCGAACAATGAATTTTTACTGGTGGTAAACCACCCAATGCTTCTACTATATTATCATTACTAAAGTTTTTTTCAAGTTCTTCTATTGTTCTACCTTTTATTAATTCTGTAGCCATAGATGAAGCTGCTATAGCACTACCACAACCAAACGTCTTGAATCTAGCATCAATTACACGATTGGTTGTTTCATCTATTTTGAGACTAATTTTCATTATGTCTCCACAAGCAGCTGCGCCAACTTCGCCAACAGCATCGGCTTCTTTTATATCACCCATATTACGTGGGTTTATAAAATGATCCATTACTGTTTCGTTATATAATGTATAGGATTCACTCATAGTCCGATTTGTTTAAGATCGTTTTTAACCATCTTATCAACAAGTTGTTCAAATGAAGTTTTTGGTTCCCACTTTAATTCGTTTCTAGCTTTGGTACTGTCTCCTAACAACAAATCCACTTCCGCTGGTCTATAAAATTTAGGATTGATCTTGACTAATACAGAAGATACAGGTTCATATTTTATTGCATCTTGTGTAGTAATACTAAACTCAGCAGATTCAGCCTCTCCATGCCACCCACCATCAATATCAGCCGCTTTAAATGCATACCATACAAACTCAGCAATAGTATGTGTTTCATTGCTTGAAAGTACATATTCATTTGGTGTCTCTTGATTTAACATTTTCCAAATACCATCAACAAAGTCCTCGGCATCACTCCAATCTCTTTTAGCTTTAACATTACCCAATTCAATTGGTTGAAACGATTTACCTTCAGATATTGCTTTTTTAATTCTAGCTACCCCCTTGGTAATCTTACGGGTAACAAACTCTTCTCCTCTTCTGGTACCTTCGTGATTAAACAACAAACCTTGTACCGCATACAAATTGTAACTTTCTCTATACACTTTAACCAGTTGTCTAGCAGCTGATTTGCTTGCTCCATATGGACTACGAGGTTTGGATGGATGATTTTCATCTTGCGGCACATAAGCGACGTTGCCATATTCTTCGGATGAACCAGCGTTATAGAATCTACAAGTTGGTTTATGTTGACGAATAGCTTCTAGGATGTGAATTACCCCAGTAGTATTACATTCCCAAGTTTGAGCTGGAAAGTCCCAGCTACTACCAACAAATGTCTGTGCTGCCAAATTAATAAAGTACTCTGGTTTTAACTTTTCTACAATTTTGCTAATACTATGTGCATCACTCAAATCAAAGTTAACTAATTTAAATCTGGGGTTGTTTTCTAAGTGTCTAATGTTTTCGTGATTTTTGATACTTAGTCTTCTAGCACCCCCCACGATGAAATAGTCTGTGTTTTTCAACAGATAATCTACCATAAAGCTGCCATCTTGACCAGTCACACCTGTAACAAATGCAACTTTTTTGTTTTCCATAAACGGAACAACATCATTAATATTATATATTTCCATAAGATATTTCATTCAAAACCTGATTCTTCGTCTTCGTCCTCTTCATCTAAATAGTCTTCATCTTCTCTGTTATTAATATTATATTTTTCTTTAAAATCCGCAACATCATCATTTGTGATACTACAAAGAAAAAATACAGCTTGTATATACAATATTATTTCTTCCTTTGTAAATTTATTCTTTTTGAAATATTCACTAATCTCATTTGATGCCGATGCTATTTTCTTTTGAACTGCTGGAGAAATTTTGATTTTAGGTGGCGCACCTTCTAATATTATTCCTGGTATATCATCAATTATTGAATCATCTATGTGATTATTTATAATATGTTTATACACTTCATCTTCAATTTTATTTTCGGGTACACCATTTTTCAACAACTTATTTTTTATATTCTTTACTTTTGTGGGACTTACTTTTTTACATATATTGAATGATGATAGTATGCCATTTTGAGATAATAGATGATTTATATTATTCATTGTAATATTATGTATAGTTGTTAAAATCTCTGACGCAAAATCTTTTTACTATCTTGTAGTATATCAGGATCAAATATTTTTGGTCCTTTGCTGATATAACCTTTACCACTCGTAAATGTACAATTGTAACAAAGCAGTCTCATATTTTCTATTTTATGATTCTTGTTGTTACCGTCTTCAAAATTTAACAATAATGGTAACTTACCATCAAGTATACGTCTTTCTCTAAATTCACACTGTTCACATTCTGCTTTTTTGATGCCTGATCTAATCAACTTATCTTTTAGTCTATGTACTGGAAACTCAGGATGTTTACCATCCAATATATCATTAATAGGATATTTTCCTCTATATGGATTAATTGGACCACGCGGACGAGAAGTTTTTACAATAGGCCATCCTTTAGTTTTGTGTACGCCATATTTTTTAGCATACATTTTAAACGTAGGATAACTTACTCCCAAAAACTTTGCTGCTTTTCTAGCTGAAACAGTTCGTTCGATTGCTTCTAATATTTCAGATTCGGTAATTGGTTTTCTTTTTTTACCATCTGTAGGACGCTTTGGATAAAGCTGATCTGCATATTGGTTTTCTAAGTGGGGAATAGTAATGCCTTTTCCCTGCAATATTCTTATTTGTTCAATTTCAAGTTTTACGTCTTCTCCAATTTCACTCAATGACAATAATTTCTCAACTTTAATTTTAAGGTCTTCAAGTTCTTTTAACTTTCGAGTTATTTCTTCGTTATCAAATATATTGTTCATTAGTATTTAGATGATGATATTGGTTCTTTAGCTAAATCTATTTCAGTGCTATTGTAAAATACTCTACGTAGAGTTTCCGCTCTAAATGGAAATGATGCATTCAAAAGTACTTTGTATGTATTTACTATTTTTTCTTTGCTATTTTTCCTTTTTAATGATTTAACAACCATTATAGGATTAACTAAAAAGTCATCGTCTTCTTTTAAAGTTTTAATTTTATCTTCAATGCATCGTGTACAAGCTTCTATATGAGGATCATCAAATATAGTTTCGTCAATTGATATCGTCATAGACCAGTTTGCGGATTTAACCAAGTAATTATTTTTATTTAACATAGTTCATATCTCCATCGTTAAGTAAATCCAAGTTAGCTAACTTTTGATTTACACTGTTACATACTTTTTCTTCGACTGTGCCTGACACAAACACAATCTTTTGTATACTTTTACTTTTTGCACTGTCACGCCATACTCTACCCGTTGCCTGTCTCATATTGACAGCCGAGTAAGATGGACTGATCAAAGCCAAACGAGGATACTTACCAGTAACATCGTGTAAACTCAAACCAGCACCACCAGCGGCGAGATTTATTAATATAACCCTTTGTTTATCTGCTTGAAAATCATCGATGTTTTGTTGACGAGCTTTTGCATATTTAGCTTCACCGTTAACAATACATTTAGTATTTAACCTTTGACTAAGTGCCTCAATAGTCTCTGAGAAGTTTAGAAATACAACAACACTCATATTGTTTTCTAGAGCTTCTTCCACCATTTCAACGAAAAGTGGAACTTTGATCATTTCTACTCTTTGTCTAGCTCTTAGTATTGCTGTAAGTTCACTACTCCTTTTATCTTTTTTTAGTAGTTTTTCGATCTTCAACAATTCAAGTTGCATTTCTTCGTATGCTGAATTGATTTTGTCTTGGTCTTCTTTTTCCATTTCATAACATTCAGCAATAATCTGACTTTCTGGGAAGTTAGGAATGGAATCGCGATTGAGACGAATACCTCTATTAACAAATATGTCATTGCTTAGTTTCTTTAGAGCATCCACATTACCACGAAATTCTAATCCAAATCTACCTCTAGTAACACCGTGTGCATAAGCCCATTCGTAATATTGTTTATTGTTCTTGAACAGTTGAATACATTGTCCTACTGTGCGTAGTTCAAGTGGATTGGTAGCCATAGTAGCACTACAAAACAACATCTTGTAACCTTGTTTGAGAGCTGCCATACACATTTCACTATTCTTGGTCTTGGCATTCTTTAGTTTTTGTGCTTCGTCCCAAACGATTAAAGTATTTTTGGGAACTTTCCAGACGAATTCTTTACGGTGGGTATCTCTACGTTTTACATATGATGCAAACATATTATCCGATTTACCAGTACGTAGAGCTTCATAGTTGGTAATACCTACACATTTACCCCACATCTTAAAGTGATTTTTAATAACCCGTTTCCAACTTTCTTTAACCGCTTTAGGACATACAATCATAATGTCCATATTCAATTCTCTAGCTACAGCTGTTGCTGTGTAAGTCTTGCCTATGCCTACGTCACTACCATCAACGGCAGCACCCCATTTTTTAATTGAAGATACTATCTTACTTACCGCACCAACTTGCCAAGGACGCAATCCATCTGGAGTTTTGACTTCATATAAGGGTAGAGCTTCATCTACCTTTTGTTTGGGTTTTTTTGGATCTTTGAATAATGTTGGATTATCATTGGTCTGTGTAAGAATCCAGTCTTGTTCTCTTTTAACGACTCCGTAACCTTTGCTTTTCAACATTAATTTATTTACCTTCCAATAAGCAAAGAACTGATTGAGGTAAGATGGGGTAATTACCCATTCACGTTGAAACGTTACGTCTCCGTTTTTTTCTACTTGAACTGGATCAGACCACTTGATATCCAAGTTAATCATAAATCAATCACCCATTTCACTACGGTACTTGTTATTTCTAGCCAATTCGTGAATGTTGGTACGCACCAATCTACCATCTTTCTTTAATGCGCCAACTTCAAAAGAATCACTCATCAAATTGGTAAAATTTATACCCTGTGGATCATCATAACCATGTCCAAGTTCAGACATATCAAACATAAAGTCTTTACGACGTTTACCATTTTTCTTGATGCATAAATTTTCTAGGTAATTAACTACCTCATTTAGATCGTTAAATGTTACGACCTTATTTATCGTTGTGTCTTTGATATAGTAACTCATATATTTCTTATAGTTTACTATATAACTATCTAACTTTCAATACTATTTAATATTATAATCTTAGTTAGAAGATATAGGTACAGTTGAGTAAATATTACGTTCTGTTGAATTACGTATTGTTTCAAAATAATTAATCAAATGGTTGATTGTATGATCTGCGATGTTTTCCAACCAATCATCAGTTTTAAATTCTGTTGTACTTACTCCACCGTGTACTGGTTTTAAACGACCATTTTGAAATTCACCACGTAAAAAATTAATTAAATCTTTTTTAAGATTTTGTTTTTGTGAAATTACAAATATTTCACTTAATTCTTCTTTATAACTTACTCTTACAGGAGATTGTCCTTTGCCACCACTACCTTTTTCTCCTCTACCAGCTGATCTTTGTGCAGACTTCTTTCTCTTTACCCAATTAGCAATTGCTTTTTTACCACCTTTAGCTCTTAGTCTCGCAGCATACTTTTTACCTAAACAGGCACTGTAACTACTTCCTTGTTTAGCATCACCACATTTACCCGCTTTTTTGCCTGTACTATCATATCGATCCCACCCACCCCCACTGCTACTACCCACTGGTCCTTTACCAAACCACGCACGTAATCCACCTTTATAGGCTTCTAATAAGAATTTGTCGTATTGATTCACAACAATAAATATCAATTAGATTCGTTATTTTTATTAAAAATGTTACCTAAGTTTGTAAAGAATTTTTCTATTTTAGATTTGTTGACCTTTTTCTTTTTGGTTTCGGATAGGTAAAATTTGATTTCCGTTTCATCCAAAACCACTTCGTTTCCATTGATATTGACGGTGATGCTTTTGTTCTTTTTCATACAGGCGCAAAAAAAATATATAATCGGTTAAGATTATATATTTGTATATTTTACAATTAGTTAATATTTGTTTAAACACCCATCAAAAAGTGTTCCCAATCTTTGTGTTTTGCTTCTTTAATCAAAGCTGACACTGGAATTGGTTGTGGAATACTAGGTTGTTTGATCAACTTCAAACCAGCTTCTGTATTCAACCTATTACCTTTTTTAGAATTGATATCCCGTGAACACAGTACCAGATTGGTCCAACTGTCTTCTCCACCTTTACTACGAGGTAGAATATGATCTACAGTAGCTGAGTGACGATCAATCTTCTTGCCTGTGTACTGACAGATACCATTATCACGATTGTAAATTGCATCTTTGCTGGGTTTTCCCTTAAATGACTTTACAGGCATTTTGCTGAAATTAACAGCGATGATAACAGTTGGTACACGTACAGACATATGAGCTGAATTGATTACCAAGTCCCAGGAGCGAATAGGTAGTTTCAACCATTCGGTCCAACTTACGGGATTCATATTCTTGGGAGCAGAAAGATTTGGCTCTCCATTCTCAAGCAGCTCGTAGTCAATGTCTAATGCCAAACTAGAAGGCTTACCATCAACTTCAGAACCACAAAGATCAATAATTGCATCTTTTACGGTTTTGAAACCAATTGGTTGCCAGTTCGAATTTAGGTTCAAACAGATCAATTTATTAGCTATTGTATTCATAACTATATTATAACTATACACCTCTTTTTATAAAAGTCAACACATTTTCTTCGGGTTCTAAACTTTCATCTAGTCTTCCCTTGACCAATTCCAAGTCACATTTGAACCATTCATTTTTGATTTCGGTAGCAAAATATCTTAACTTTTCAGCTATTTTCTTCTCCGCTTCATAACAATCTGGGTGTTGAACATAATATTCAATTTTATAGTTACGCAGTGGAGATGCTGTTTGATATGTACGTAATCTTGACTTTATATCATTAGTGACTCCCACTTTGTAATAACCAGGAAAGTTACAATTACTGATGATATATACGTATCCTTCTTTATCTCTAGACGATTTCATCAGCTAATCCGTATTTGATTGCGTCTTCTGCGTTCAAATAAATGTCACGTTTTAACAGTGTATTTAATTCGTCTTCAGTAAACTTTGTATGTTTCAAATATATGTCTTTGACAACTTTCATTATCAAATCCATATTTTGTTTTTCGTCATTGAAGTCTTCGTATGTACCTTCAAACCAACTTCTTACTTGATGAATCAATAAGATAGTGTTTTTACGTATATAACGTTTGTGACAACTTACACTGATTAGTGTGCTAGCGCTTGCTACTAATCCTTCTGCATATGAATGTACAGGTACTTTGGATGCTTGAATTCTATCTACTATACTCAATGCACCAAATACTTCACCACCATCACTATTGATGTGTAATTTGATGTGGGGAGTTTCTTGTAGATCAAATGTAATTTGTGCTATTAGTAGTTGTCTAGCTAGATCACTTAGAGTTTTGTTTACTACAAGTGCTGATTCTGTATTTACATCGTTGTAAAAGTATAACTCGTTGTTGTCAATGACAGATACGAATTTTTGTTTATCTTGAGATACATCGGATATATCATCATTATTGAGCGTTAGTTTTTTGGTCATATGTTTTTAGTATTGTTCGTAACTCTTCGTCATCAACGAAGTTAAAATCATTTTTGTTTCTGGCTAAATCTTTGTGTAGTACTTGTACAAATCCATTGTGGTTATAACCAACATCCATAGTGGTGCCTGTTTGTTCACAAATATAACCTGATATAAATGTTGTATATTCAATTATTGATTCGGTGTGTTGATTTCCACCCTCATAATAAAATCTTAATGTGCCAAACTTTTGTTTTACTTGTTTAGCAACAATTTGTTTTACTGGCAGATAATGTTGTGGATTTGATTTTGCCATTTCATTTTGTTGAGTGATATACATTTCAAGATATCGACTCAACCACAACAAAAGTCTAAACCAACCATCATCGCAATCGAATGACAAATTATCCGGATACATTTCTGGGAACTTTTTCTTTAAATAACATTGTAACTCAATTTTCATTTTCAATACATAGTTTGTTAATTATACTTTTCATCTGTCAAAATTTTTATATTTGTGTGCCGACTATATTTTAATATCCTTTGAATACACTGATATATTTATTAATAATGTTCAGTAGTACTAAAAAGAGCGGATATGTAAATGGTATAAAATTTGAAATAAAAGATGCCAGCACTATCCGTATCTGGAAACCTTCTGAGATTGCTTTTTATGATTTTAAAAATCGTTGTGATCTGACAGTTAAGTATTTAATTGACGAAGGATTCTTTAATAAGACTAAATGTAAAGTTGAAGTAGTTACTTAGGTTATGTCTAAAAATGTTATATTATTTTTAACCAGTCCCAATTCAGTTAATAGATCAAAAATGTGTTTGAAGAATTTCAAACAACTTTTAAATTTGGGTTATGATATAATAACACTATCTACAACTGATTTTTTACCTTCTTATATTGTGGAAAAGTCAAAACATCTGATTTATGACTATACTAGTCACAAATGTGATAAGAAGTTTTATTATAATTACTACAAAGCATCAGGTGGTGGTTATTTTATGTATGATATAAATTCACATCATAAAGTAATGTTTTACCACGATACACATTTTCCATCTTTACTTCGTAATTATCGTTCATTGATAAGTTATGCTAATTGTCTTGGATATGATAATTATTTTTATATTGAAGACGATCATTATATTCATAACCACGATTTACAAAATGTAAGAAAATATTTTGAAAAATTAAGTGAATACGATCTAATTACTTTTTGTTTTCAAAGATTATTAACAAGCAACGAACAAGTATATTCAACATATTTCAATTTTGGCAAAGTTAACACAATGTTCGATATTGTAAAAAATGCCGCTTATACCGAATACGAATATAAGAATAGTGACGTAGATACTTATGGTCAATTTTTTGAAACAGTTTTTACCAAGTTAGTTAAAAAATACAAATCGTCGGAATGTAATATATTAGAAGAAACTAGACACTTATCTGAAATTTTTAAGTATTCAGATTTAAATCAAGTATATTCTTATAGAAGTTTAATTGACGATGCTAGGTGTAATTTTATTTATGATATAATCAATAATAAACCCGTTTTTTATTATTCAAGTGTTTTATTGTCAGAACCTGTACGTCTGAAGATTTATGTAGGAAATATCTGTCACGAAGACACGATAGTTTATCCTGGATGCTGGTACTATTCGTATGTAGATTCAAATTTAATTGAAAATACAAAGATTGTAATAAATGACACATTGGTCAAAACTTTTGACGCATCACAAAATGCTATTTACAACGGAGAACTCTTTTTTAACTTTTAATATATCTTTATAAACTATTTGATCACAATTGTAAGTTTTGTTTACGTTAAACAACATTATTTCTTTATAATTGAATATTTCAAGATAAGTTAATATTACAGTCAAGTTATTTAAGCACGATGTCATATCTTTGAAATAAAATATGTTTTCAATTTTACTATATATTGATTTGTTTGGGTTACTTATATCGGTTATAACAAATTGTTTGACATCATAAGTTAGTTTTTTTTGAATATCTTCTATGTAATTTTCTTCGTTGTCATTAAAGACAAAATATATAACTGCTTTCATTGAGTATAAATAATCGATTTATTTTTGTTTTGGTTATTTTATTATGAATATGATATTTATATCTATTATGATAGTAACCAATCTTTTGACATTACATAACCAGTTAAAAATACATCATTGGCAAACTAAAAGCAATGCAGAACATCAAGCTTTGGGTGAAGCATACGACGAATTTTCTGGTTTAATCGATGAATTCATTGAAGTCTTTATGGGTAAATACGGAAGAATTGAAAGTAGTAACGGATTTAAAATAGAATTAGAAAACTACAAAGATATATCTCCGACAGATTTTGCGGATAAATATGTTGACTATTTGGTAAACGAATTGCCAAAGTCTTTAGAAAAGTCTGATACTGATCTGTTTAATATCAGAGATGAAATGTTAGCGCAGTTAAACAAACTAAAGTATTTGTTAACACTATCATAATATGCCATACGAATATCACGCTAAGGTTATAAATGTTGTAGATGGTGACACAATTGTTGTTGACATTGACTTGGGGTTCAATGTGGTACTATCTAATCAAAGTGTAAGATTATTGGGAGTTGATACCCCAGAAAGTCGCACCAGTGATAAAATTGAAAAGGTATTTGGATTAGCAAGCAAAGAATATGCTAAAGAATTTGTTGAGAATTGTAAAAAACAAATAATTTTACGCACTCACAAAAGCGATGATAGTGAAAAGTTTGGCAGACTGTTGGGTGAAATTATCAATCCTGAATCTAAAGAAGTGTTGAATGTTTCTCTCGTTGAAGAGGGTTTTGCTGTAAAATATCTTGGGGAAAACAAAGACAACGTAAAGAATCTTCATTTACAAAACCGCAAGCGTTTGATCGACTCGGGTAAAATAAAGATGTCTTATAAAGAAGCAGGACTCTAATATGGATAAATTGAGTAAATACACAATTCTTAAATTCATCAAATTTGTCAGCGATGAATTGACTTTAAATCGACCATTCAAAGTCAAGTTGGTAAAACAACGAGACGACGATTTAAGAACATATGCTTATTACAATCAAACAAATGGCGATGTTAAGGTCTATTGCAAAGATAGAGGTTTAGCCGATGTTTTACGTAGTATAGCGCACGAACTAATTCACCACCAACAAAATGAGACTGGTAAGTTAAATGAACCTACCCAAGACATAGGTGGCGAAATTGAAGATGAAGCAAATAGTGTAGCTGGTCAATTGGTAAAAAAGTTTGGATATGCAAATCCAAAATTGGCTATCTACAATAAGAATCTATGACTCCATAACAGAGTCAAAGAAACTAATATTGGCTCTGTCTGTTTTGTATACCTTTATATCGTCATCTTCCAAGTTGAAGTATTTGCGAGATCTTTTGTACATCTTTGTAGCTATACCTTTACGTCTATAAAGACGTTTGATATAAACCATAAACTCAAAGTATCCATTAACTCCCATTTTTTTCTTTAGTCGTATAATGGACCACCCTACAATCTTACCATTGTCCTTGGCTAAAAACACTCTATTTGGTATTTTTTTATCTGGGGTACAACACTCAACATACACCGAATAAATCGATCCAGAAGATATCAGCTTTCCACAACTCTTTTCTTCAAAGAGAGTTAAGTCCTTGGCTTCTTTAGAATAAATTCTAACGGGCACATATTATAAATATGATTTAACCGTTTCCAAAATAGCAATATCAAATTTAGTTGTGTTAAATTGAGGAAACTCCATCTTGAAGTCACGATTGTCAATGCTGTATCTACTATCGTGTCCTTTACGGTCTTCAACATATTTAAACCACTCCCAGTCTACTTCTATTCCAGTTATGGTACTATATACCTCTTTAATCACGTGTATAAGCTCATAGTTAGATAGTTCGTTGTCAGACCCTATCAAATACTGTTTTCCTATTTTACCATCTAATAGAACGCATATAAGTGCATTAACGTGGTCTTTGACATAGATCCAATCTCTTACATTCGACCCATTACCATATAAAGGTATGGTTTCTTTGTTGAGAAGTTTCTGAATACATACTGGAATCATCTTTTCGGTATATTGTCTGGACCCAAAGTTGTTGCTGCAATTGGTAATAATCGCTGGGAAATTATAAGTTTTGTTATAACTTCTAACCAGTAGATCGCTGGCAGCTTTAGTAGCTGAATATGGATTATTTGCTCTATAAGGACTGTCTGTAGTAAAAGATCCTTCTTTGTGATTCAATGATCCATACACTTCATCGGTGGATACGTGGATAAACTTCTTTATGTTTGTACCCTTAAGCATTTCTAACAGATTAAAAGTACCAATAATGTTTGTTTCAATAAATCTTTTTGGTCCCTTGATAGAGTTATCCACGTGCGATTCTGCTGCAAAATGAATCACATAATCTAAATTTAATGAATCAATATATTTCTTTTGATCTGGAAAATAAGGCGCAGCAATGTTCATTGATAATCTGTGATATCTAGGATCTTTTTGAAAGGGAAGTTTTTTGTTTGCAGCATAAGTACCACAATCAATGTTATAAACCATAACAACATCATCCCTTTTTAGAATTTCTTCTATAAAGTGACTTCCAATAAATCCACATGCTCCTGTTACTAATATATTCATATGGTCCAATTGTTAATGCAATAGTCAAAGGCTTCGTCTGCTGTTCTCATTTTGATTCCAGTTGACAATAATTTTTCGTTGCTCATCACACAATTTGATCGGGGTGTTTTGACTACATTTTTATAAAATTCATCTTCTTCCACAAATGTAAAGGTTTTGCCTTTTGCAATTGTATTCTTAAACTTTTCTACTACACCCTTGGTCGTGATATAACCACCATTGGTCACATTATATGTACCATATGGAACTTCTTTGGTAATAGTTTGAATACAAGCACTTACAAATTCTTGTTTGTTGCTTACACTATTTTCAGCATCTAACAGTCTTTCATACTTTAATATTTTGCTTATATAATTTCTAGAATTATCAAACTCTTCAAATGGAATTCGTAATCTCCAAATATAGTGCTTTTCCCACTTCTTTACTACTTGTTCACCTATTACTTTGGTACCACTGTAGAAACTACAGTTATTTTGCGCAAAACTAAAGTTTGGTACATCTTCTTCAGTAAAAGGATTGCCATCGGCTCTTTTACCTTCATATATACAACCACTGGAAACATGCGCTAAGGGTATATCATTTAACATACACCAATCAGTTAATATTTGCGGCCATACAATATTGCCGTGAATAGTAGCTTCTTTGTTTAATTCACATGCATCCACATTAGGTTTACCAGTATATCCCGCTGCATTTATTACAGCGCCTATGAGTGGGTATCCAGCTTCATCATACCACTTTTCCAAATCTGCAAAAGTGGTTTTATGCGCATTTGGCCAAAGAAAAACAGGTAGCTTTAATTCAGCTAATTGCTTTTTGAATTCACTTCCAATATAACCGATTGATCCGAATAATATAATCATAATAATTTATTTAAATATTTTTTATACTCACTGTTTGGTAATTTTTCTATAAGCGCTTTAAGCTGCTCTTTGCTTATATATTTGCGCTTGTAGCACTCTTCTTCTATACATCCTATTTTAATTCCCTGTCTTGATTGAATAGCTTGTATATAAGCACTACTTTCAAATAATGTTTCAGCACTTCCAGCATCTAACCACGCTGTGCCTTTAGCAAATTTTACAGCAGTAAGCTGCGCTTTGTCAAGATATATTAAGTTCAAATCAGTTATTTCAATTTCACCTCTGTTCGAAGGCTTAAGTGATTTAGCATACTGAACTACTCTTTTATCATAAAAATATAAGCCTGGTACCGCATAATTACTTTTGGGTTCAACTGGTTTTTCTTCTATGCTTATTACGTTGTTTTCACTGTCAAATTCAATAACGCCATAAGCTCTAGGATCATTAACTTCATAACCAAAAATAATTGCACCTTCAAGTAAAGGCTTGACTCTGGGCATTCCGTGGAATATATTGTCTCCTAGTATAAGAGCAACATTATCGTCACCAATAAAGTCTTCGGCTATAATAAAACTTTCAGCTATGCCTCTTGGCTTATATTGCACTTTATAAGTAAGCTTAACTCCCAATTGAGTGCCATCTCCAAATAGCTTTTCATAAGAAGGCAAATATTCAGGAGAAGAAATAATGCAAAAATCTTTAATACCACACGACAATAATGTGCAAAATGGATAATAAATCATTGGCTTGTCATAAACAGGCAACAATTGTTTATTTATTGTACTGGTTAATGGATATAATCTACTACCGGTACCTCCAGCTAAAATAATCCCTTTCATTATCTATATCTATTTTTTATATTTCGAAATAATTTTTTATATTGACAAAGTTTGATAGTTAGATATAGAATACTACTATGGAAACGGAACTAACAATTAAAGACAAAGTAATCAATCCAATCATTATTCAACACGATGACTTGAAGTTTGATGGTAAAAACATCACTATTCCAAGGTATTACATTGATTCGTTGTGTGAATATATCAAGGATTACAAGACCGAAGGAGAATTACAAGCTGATGTTGAAGACTATCAAGCATTTCGTAGTTTTCTATATGATGTTCAAGAATACAAGAATGGAGGTAATTAATTTATGGGTATGTATGATGACATAGTATGTAAATACCCTCTTCCTTTACCAGAAGATACTAAGGGATATATTCCTAATGGATTTCAAACCAAAGATTTGGACAATGCTTTGGATTGTTATGAAATCCGTGAAGATGGCACACTATGGTTGCATGAATGTGAGCGAGAATATATTGAAGGCGATCCAAACGGTAAAACATTCTTTGAAAAGTATGGGATGGTAAAAGTAACCAAAGATTGGTGGACGCATGTAAAAACAACCACAACCATACATATGTATGATTATAACAATTATAATGATGGACCATATGACTATTGGGTTGAATTTGAAATTGTATTTATTGACGGAGTTATTGACAAGATTAAACTAATTAAGTTTGAAGCTACTGATAACTCTAAAAGAAAAGAAGACTATAAACTTCATATTGAAGTACTTAAAAAGAACAAGGAGTTTGAATCTACTAATCTTTATAAATTAGTTATCAAACCATATAATAAAATTATTAGGTTTATCTGTAGATTGTTGTATTCTACTGGTTCATTTTTGATTGCTAATGTTTGGAAATTGGAACGTAAACTAATTATATGAAAGATCAAGAATCAATATTTCTAATTTGTGATTGTTTTGAACACGGACTTCTTGTTGAAAAATTTAAAGATGAAGAAGAAGTATCTTTGAGCTTGTTTGAAAGAGGTCTTAGTGGTAGAATTCTGCCATGGCGAGAAAGACTAAGATGGTGTTGGCAAATATTACGACATGGTAAACCTTGGTCTGATTATATAATTCTAAATACAGAAAATCAAAAACAACTAAAAGATTTTTTAAAATGAAATTTAAGAATTTTGAAGGTGTGGAGTACACTGTAAATTATAACAAACCGGCGTTATGGCACAATCGGCCGACATCTGGTTTGTGTGATAATCCTAATATTAAAAATCCACAAATTCATGTAGATCCAACGTTACTAACTCGTAGACAACTCAATGTATTGATTGAAGAAGTATTTCACGCACATTTGTATGATTTACCAGAAAAGAAAGCTCGTAAATTTGCAGCTAATTTAGGCAAATTGATTTACAATAAATTTTTAAAAAATGAGTAAAATTATAAATTTGACGGTTGGATTAATATTTGGTAGTATATTTGCAATAGCATTGATATTGGTGTTGATGATTTTCTTTGCGGTATTGATACCATTTTTCTTTTATTTCACACTAAAAGAAGTGCTTAAATATTTAACAAACACTAAATAAACATATGAAAACAGAAATAGACACAGTAAGTAAAAATATCATTCTTACTTACGCACGTAAAATCCGAAATGTTCAAAAAGAACAAATCGATCCATATATTGGACTAATTGAGAATGAATTAATTACACTCTTTCCTGAGTTGAAAGATCGTGAAGATAATGCTTTAAACTGGGCATATGATATTATTAATGCCGAATCTAATACTGAAGTAGTAGAGACTCTAACCAGATTAGAAAAGATTATTACAAACGAACGAAAAGAAAAGTGGATATGCAATTATTGCGGTAAAAATACCTATAATGATGATGTTGAATATCTTTTTGGTACAAACCACATTGGATGTGCATTAGAAGAAGATATCAAAAATAGAGAACATTCAGATCCAGATTACATTCTTGATGCAAGACTCAGAAAAATCACTGAACTTGAAAGTGAACTGAGAAACACTAAACGAGAACTTGTTAATATGGAGTTAAGATTAGAGCATCTAAGATCGGACTATCCCCACGAACCAACTAACTAAAACATCAAGCGTACCACTCGGTACGCTTTTTTTATTGACCACAACCACATCATCGTGTATACTTTTTATATATGATCAAATGTGGTTGTGGAAACGAAATTCATCCTGAACGTTATGAACTTGGTTACAAGATTTGTTTGTCTTGTGGCGAAAACAGTGCTAAACGTAACCAAAAGTATGGTTATCTTCATTTTGGACACAAAACTGCTGGCAGCATTGTGATCACTTCAAAAAAAGCATTTGACAATTACTCCAAAGTATCGTACCGTAAGGGAAAAGCCAGTAATATGGCATATGCTAGCCGTTTGAGCACTTCATTCTAATATTTATAATATATGACTGCATCATTCTATAAAACAGTATATCAACGCAAGTTTGAAGAATTGCCACGTTGGAAAAAGCTGGCAATCGTAGAAGATAGTGAACGAAATAATTGGAGCGGTCTACTCACTGAGTTTATTAAAGCTGTAATTGAAGAAGCTGAAAAAGAATACGCTAACTCCAAACCAAATGTAACAACCGTTCCAGTGGAACCAAAGAAAACTTTGGAAAATAAGGTCAAGAAGACTATTAAGAAAAAGATTTGACTTATTATAAACTACGTGGTATAGTAGTTTTGTTATGAACGTTTTGGATCATCTGAAGAGCAAGACAGTGGACGATATTAAGTCTTACTGTAAAAATAGTTGTATCGAAGCAGGTGTTGCTATGATGCACGTTAATGGAGATTTTAATCTCTCCACTTTGGTACGCAATGCAAACTTCTTTGGCTTCAAAGAAGCCATGTATGTAGGCGGAAGCAAGCAGTGGGATCGTCGTGGTACTGTAGGAACACATCATTATACGGATCTTAACCATATTAAGACTGAAGAAGATTTTGTTGCTTATGTAAATGATAACGGTTATACACTAATCGCTGTAGAAAACAACATTCCCAAGTATAGTGATAAGACTGTATCTATTTTTAACCACTGGGTATTTACTGGTGTAGATAAGCCAATGTTTGTATTTGGCGAAGAAAAGGCTGGATTGAGTGATTATGTTCTTGATAACAGTGACTATATTGTTACTGTTCCAGCATATGGCAGTGTACGATCACTTAATGTGGGTACTACTAGTGGAATTGTAATGGGATTTTATCGCAACTATATTGACAATAACTAAAATAATAATATGAGTACAAAATACGTTACGGACGGTAAAAGCACACGAATTGGATATGTAAAGGATAGTGGCAGCGTAATTTACGCACACGGTCCCAATGGTGAGAACGTTGGTTATTACCAAAAAAGCACTGACACTACGTTTGACCGCAATGGCAAGCGTTATGGCTTTGGCGATTTGACCAATGCTCTGGTTTTTGAGGCTGCTCGAAAGAATTAAAAAAAGAACGTTGACATTTTCTAAAAGCGTGGTAAGATAAATTTGTAGTCGGTTAACATTAACAAAAAACAAAAAATATGAACAAGACAGGCCGTAAGGCAACCGCAGTAAACGAAATCACTGATCGCAATTTCACCATTGTTGATCTGATCAACATCAACACTAACGTTAAGGCTCCTACAATTCGGATGCACGTTAAGCGTAGTGTAACCGCTGGACGATACAAGATCAGTGGTTCGCAGAAGACTGGTAAGCGTGGTAAGCCAAGTATCGTATATACATACGACACAACTCCCACTGTTGCCACAACCACCACTGCTGAACCTACTCAGACTTCTGCAAATTAAACGGTATTAAGAATTGGGGTTAATAAAAAAAGCTTGTTAATCCCTTTTCTTAAACTATTTATTTTTAAAAGTAGTATATGGGAAAGTCATTCAAAGATCGTCGTTCACGCAACGAAGGAAATTGGCGCAACAAATCAAATAAAAAGGTTAACAAGAAGTGGCAAGCCACTGACGTAAAACCATCACGTTACAATTCAAAATATGAAGACGAAGACAACTCAAACAGTTATTAACAATCTCAAATCAAAAATCGCAGAACGAAAGTTGCATCTAACAGATCTATACGCAGAATATTATTATAAGGCTGCTATTAAGCAGACAGTAGATGAAAAGATTGGCACTGAACCAAATCGTGATCTACTACGTTACGTCGAGGGAAAGTAAACTAAATATTTAAATAAAGGTTATATGAAAGACACTACACTCAAGCAGTTGGTACGTGACCGCAAGGGTCAACCCCGTGGTATGGTTGTTGCCACAGTAATTGATGGCGCCATCCGATTTGGTTGGAGTCACACCAATACAAAAGCAGGTGATCGTTTTGATAAGTGCAAGGCACTCACTATTGCTCTAGGTCGAGCTGAAAATGGTTGGGGTCCAAAAACAAATGTACCTGTTTCTACAGCCAAGATTCTAAATAAGATGATTGATCGATCCGTTCGCTATTACAAGAATGTTCCCGTCTACGGTATTTAATTCAACTATTTATAAAAATGGACAAGTACATTACCGATAATTTCACCGGGTCAATTGACGATCTACTAAATCATTGTTCCAATCTAGATACATCAAAAGTAGAAGAACAAGTCAAAGCTGAAGAAAAAGAAGCCTGTATTCAAGTAATTATGAAAGAACTTGAATGTGATGAAGCTGAAGCTGAAGTCATTTATAATGAAATTGCTTTGGCAGAAGTTAAAGAAACAGTTGACAAGATGGTAGCAGAGGGTCTATTATATGTATCTGGTCACAACGAAGATGGCGAACCACTGTTTCAGCTAACTGAACTTGGTAAAGCTGTTCGTAACGAACTGGGCGACGGTAAGTAATTATACCATAATGCTCCGGTACTGGCGGGGTCTTCTAAGCCCTAAGTGCATAAATGGATGAAAATGGGGGTTCAAGTCCCTCCCGGAGCGCCATTTTAATAAAGCCTATCTATTAAATTCCATCCATATTTTTTATACATATGTAAATTTTCTCGTTTGGTCAATTTAGTAATACCGTTCTTTTCAATAATAATTTTCTTTGTATCGGAATTATAAAGATGTTTATCGGCACACGTAGTTGTACAGTATTTGTGAACAGAAGTTCTAGGTAAAAATATTTTTTTACAACGAATACATTCTGTTTCTTTTGAATCGAATTTTGGAAGGAAATACTTATCCCAGTTAATAACCCTACCAGAAACCCATCCATTAGGAACTTTGTTTGGATAAAATTTATTGCTTAATTTTAATTCTACATTGTGATACCATTTTTTTCCATAACCACTATTAGATGTGCCGGATTGATGTTGTGATTGAATTTTACTGAATTCGATTTTTAATTTTTGATAAATTCTATTATTTATTTTGTATTCTCTAAGTTGATTTTCGCTTTTATACCAAGCCATTGAAGCAAACGCTTTCCACATTTTCTTATATTCTACGGAAGAAGATGGAAATACAGAAGTTAATAAAAGGTGACATATATAATGTTCTCTAGCAGTCAGTTCAACTAAATTCGATGAACAATTTAACCCACCTAAACACTTTGGAATTATATGATGTGTTTCTGTATATTGGTTTAAAACCGGATTGTTTAAACGATGATGTATTATACGATAATACCAATTTTTATATTTATTATTTTGATCTTCTAATGTCATAATAAAAGTTATTTACTTATAAGTATAACTTAGAAGTTTAAAAAATAATCTTTTTGGTAATTTTACGAATATTTGTATATATTTATAATTTACCTCAAAACTTCTTGAAAAAAGAAGTTGATCTTTGAAAACTTAGTGGTAAGATAAAGAAGTAGTAAGTATTTGTTCTTTCAGCGTGGTGGGAGAAGCACTCCTCTAGAACATCTTTGTATGGTGGAACTGCCTTGGCCTTTAACCAAAGGGGGTCACCGACGAAAGAATAAAATACTTAGTTGACAAAACAAAAAATTGTGGTAAGATAAAAAAGTAGTAAGTAATAGTTCTTTAACAAATTTTAATGGCCTTGTAGCTCAGTTGGTAGTAGCAGAAGCCTTTTAAGCTTTTGGTCGTGGGTTCGAGTCCCACCGGGGCCACCATTTTAACTGGTAATAAACGAAGTAAATCATATATTGTGGGACAACTACACTTTTAAGTATCGTGATTGATTACGAAAGCATTTTTTCCGTGTAGAATTTGACTTTCATCATTAAACATATTAAATGATTAACCCAAACACAACTGTGTGCTGTGCTGAAAAATGTCCGCTACACAGCGATGCTTACGTAGATAAGTAACTCAATGAATATTACCAGTTCATTTAACGGAGTCATCGTCTAACGGTTTAGGATAATTCCCTTTCACGGAATAGATCAGAGTTCGATTCTCTGTGGCTCTACCATTTGATGTTTGGTTATAACCAAAATGCCCCTAGAGTTGGAAGTTCTCTTAAAAAACTTCTTGGTTGCGGGGTTAGCGCATGGTATACTCTGTTTGTTGGGTGGATAGAGTATTCAATAGATACACCCAACATAATTTTTAGGATAGTTCTTTATAAACAATTTAAACAGCTGGCGGCAGGTTATTATTTGACGATGGCTCATAACCATTGGTAACTAAGTGAGATTCTTAGGCGAGCGACCATTTGTAATGGCTGGGGCTTCAGCAAGCAAGATTCTTTCATACGGAATCTTTAATGAGGGCAGCACTCATACCAGCTACCATTTATTGTTCCTTGAAATTTTAACTTTTGTGTAAATAAAATGTATTCTTGTTTGGCTCTCTAATATATATTAGATATGACAGAAGAAGAATACTTGTTAAATCCAAATAAATGTAATGTTTGTAGTTCTATAATAAAATACAATTCTAGAGCTAGAGAAAGAAATAGAAAATATTGTAGTTTGCAATGTTTTGCAAAATCAAGGACTATACTCTCTATTGATGATTATGAAAAAAATCCATTAAAATGCTGTGAATGTAATCAGATAATTTTGTTTTCTAAAAAAAGAAAACGAAAAAAAGTATATTTTTGTGGCAATAAATGTGCGGCTATTTATAGAGGTAGAAACTTTAAGTTAAGTGATGCTGGACTAAAAAGTTTAATAGAAAAACATAAGGTAATACAGAAGAAAGTTTGGACTAAAGAAAAAAGGTTGGAACATTCATTGAAAATGAAGAAAGCAGTGGATGATAATCCAGAATCTTATTCTAGTAAAAATGTTTGTGGTAGAGTTAAAACAATTAAGACTATAGATAGTTTAGGTAATGAAACTAGTTGTCTTGGTAAATGGGAATTATTGGTAATAGATTATTTAAACAAAAATAATATAAGATGGTCAAATAAGATTGAAGAAAATTTCCAATATTATTGGAATGAATCTTACCACAGATATTTTCCAGACTTTAAATTATTAGATTATGATAATGTCTTTATTGAAGTTAAAGGATATGAAAGAGATAGAGACAAAGCTAAGTGGGAACAATTTCCACATAAACTAATAATTATAAAAAAAGAAGAAATTGAAAAGTTAAAAACAAATAAATTTCAGTTGACTTTTGAAAATTTGACACTATAGTTAGTATATAAGATTTGATGTTCTTTTAAAAATTTGCGGGGTAGATCAACGGAATAGATCGTCCGGCTCATAACCGGAAGGTAGAGTGTTCAATTCACTCCCCCGCTACCATTTAGTGGTTCCGTAGTTTAACGGTAGAACGCAACGCTTATAACGTTGATAAGCTCTAGATTTGAGCACGGTCTCGGTTCGAATCCGGGCGGAACCACCAAATTTAGGAACTATATCGTGCGTAGAGAAACATTAATAATGACTCTACTATTCGTGAAAGTCTAACGGTAACTCTTCCATATCGTAAATGATGGTGCAAATCCATTGGAAGAACAATTTTAAATGGCTAGGTAGCCCAAAGGCAGGAGGCAGCACTCTCAAAAAGTGTACAGTGTCAGTTCGAATCTGACCCTAGCTACCATTTTTTGAAAAAGCAGTTGACATCAGAAGATGATGTGGTAAGATAAAAGAGTAGTAAGTGATGGTTCTTTAAACAATTTATGCCTATGTAGACCAACGGCAGAGTCACGAAACTTAAAATTTAGTGTAAGTCTATGGCGGATTGTGGGTCGTACAACCTATAATTCAAGCGTAACGACATCGTAGCTAAAATAAATGATATATCGTAGGTCGTTGTGGGAAACCAATCCCATCAATCGTTAACATAGAGAGTAATTAACTTTATGGATTGTGGATGAATAACGGTGCATATTGTGAAACTTGGAGGTAATCATTAGTCCTTCCTATTTGAATTTAAATGCGGGTCAAGTGTAAAGAGGGCACGCTGGTCTACCAGATCAGAAGGCGAAATGCAAAGTTCGGACCCGCTCCAGTTTTTTTAAAATGGCTCTGTGATGTATGGTGCATGGGCAGACTTATAATCTGTATAATCCCTAGATTTGGGTGCTGATAGGGTTCAATTCCCTACGGAGCCACCATTTTTTAAAGTAAAAGTATTTACGGGTCAATAGCTCAATGGTTAGAGCGTAGAACTCATAATTCTTTGGTTATCGGTTCAAGTCCGGTTTGACCCACCAAATTTAAGTTAGTTCTCTTATAACGAGTGCTGGGTATATTGTGTAAGTATTATTATAGGTTTTTATACCAATGGCTAATATGTCGCTTGTATTATCTATTTTTCTACCCAACCCATAATATGGATCCAGTGCTACTTTATCACCAACGCCTGCTCCGCCTGTGCCGGAAAAGTATCCTGTTGCTATGACTGTACCAGGATTTATAATGACATTACCTGTATTGGTTGTGGCTATTTGTGTGACTACTGATCCTGTGACATTGAGCCAAGTTAAAGGGTCTGTAACAGTTGGATTAACTAGCAAATCCCATCTACCACTAAAAGGACTATTATTGCCTGGTTCTGCTAAAAAATCCAATTGTTCTGGTATTATTTGAGCGCATTTTGAAGAGATGCTATTGTATCTTAAAAATAATACGCCATCGTATTCTGCTGAAGCAATTGCAGCTCCTGCATAATTTGCTGCTACTACTCTTTTTCCGGTGTTTTGAAAACCGCCTTCGCTTATGACTGTACTACATATTTGTGTCAGTAAGCTGCCAGTTGTAGTATTTTTGTGGGTAGTTATTTCGAATCTAATAGGCAAATTGGGATTACGTAGATACACTGTTTCTAAACTATTGTAGTTATTTATTTCGTGTACATAAATTACTATACCTTTTTGTACCACGCCATATCTTACTCTACCCACGCCTAACCATTCATAATCTATTGTATAAATTTGTGCTTTATTGGTATCTAATATGTTACCGCTTGGACCTGATCCATTCATTTTATCTAGGTTCCAACTACTTTGACTGACAAAAGTATCAGTTTTGATCTTATTAATAGTTTTTCTAAGTACAATGCCAAAGCTACTGCCACTACTCTGAAAGAAGTATCCATCATCATCATCAAAGCTACCTATGCTCTTTTTTATACCGTCTACTCCCGTACCAAATTTACTTGTGCAAATGACTTGCTGACTTTTACCCGGTTGATAAACAAATATTCGTTTGGTTTGTTTTATAGCTCTACTACCACTTGTTTGTGTAACTCTAAATGTGCTTTGAGCACTACCACTATTCCAAGTTACAGTAGCACTTCCTACTGTTTTGATATCAAAATAGAAGCTGCCACTATCTACAATTTGTTTGCTATCAAATAGTGTGGTTGGATTGCTTACACGCCATTTGCCAAATGCATCTATACTTGGACTATCAGCTGCTAATATTTGTGTTTTTTCGAAGTATGACATAAATTATAATATCCAATATTGATTTGTTCCGTCGCTTTGTACTACCATATTTGTTCCTTTATGAGAGATACTTTGAGTTAGATCGTAGTCTATAAATGAAGCGTTTGAGACTGTGACATTAACGCGGTGTCCACTAGTATCTATTTTCTTTATATTATAGATGTTAGTATTACCCACTGGATTTGGTAATTTGACATCAAATGATCCACTTGTAGCATCGCATAAGATTGTATAATCGGTAGTATATGATATTGTATAGTTATTAAATATTTTTTTAACAGGATAGCTTACATTTGTTATTTGTATATAGCTTGCTGTGACTGTATAAAGTGCCCAACTGGATGTGATTGGGTAGGTGCTACCAGTTTGCATTATGGGGCAACTACAAGGTGCGTAACTAGCGCTTAAAGAATTGCTTGATGTTACATTTAAAAGTTGAATTTGGCTGCCTGTGCCATTGAGGACTAAGCTACTACTGTAGATTTGGAGTAATCTGGGATATGACTCACAAATTTTTTGTGTATTTAGATTTTGAGATGGAAACTGAGGCATATCATATTATATTAATTATAAATCTTTTTGTAGTAGATTTTTAATTAATTCTTTTTTTGCCTCTTTATTTAATTTACCGTTTGATTTTATCTTTTTGATTTCCTCATTAAGATTTCTCAATAGATTTTGTTTTGCATTTTCTACTGATTGTGATTTTTCTACAACAACTTCTTTTTGTTCTTCTTTGAGTTTAATTTCTACAAGTGGTGATTGTTTGATATTTTTGATTTCTTTGATTTCCACCTTATTATAATTATCAAATTGTACTTCACTTTCCCACGGGGTAACCAATTGATTTTCTACAATGACTTCCAATTTAATCTTGGCAGTATCACTTTCAGTAAAGTACTTTTTGAGACTCTTGATGGGTACAGTGATAGTATTTTTATCTACGCTGCCAAAGAATACTAAGTTAACATCTTCACTTTCAATGATCAATCGAGCTGAGCTATTTTTGTAAGAAGCATTTTTAATACTAGCTTCACATTCAAATGTTTCTTCTTTATCCAAGTAAATTTTGTAGCTCATCGTCTTTGTACTTTCTTATATTTTTAATGTCAACTCCTACCTCATTTAATGTATTAAGAATGAAGTTAACGTCATTTACTTTTATAAATATCTTTTTGTCGGGTATTTCAATAGTTTTCTTATATTTTTTATTTTGACACTGCAATAGTATATCAACTAATCTAGCTCTTTTAACAGGATTTTTTATTTGATAATCCAACAGTGCTTTTTGTTGGTCTTCATAATTGTCAAAAGGATGATCACCCCATTCTTGTGGATTGCGTGCTCCTCCTTGTGTTGCTTCTAAAGCACCTGCTATACAGTCTCCCCAAGTGAAACAATATGAACTCCACGTATCACAAACTGACGCAAATGTATTAGTAACTGACATCAACTATAAGTAGTTATTATATTTTCATATTTTACTTGACCGCCACAAATATTTGATATATTATAGTAGATAATATGGCACATTTAATTAAACTAAATCAGTTGGATCTCAATCACGATAATACACGCACTTATGTTCCTATTCTATTTAATTTGGATAGGGCCATTAGTATGGAACCCAGTGTAAGTGGTAAACACACAGCGATTATTACAGCGCATAATGGTGCTGGTATTCGTGTAAAAGAAACATTGGATGAAATTCTGCATCTATCAAAGGGTTGCGTTAAAAACGTTTTAAACGGTTAATATATGATTAATATAAAGAATATCAATGTTTCTGCTTATAAAGAAGAGTTTGTTAAAAACAGACGAGTTGTAATAGATAACTTTTTGACAGAAGAATATGCTGAAAAGTTGTATAAGTACTATACAACCGAAATGAACAAAGAATATTGGTCTGCTACATATATGCCGTCACTTAGATATGAAGGTGATTGGGAGTGGTGGCAAAATATTCCGGGTAATAGATATGTTATGGAACAAGCTTATCAACACGCTTGTAACGCTAGAGATAACAATTTATTCAGTTATTTTTTCTATAAAACTATGCCAGGTGTTATGGAAAAGGCTAAATCCGTTGTTTATGAAGAAACAATGGCTTTCTTTAACGGTAAAGAAATGATTGAGTTTATTAATAGTGTAACTGATTTGGAAATTACGATGGGAGACAAAACCTTTGTGAGTCGTTATGCTGAAAACTGCTTTTTGAGCAATCATACAGATGATGTTAACGGTAAATTGGCATTTGTGTGTCATTTGACCAAAGATTGGAATCCTGATTTTGGTGGGTTATATTTTGATTTGAGAGACAAAAACAATATCAGAGCGATCAATCCATCTTTTAATAAATTGGTAATTTTTGAAGTAACAGCTGGAGTAGCACCACATTGTGTAACACAGGTTGTTAATAACTCAAACAAAGAAAGAATAAGCGTATCTGGTTGGTATAATTAATAAAATAAATTGTTATGTATATTCCTGTAGAACACGAACACATTCCACTTGTAGTAATTGATAATTTTCTTCCCCGAGATTATGTTACTAAATTGTATGAAGATTTTGTCAAGTTAAAGCCACATTTTGGTGTACCACATTGGAGTGGTGGTTACAATGATGGTGCTGCTTATAATCCAGATGAACCATTGAGTCCATTGTGTACTGGACAAGATGTTTGGCTTCCATTTAACAATGATCAAGCTGAAAAGAACAAAGATTTGGGTTATTATGTATCAAATCTAAGCAAATATATCTTTCATCAGGGTATATTAGATTTTTTAACCCACGCTAAAAATGAAGAACTCACTGCTTATGCTAAGTACAGATACTTGTATAAGTACCACATCATTAATTATGGTGATGGTGGTTATTATAACTGGCACCGAGATTTGTCAGTTAGTGGAATGACTTGGGATGGTGTAGATGTAAACAAACAAAATGCATTTACATTTGCACTTACTTTGGTTAAAGATCCAAGTGTGATGAAGGGTGGAGAACAATACTTTATGTATAAAAACCATACATACAGATTGCCACTTACAAGCAATCAGTTAGCAATCTTTCCATCCACAGTGTTTCACGCTTGTAGTGAAATTACTGCTCCAAAGGATTTGGCTTGGGAAAACAAGAGATTCAACATACAGGCGTGGTTATGTCACGGTTAATATATGGAGTTTATTCACACATATTTGGGTTACAATAATAACCGAGACGAGTATAACTGTGAAATATTAAATAACAAGAAAAACTCGGTGGGTTTTTGTAAATATTATAAAAATAATAGTTATGATGAAATTGTGTGTATAGAATTCATAAACATACGATATGAACATCGTCGTAGAGGGTATGCTACGGCGTTGGTTAAAGAACTACAGAGTAGGTATACAAAAGAAGATCTAAAACAACTAATTCAAGAAGTCTACGAAGAAGAAATGGCAGAAACCAAGAAAAAAGGTGCTGCTAAGGAAGAACCAAAGAAAGAAGCTCCTAAAGCTCCTAAAGCACCTGTGAAGAAAGCTGCTGAAGCTCCAAAAGCAGAAGATCCAAGCAAGATTACCAAGTCATTTGTCAAGACAATTGACAAACACGGTGATAAGAACAAATTTGCTGGTGACAAGGGTGATGCTGAATTATTTGGTAAAATCAAGAAAATTCTTACTCCATATGTTGGCAGAAGATTAGAAGAAGCTGATATTGATAAGATGATGGGAGAAATGGAATGTGATGAATGTTACGAAGAAGGTGCAAAACCTGATTTCTTAGATTTAGATAAAGATGGTAATAAGAAAGAACCAATGAAGAAAGCAGCAATGGATGCTAAGACCAGTAAAAAGTTAAAAGAAATTATAGAAAAAGCAAAAAACATTTAAATTATTTAACCCGTCGTAAATGACGGGTTTTTTTGTGTAATAAAATAATATGAAAACTCCGTGTAAAAGAATCTGTGTGGTTGTGGATGCTAAACTATGTGAAGGATGTGGTCGTACTTGGGAAGAGTTGCGAGAGTGGTCATTTTATAGTGATAAACAACGTGATGAGATAATGGAACGGTTAAAACACTTTAAAAGTAAGCATAAGAGTAGATTTGATTAATATTTATAACTACTATGAAGCTATTTAGAGACTTACTGTTAGAAAATCCAGATACTGTATATTATAAGAAAAAGACATATAGTTATCGTAGCCCAGCGAACAAATGTGCTTTTCTTGTATATAAAGATGAAAAGAGTGGTAAAAATGCTATATTTGGATATAGTCTTGTTAAAAAAGAATTTTATTGTGATGACCCCGAAGTTTTAAAGGATGTAGACGAACTATCCAAACAGCCAAGTCTCAAATTGGATACAAGTATGAATTCTGATAATCAGCTTGATTATTGGGGACAAAGAGCAATAACTAACTTAAAGAACAGTAATAGTGGGGGAGGTCATTTAGATATAGAAAATCTTTTAAAAGGTATAGGTAGATTTGGTATTTATGCTGATCCACTTTTGAAGGGTAGAATATTTGAGGTAGATGATGCTAAAGATGTGGTTGATGATTCTCATTTAAAGATTGAAACTACAATACCAAGTGGCAAAGGTATTATTGTAACATTCTGGGATTCTAAAAGAGATAGAATAATTAAGTATAAAGATCAATATGATAAGGTTATAGAGTTCAATGGATATGACCCCAAAGAATGTTTGTATGAACCAAGTATGAATTTTTATACATATGATAACTTTTACAACGATGGTCCATCAATATCGGAAAAACCTTCACGAACTACCACTTCAAATACTACTGATACTACTTCTAGGAACTTACAAACTGGAGGTAATCCAGTCAGTTTCAAAGTGGGTGATAATGTGAAAGTTAGAGGAATGAAGACTTCTGGAGTGGTTGTATCTATTGCCGGAGATAAAATTACTATAAGAATAACGGATACAGATGTTGAAGGTGTTAGTGTTGGTTCTGAAAAAACGTTTTCTTCTTGGTTTTTGGAACCTGTTGTCATTAATAATACAGAATTTAAAGTGGGTGATAAAGTAAAATACAAAGGTTATGACACATATGGTGAAATAAAATTTATTGATGGAAATACTATTATTGTTAAAATAAATCAGTCTGATATTCCTCTTATGCCTGTAGGTGTAAGTTTTAGTTTTCCGCCATCTGCTTTGGAACTTGATAAAAGAACTCAAGGTGAGACGATTGAGAAAGTAGTTGATGATAAGACTCAAGAGTTTGTTGAAAAACGAGGTAAACTACATTCAACGGGTGCTACATTTACTCCAACGGAAAAACAAAATTTAGAAAAAGAAGTAGATAGTTTGGAAATTGAAATCAAGATACTAAACGATCTATTGAATGCTGGTATAAAAAACTATACAGATAATGTAAAAGATGTGGTTGCTAAATCTATTCAACGCAAACTACACGCCATGTCAAAAGAAAAACAAGATAGATATAGTTTGATAGCCCAAGCTGAAAAGCAATATGGTATGCCTATTGCACAAATAAGACAAAAGTATAGAAATGTGCCATTGGATCAATTGGTTAAGAAAGAATCGTTATATAAGAAACTATTAAAGGCATTAAGAGGATGAAAACAAAGAAATTACGCATTTTCGATTTGGATGATACACTTTTTGAAACTGAAGCTAAAGTTATTGTTACTTCATCGAATGGTACTAGTAGAGAAATTACCCCAGCTGAATATGCTGTATACGAACCACAACCAGGCGATAAGTTTGATTTTAGTCAATTTCAAACACTTATCAACCCAACACTAATTCGTTCAATTGGTAAACGATTTTATAAGATAGTTACATCTTCGAATGGTGATCGTAAGACGGTGATATTGACGGCTAGAGGTTCTGAAGCAGCCCCACACATAAGAGATATAATTAGAAAGTACTTTAGAGTGGATATTGAAGTGATTACTCTTGGTACTGGCGATCCTATGGCTAAAGCTAATTGGATATTGAACAAAATACAAAATGAGAGTTACAATGATATATTCTTTGTGGATGATAGCAGCAAGAATATATTGGCTACCTATAGAACTATTAGTAACTTACCTATTAAGTATAAGTTAGTTGATATTACTACCCCACGTAAATATGAGGGTAACAATCTTCCAACTACCAATAGTTTAACTGAGATGTTAAAGAATGTGGTTGATAAAGAAAGACTTAAAAAGGCTTATAAGTTTTTTGTTAACAAGTTAAGTTTACCCAGTGGAAAAATCAAGTTAGAGTTTGGTAGTTTAGAAGATGATGTGCAAGGTAAGGTAAAAGTGGAGGGTGATGGAAAGCCATATAAAGTGAAGAAATATACAATTATTATGAGAACAAACAGTCCTCATAGCAGTGATGATCAAATCAAGACATTGGCGCACGAGTGTTGGCACATTAAGCAAGTGGAAGATGGTAAATTAAATACATTTGATAATAGTTGGGAAGGTAAAGTATATCCTAGATACAAAGACAATGATCCAAAAGAAAAGACTTTGCCTTGGGAAGTTGATGCTAGAGCAAATGCTGAAGAGTTGTATTTGGATTATAACAGATATGCTAGAGAAACAGGCGCTGCTAAAAAGATTATAAAGATTAAATAATATGTTAATCGACTCACCACTTGTTAAAGATGGAGTAATGTCTGGGTCCAGTATATTTACGGGATCGATAAATATAAGACCCAGCGATTTGACTATACAGTCAAATGCTGTATATCTAACTTTAGATAATAATACAGGTAAAATAGGAAAATCACCTGTTATATCAACAACCACAAGTGGCACATCCGGCACTGCTGGAACTGCGGGTACAGCAGGTACTAGTGCTACAGCCGGTACAAGCGGTTTGACTGGATATCCAGGTAGTAGTGGTACTAGTGGTGTTGGATCTACATTATATACTGGTAGCACTTATCCTATTACTGCAAGTTGGGCAATTACAGCTAGTTATGCATTGAATGCGAATGCTGGTGGTACTCAGTTATATACTGCCAGTACATATCCTATCACTGCGAGTTGGGCGGTAAGTTCTAGTTATGCTTTATATGCACTGAGTGGTGGTACTCAATTATTTACGGGTAGCACTTATCCAATAACTGCAAGTTGGGCTTTATATGCGATAAGTGGCGGTACAAAGTTATTTACTGGCAGTACTTATCCTATAACTTCCAGTTGGGGTATTACTGCTAGTTATGCTTTGAATAGTGGTACTAGTACCGCTGTATTGTTTACTTCTTCATTTTTTAAAGGTGAGGTTTTATCTAAAATAACTTGTTCTGCTTATTATTCGTATTATCATTTAAGTACCCAAAATGATTTAAATATAAGACTTACTGGTAGCAAAATTCCCTCTGCTTTTTCTATAAGATTAGTAAATAGTGGCAGTATCAGTCATCGTGTAAGATTATCTCCATATAATACTATTGAATGGGCTGGTGTTGCTAGTGGATTTGATAATACTGGGTCCATATTGATGGCGGGTAATCAAGAATTATTTTTCTCATTCATTTTTTATGATAACGCTGCTATTGGTAGACCTGTAAGTAAATCTATAGCATTTATAACTGATTTAAAAACACCTGGTTTACAAAACAAAACTACAGCTCAGAATTTGTATATATTGGGTGAAGGTTTATCAGGAATGGTATCTGGTAGCATAAATGATCCAAATACATACATATTTACAGCTGATGGAGGTGGTACTGAACCATCTGCGGCTGGATTAACCAGCAAAGCTTTTTGGGGGTGGATGCCAGTTTATGTAGAAGGATATGGTAGAAAATTCTTACCTCTATATGAATAAATAAATATTAAGTATATCTTCTTTCTATTTATAACTATAACATTATCTATGACAAACACACGTGTAGAAAAAGAACAAACAGTAACATTACACAGAACGGTAAAAGGTTTTTATAAAGCCTCTGTAATGGGCGTTGATGAAAACAATCAGGTCAGCGAACAATTTTCAACAGGTTGGAAACCCAACACAATTTTAAACACTGGTTTGGACAAAATTGCTTATATGCCATGGGCACAAGTGTTTCAATTTTGTTTGGTTGGTGATTATCCATATGGTCCAACTGACACATTGACTGCTTCTTTTAGTGAAAAGATGTTGAAAAGACCAAGAAAAATCAACGCTTTTTATCTAACTGGCGAAAATAACTGTGGTCATAAAGTTTCTGGTAGTCTGGTCAGATTATACAGAACATTCGATTTTTACAAAGAATTAGATAATACCACATACACTGAAGTTGGTTTCAAAGAAACACCTGCTGCAACTACATTGTTTAGCAAAATTCGTTTGGATCCACCAATTACTTTGCACGCTGGTCAATATCTTCGTGTAAACTACGAATTGCGTGTAAATATGAGTCCATTCAGCAGCAGTGTGGGTGGTAGAATTCCAGCTCAATATCCTTCTTTTACTGGTTGGACAACTGGTTCACTAGACAGAGAAGCAATTCAAAAGATCGGTTTGTGTGGCATTGATAGTGGTAGTGGTTTGGCAATTCCAATTGATGAAGGTGGTTTTTGTAACGAACCATTTGCTCCTGGCCAAATAAGCTTTGGACCTGGCTTTGGTTTCGTAAATAGATATTATAACGGATCTAATGTAAACTATGTTCCTACAGGTTCATTTTTCCCAGCTGTAAGTTATGAACCAAATCCATTCAAAGCAGTTGGTCCGCTTCAAGAATTTTTTGCGAATTATCAAAATCCATATCAATTTTTGGATTTGGGTATATCTGCTAGTTTGAGTGTTAACAACGGTAGATACAGTGGAAGTTATTGTATTCCAAATATAGCCGCATACAAACCAAGAAATTATTTTACCAGTGATTTATTTTATCAACTATCAGAAATATTTTCTAACTTGTATACCAGTTATGGTACAAATTGGGCAGTTGATCCTCCAGGCGCTGGTGGTAGTGGACAAGGTGATACTACAGAAACTGAAGGAACTTATTACGTTAGTCAACAAAATACTGATAATCCCAACACCGGTCAGTGGGGATTCAAAACTGGCGTAACAATTGCAGACACAGCTGTATACTATAGTTCAAATAGATTTACAAAATTAGATAATTTGTGGACTCCATATTCTAAATTGGCTACACTAACTAGCGTACCTGGTGCAACACCTACGTTAAGTACCAACAACAACAATACCAATTTGTTTAATGATTTCTTTTACGATCCATCTATGCAAAATAGTGGAAGTTTGAGCTTTCCAAAATTTCCAAGTAGATTGATGGTGCCAGGAGGCAGAGGTACAGGATCCAAATATGAAATAGAAGAAAGTCCCGCTACACAACAAACAGTTGATGGTAAAAAGATGATAGCTGGTGATGGTATTATAGACAAGAAAATACCAAATTATTTCGTTTATTGGGATGATTGGAATCCATATCAAACCACCGCTTCATTAGCAAATATGCCATTGTGGGTAAGACGCACAGGTTGGACAGGTACACCTTCTCCAACAAGTGGACGTAAAGTTGGTACAAACTATTATGTACGTGGAAGCAGTTGTTTTCTATCAACATTTAGTGGATCTGCTACATCTTCGTTTAATGCACGTGATAGATCTAGAAATTCAACCACCAAGATATTTTCAGTTGAATTGCCAATGTATTTGAATCCATATACTCAAAGTACTTATACAAGAGACAAAGTGGTTATTTTTAGCAATGGTGTTGCTAATAATGAAGATATTCCAACTTTATATAGACCAGATCCAGCTGTTGCTCCGTTGTGGAGAACAATTGGTGTGGGTCCAACCAGTATTAACTTGACACCTGAGGCGATGAATGATGCGGCTAAGAACAATGGTTATGTGTATGTATTGCAAAATGGACAAACCAAGAGCAAAGATTATTCATTGAAGATGGTGTTTAGATACACTTGGGGTAGAGGTTAATTATAAAATAACTTGTTATGGCATATATTTTAGTAAATACAGGATCTATTGCTAATAGTGATACTGCTGATACTATCAGAGAAGGTTTTCATAAAGTAAACAGTAACTTTATTAGTTTAAATACCAGCGGCATCACCAGTTCAATTAACTTGGCTGGTGCTGCTGGAGGTAGCAGTGGATTGTATTTACCAATTGTTATAAATGGTACCACGTATAAAATACTATTAAACAATAATTGAATAGATTATTGGTGGTACTATTTATATGTTAGTAAATTATGTCCATCAAGAAGTTAGATTTATTAAGAATTATAACCAGCTCAAATTATCTTTATAATTTTAGCTCCAGTTATTCTAACAAAGCATTAACTGCAAGTTATGCTTTAAATGCTAGCGGTGGTGGCGGTGGTACATCAGGTACAAGTGGAGCTGGAGGCAGTAGTGGAACAAGTGGAACTGGATCTCCTGGCACAAGTGGTACGTCCGGCTCTTCTGGTGAATCCGGCACATCTGGTACAAGTGGTAGTAGTGGTACTTCTGGTAACTCTGGTTCAAGTGGATCAAGTGGATCAAGTGGATCAAGTGGTGTAAATGGCGATAATGGCACTAGCGGAACATCTGCAACTGCTGGAAGTAGTGGTACAAGTGGCGTAGGATCGCCTGGTACATCGGGTTCATCAGGTGAATCTGGCACATCAGGTAGTAGTGGTTCAAGTGCTACTGCGGGTAGTAGTGGCACAAGTGGTGTAGGTTCTCCAGGCACTAGTGGTAGTAGTGGAGCTTCAGGCACATCAGGTAGTAGCGGTAACAGTGGAACAAGTGGAAGTAGCGGAACAAGTGTATCTGTGTCTGGTACAACAAATAGATTGGTTAAATTTACCAGTGCTTCTACAATTGGCAATACATCAACTGTACACGAAAGTGGATCTGCATTTTTAGGAGTGGGTGTATCATCAAGTTTAGTATCAAGATTGCAAGTTTACCGCAGCGGAAGTAATTCAAGTGTACTTAAAGTGGATGGTGGAAGTGGTACATTATTCGAAGTTACCGATAATCTAAGCGGTAGTTTATTTAGCGTAAACACCATAGCAGGTTTTCCAATACTAGAAGTATTTAGCAACAATAGGATGGTTGCTGGGGCTTATGGTACAAATGCTTTAGTAGTAAGTGCCAGTAGCGTTGGTATCGGTATTGCCACACCAAGTACCAAACTACACATTCAGGGTAATGTAAGTGGTAGCCAATTTACATCAAGCAGAAGAAACGCAGTTGGATTTTCTGGTACTGCAAGTTATGCGAGACGAGCTTTGACTGCGAGTTTTGCTTTGAATGCAAGTAGTGTGGGTATTATGAGAACTGGCAGTAGATATCCTATAACTGCAAGTAGAGCAATTACCGCAAGTTATGCTTTGGCTAGTGCTGGTGGTGGCGGAGGCAGTGGTACTATATCAAGTGGTATAGTTAATAGAATACCTAAATACACAGGTACAACTACTGTTGGTCAATCATTTACTCCTATTTTTGAAAGTGGATCTGCTTTTGTTGGTGTTGGACCTATTTCTACCAGTTTGGTATCAAGACTACAAGTTTTCCGCAGTGGAAGTAATGCTAGTGTGCTTAAAGTAGATGGTGGAAGCGGTACATTGTTTGAAGTCACTGATAATCTAAGCGGTAGTTTATTTAGTGTAAATACTATTGCTGGTTTTCCAATACTGGAAGTATTTAGCAACAATAGGATAGTTGCTGGCGCTTATGGTACAAATGCTTTGGTTGTAAGTGCTAGTAGCGTTGGCATTGGCATTGCTACTCCAAGTGCCAAACTACATATTCAAGGTAATATAAGCGGTAGTCAATTTACCAGTAGTAGACGAAATGCAGTTGGGTTCTTTGGTACCAGTAGTTTTTCAAGAAGAGCATTGACCGCAAGTTTTGCATTAAATGCTGGTGGAGGTGGTACCACATTAAGAACAGGTAGTACATATCCAATTACAAGTAGTTTTTCCCGAAGAGCTATTACAGCAAGTTATGCATTGACTAGTGCAGGTGGAGGAGGAAGTGGTACTGTATCTTCAGGTGTTGTAAATAGATTGGCCAAATATACAGGCGCAACTACAGTGGGAAGTTCGGCTATAGTATATGAAAGTGGAAGTGCTTTTATTGGTATAGGTGTAACAAGCAGTTTGGTATCTAGTTTACAGGTTTACCGCAGCGGAAGTAATGCTAGTGTACTCAAGGTAGATGGCGGTAGTGGCACACTATTTGAAGTTACTGATAATTTAAGTGGTAGTTTGTTTAACGTCAATGATATTACTGGTTTACCTATATTTGAAGTGTTTAGTAACAACAGAATTGTTGCTGGTAAATATGCTGCAAATGATTTGGTGGTCAGTGGTAGCAGAGTTGGTATGGGTACAGCTACACCCCAAGCAAAGTTGCACGTTGTGGGTAACATAAGTGGTAGTCAATTTACTAGTAGCAGAAGAAATGCTATAGGTTTCTCTGGCACTGCAAGTTATGCAAGAAGAGCATTGACTGCAAGTTATGCATTGAATGCAAGTGGAGGTGGTGGAAGTACATTACGAACTGGCAGTACATATCCAATTACTGCTAGTAAAACATCTGCAATTGCAGCGGGTGTTACTAATAGATTTGTTAAGTATACAAATGCTTCTGCTGTTAATAGTTCAACTATGCTGTATGAGAGTGGAAGTGCTTTTATTGGCATAGGTATAACAAGCAGTTTGGTATCTAGTTTACAAGTATATCGTAGTGGTAGCAATGCTAGTGTGTTGAAGGTGGATGGTGGAAGTGGTACATTGTTTGAAGTCACTGATAATTTGAGTGGTAGCTTATTCAATGTAAATGATATTACAGGATTACCTATATTTGAGGTATTTAGCAACAACAGAATTGTGGCGGGTAAATATGCTGCAAATGATTTGGTTGTTAGTGGCAGTAGAGTGGGTATTGGTGTGGCTACACCACGTGCTAAACTACACATACAAGGAAATATAAGTGGAAGTCAATTTACTAGTAGCAGAACAAATGCAGTTGGGTTCTTTGGTACTGCTAGTTATGCAAGAAGAGCATTATCAGCCAGTTATGTACTTGGAGGAGCTGCTGGATCAAGTGGCACTAGTGGTGCAAGTGGTACATCAGGTAGTTCGGGTACTAGTGGAACATCAGGATCAAGTGGAACTTCAGGTAGTTCTGGAACAAGTGGAAGCAGTGGAACAAGTGGAGTTGGATCTCCTGGTAGCAGTGGAACCAGTGGTACCAGTTCTACCCCAGCGTTATCGTTGGCGCAAACATTTGTATTAACTGCATCTGTGAGTCAATTTCAATTGACACAAAGCGTGGCAAACAAGGATCAAATATTGGTAATATTGGATGGGTTGGTTCAATCCAGATCAGGTAGTTATACAGTTTCAGGATCCACTTTGACTTTGACAGAAAATGCGCTTTCAGGTTCAAATGTTGATATCAGATATTTTGGTGGTGGTTCTTCTATTAGTAGCAGTTTTTCAAGAAGAGCATTGACCGCGAGTTATTTGTTGCCTGCTTCAAACAACACAACCAAAGCTATATTTGGTTATGGTTATACTGGTGTAAATTTATCTATGACAAATTTGGTGAGCAACACAGGTGTGGTTGCAAACGATGTAACAGGAGTTGGTACTGCTAGGTCTAACTTAGCAGCTGCTGGATATAGCAGTGATAAATCTATATTTGGTTATGGTACTACTGGTGCAGTTGTATCTATGACAAATTTGGTGAGCAACACAGGTGTGGTTGCTACTGACACAACTGGCGTAGGTACTGCTAGAGAAGTATTAGCAGCTGCTAGATATGGTACAGATAAAGCTATATTTGGTTATGGTTATACTAGTGCTGCTGTATCTATGACTAATTTGGTAAGTAACACAGGCGTGGTTGCAACCGACACAACAGGTGTTGGCACGGCTAGATGGTCTTTAGCTGCTGTTGGATATGGAACTGATAAAGCTATATTTGGATATGGTACTACTGGTACAAATGTATCTATGACAAATTTAGTGAGCAACACAGGTGTAGTTGCTACTGACACAACAGGAGTTGGTACTGCTAGAAGAATTTTAGCAGCTGCTGGATATGGAACTGATAAGGCTATATTTGGTTATGGTTATACAAGTACACAAGTATCTATTACAAATTTAGTAAGCAACGCAGGTGTAGTTGCTACTGACACAACAGGAGTAGGTACTGCAAGATATTCTTTAGCTGCTGCCGGATATGGAACTGATAAGGCTATATTTGGATATGGTTTTACTAGTACAAATGTATCAATGGTTAATTTGGTATCAAACGTTGGAGTAGTTGCAAATGATACAACTGGTATAGGTACCGCTAGAGAGCGTTTAGCTGCTGCTGGATATTCGACGACATAAAATATAAAATAATATGCCATTTACAAGATTACGACAATCAATGATTAAGCCAAATGGATCTATAACAGGATCATTAAGTGGCACTAGTAGTTATTCAAGAAGAACATTGACCGCGAGTTATGCTTTGAATGCAAGTGGAGGTTCAATTAGTTATATTACAGGTTCGCCTGTGGTTGGACAATATATTGTTGTGAGTGGTAGTAATACAACTCAGTATGCATTAATACAAAACGTAACTAATCCAGAACATTTGTTAGTATCTGTAAATGGCGTTGTACAAAATTATAGTTCAAGTTATACAGTTACTGGTTCTACACTTAATTTTTATCAACCATATGATGACGGTGATGAAATTGATGTAAGATTCTTAAATGGTGGTACTACCGTACAAACAGGTAGCATTGCGAAACAAACAGTTTGGACCAATGTAACTTCAGGTAGTACAAATACTATAACTGGACTAAGCTTAAGTAGCAACAAGTGGGATGTAAGCGTGGTAGAAGAATGGGATGCTGCGACACTTGATCAGTACTACAATAGTTGTAGCTTGTTGTGTCATTTTGACAGTATAAATTCTGCGGGAAGATTTATTGATAATAGCAGAAATAATTTTGCGATTACATCAAGTGGTGGAGCAGGATTGAGCACATCACAATATAAATTTGGTGGGGCTAGTGCTTATTTTGATGGAAGTGGTGATTACTTAACAACACCTTTGTCGTCAAATCTTCAATTTGGCACTGGAGATTTTACCATAGAATGTTGGAATTATATGATTGCTAGAATCAATAGTTTTCCGACAATATTTTCTAATTACAACAGTTATACAGTCGGCGCATTATCTTTATTCGCAGGTCATAGTTCAGGAACAACTACGTCATATCAAGTTGCAATAAATGGCGCTGCGTTCCCTACTATTCAAGGTGGAACAATTGAGTATAATACCTGGGTACATTTAGCAGTAGTTCGTAACAGTGGTACAATTAAATTATATGTGAATGGTACAAGTGTTGGTACTCCGTATAGTACCGCTGTAACATTAAATGGAGTAGGATCACTTTTTTATATAGGAACAACTGGCGATAATATAGCTGCAGGTTATATTAATGGTTATATAGATGAATTTAGAATTACCAAAGGTGTTGCAAGATATACCAGTAATTTTACACCGCCTTCTGCACCATTTCCAAATTCACGTAATCAAGTGCTTACAAGGTATGTGGGTTTGGTGGGTGGTATAGATGATAAATATGTGGATTATGGTGTACAGAAGTTAAGCAACAGTTCGCTTAAATTGACAAGGCTTACATATCCAAATCAACCTATAGTTGGTAGCGGATCATTGAGTGGCAGTGTAAGCAGAGTATATGTAAATGTATTGGATTATGATAATGTTTCAATATCTGGCAGTATAAGTAATGCTGTTACTGCTAGTTTTGCTTTAAATTCAGCAACTAGCAGGGTTGCATTATCAGCTAGTTACTTAATACCCACTTCAAATAACACAACCAAAGCTATATTTGGTTATGGTTATAATGGCAGTGTAGCTGTATCTATGACCAATTTAGTTAGTAATACAGGCGTAGTTGCAAATGATACAACAGGTGTAGGTACCGTTAGGTATCAATTAGCCGCTGCTGGATATGGAACTGATAAAGCTATATTTGGTTATGGTTATGCGACTTCTGTATATGTATCTATGACCAATTTAGTTAATAACACAGGTGTTGTATCTACAGATACAACAGGTGTAGGTACTGCTAGAGAAGCATTAGCTGCGGCTGGATATGGCACTGATAAAGCTATATTTGGTTATGGTACTACTGGTACAAATGTATCTATGACTAATTTGGTAAGTAATACTGGAGTGGTTTCAACAGATACAACTGGCGTAGGTAGTGCTAGAAGCAATTTGGCAGCAGCTGGATATGGAACTGATAAAGCTATATTTGGTTATGGTTATACAATCGCAAATGTATCTATGACCAATTTGGTAAGTAATACTGGCGTGGTTTCAACAGATACAACTGGTGTAGGTACTGCTAGAAGAGATCTACGTGCAGCTAGATATGGAAATGATAAAGCTATTTTTGGTTATGGTTTAACCAGTGTAAATGTATCTATAACTAATTTGGTATCAAACGTTGGAGTGGTTGCAACTGACACAACTGGTGTTGGCACCAATAGAATACAATTAGCTGCTGCTGGATATGGTGTTGATAAAGCTATATTTGGTTATGGTTATACTACTGCAGAAGTTTCTATGGCTGGATATAGTACCAGTTAAAAATGAATGTGGTAATAAAACGACATTAACTATTTATAAAGTATGCCTGCATTAGGAAAAACAAAAGTATCACCCAGTTTAATTTCAACAGGATCATTATTTCTTGGTACATCCAGTTACGCTGTTACCGCTTCATTCGCTTTGAATTCAAGTGGAGGTGGTGGCGGAGGATCAGTTCAAACAGGCAGTATTGCGAAACAAACAGTTTGGACCAATGTAACCTCAGGCAGCACAAACACAATAACCAGCTTAAATTTGAGTAGCAACAAATGGGATGTAAGCGTGGTGGAAGAATGGGATGCTGCAACATTGGATCAATATTATAATAGCTGTAGCTTGTTGTGTCATTTTGATAGTTTGAATCCTTCTGGAAGATTTATTGATAATAGCAGAAACAATTTTAAGATAACATCAAGTGGTGATGCTAAATTAAGCACCTCGCAATATAAATTTGGTGGAGCAAGTGCTTATTTTGATGGTACAATTGATTATTTGTTAATACCCGATAACAATGCATTTGAATTGGGTAGTTCAGATTTTACATTAGAATCGTTTGTTTATTTTGTAACACTGCCATCTTCTAATGGATATTACTCAACTATAATATCAAAATGGTCATCAAGCAATAATTCTTATTTTATTTATTTATATAATAATGCTGGAACTTATCAATTATATTTAACTTATTCAACTAACGGAACGTCTAACACAAATTTAGGTGTAAATTGGACTCCGAATGTTGGTCAGTGGTATCACATTGCATGTGTAAGAAGTTCTACAAATGTATATTTCTGGGTCAACGGCGTTCAACAAGGCGCAACACAATCTATTTCTGGAACATTATATAATGGCACGGCACCTCTAGAAATAGGAGCAAATATATTGGGATCATCAAATACAGTTTTAAATGGATATTTAGATGAATTAAGAATAACAAAAGGTGTAGCAAGATATACCGCTAATTTTACACCTCCTTCCGCGCCATTTCCAAATTCAAGAAATCAAGTGCTTACAAGGTATGTGGGTTTGGTTGGTGGCATTGATGATAAGTATGTGGATTATGGTGTTGAGAAGTTAAGCAACAGTTCGCTTAAATTGACACGATTAACTTATCCAAATCAACCGTTAATTGGCAGTGGATCATTGAGTGGCAGTGTAAGCAGAGTGTATGTAAATGTATTGGATTATACTAATGTGAGTGTAACCAGCAGTTATGCTAGAAATTCTTTGTCAGCAAGTTATTTAATACCCACTTCAAATAATACAACCAAAGCTATATTTGGATATGGTTATACTAGTGCAAATGTATCTATGACGAACTTGGTAAATAACACAGGCGTTGTTGCAACGGATACAACTGGCGTAGGTAGTGCTAGAAGCAATTTGGCAGCAGCTGGATATGGAACTGATAAAGCTATATTTGGTTATGGTTATACTACAGGAAATGTGTCATTAACAAATTTGGTAAGTAATACTGGCGTAGTTGCTACAGATACAACAGGCATAGGTACTGATAGAAGATCATTAGCAGCTTCTACCTATGGAAATGATAAAGCTATATTTGGATATGGTTATACCACAGGAGTTGTATCTATAGTTAATTTGGTATCTAATACTGGTGTAGTTGCTACAGATACAACAGGCATAGGTACCGCTAGATATAGTCCCGCAGCTGCTAGATATGGTGGTGATAAAGCTATATTCGGATATGGTACTACTGGTGCAAATGTATCTATAGTTAATTTGGTATCTAATATTGGTGTAGTTGCAAATGATACTACAGGAATTGGTACTGCTAGAGAATCACTATCGGCTGCGGGATATGGAGGTGATAAAGCTATATTTGGATATGGTTATACCACAGGAGTTGTATCTATGACAAATTTGGTAAATAATACTGGGGTAGTTGCAAATGATGTAACAGGTGTTGGTACCGCTAGATGGCAGTTAGCTGCTGCGGGATATGGTGGTGATAAAGCTATATTCGGATATGGTTATAATAGTAGCAATGCTGTTGTATCTATTACAAATTTAGTAAGCAGCACGGGTGTAGTTGCGACTGATACAACGGGTGTAGGCACTGCTAGAAGAATTTTAGCAGCTGCAGGTTATTCGACAACATAAACAATATATATTAAACAAACATATGGCATCAAATCTAAATTCTGAATTTAATTATCGTTATCAAGTTATAGGTAGTACCCCGTGGGAAAAGTTAAAAACATTAAAAGGTTTTCTTGTGGGTAGAAAAAGAGCAGCTGTTTTGGAACAAGTAGCTGATTTAAAATATAAAGCCAAATTATCTGAACTAAAACATCTAAAAGAATTACCAGCATTACCGCACGTAATTTTAAACTTAGAAGCAGAAATATTAGAACTTGAATCACATCTTGATGATCAAAAACATGCATTTGAATTAAACCGACAAGAAATAAAGATTTTAGAAAATCTAATAACAGAACTATATACAATAGTTGAACCCACCAGAATACCTGGTTATACAGATGACCAAATGTTTGAAGCCAATGCTAATAACGAATTTACTGTAACAAACGAACCAAAACTAATACAATAATATGAAACTTTATATATTACCAGCTACAAACTTTGAATCTTTGTTTGGAAGTCCAATGGAAAGAAAACAAGTTGATGATGTTGTAATCATTGCGCAAACACCAGATTGTTCCAGTTTCTTGGTATTATCCAAAACAAATTATACAGCTTTGGAACCATTTGTCAGTTATGATGGATTTGATTTTACATATTGTCAACAATGGGGATTAACAATAAATGAAGAAGTGGTTGTAAGAACCATATCTGACCTAAGAAAAAATGCATATCCACCAATGGCAAATTATTTGGATGCTATTGTGAAAAATGATAATGAAGCACTGCAAACATATCTTGATGCGTGTCTTGCAGTAAAAGAAAAATACACTAAATTAGAATCTTGAATTTATGTATTACGGACCAAAGATTGTAACAAGTGGATTAGTATTGTGTTTGGATGCGGCTAATAAACGTAGTTATCCTGGCACTGGTACCACTTGGACAGATTTGAGTGGTAATAGTAATAATGGTACACTAATAAACGGTCCTACTTTTAACGCGGGTAATCAAGGTGGTATAGTGTTCGATGGTACCAATGATTATATATCTATTGGTAGTCAGAATATAGTTGGAACTGGTACGTCTCCATTCTCTGTGGAATTATGTATATATAATACTAAAAATTGGGGTGTTGGACAATATACGATGCCTTTTAGGGTTAAACAAGATAGTGAATTTTTTGTTACATTGTACAATCCATCAGGAACTTTATTAAGTACTCCGATTTTCAGAGGATACTACACTCAGTGGGCTACACCAGTTACCCAATCTGATTTTGTGAATAAATGGATATTTTTGAATTATGTATATAATGGCGGAGATAAAAGTACGGCAACATCATATGTTTCATATTTAAATGGGGTTCAACTCCCAACGGGAACTATAAACAATGGACCAGCCAACGGTGGGTTGGCATCTAATTGTAATATTATCGGCGTAGATGGAGATAATGGATGTAATAGTATTAATAGTGGATTACTGCAAGGTAAAATAAGTTTGTATAAATTGTACAACAGAGCATTAAGTGCAGCTGAAGTATTGCAAAATTATAACGCAACTAAAAGTAGATTTGGATTATAATTATAGTATATGGCAGGTAAAAGTGGACCAGATATTGTTGAAAATGGATTGGTATTGTGTTTGGATGCGGCTAATAAACTTAGCTATCGTGGCACAGGCACAACGTGGACTGATTTGAGTGGTAATAACAATACGAGTACACTAATAAACGGTCCTACATTTAGTACGGCTAATTTGGGTAGTATCGTATTTGATGGTACCGATGATTATGTAAATTGTGGTAATGGTGCCTCTCTGAAATTAACTTCAGGAACAGTAACTGTGTGGATGAAGACTACTTCTACAGCTGTAGCTTATCAAGGTATAGTGGTTAAGGCACTCAACTACGGAATATATAATTATGGTGGTAATTTACTTCTTTACGATTGGGGTGCAGACACTAATAGAAATTCGGGTATATCTATTTCTGATGGAAATTGGAGATTTATTACATTAAATTTTGCTAGTAATTCAGCAAACAACGCAAAGGTATATATAAACGGTGTATTAGTATATACCACAACGATGTATAAAACTAGTGATGATTACAGTTTAGGTATTTCTACAGGCAGTAGTGGATCTCAACTTTTTCCAGGCACTATTGGCAGTGTACAAATATACAACAGAGAATTAACTGCAACTGAAATATTACAAAATTATAACGCAACTAAAAGTAGATTTGGAAGATAATTATACTGTATATGGGTATATCTAGAGGACCAAAAATTGTATCAAGCGGATTAGTATTGTGTTTGGATGCGGCTAATAAAGTGAGTTATCCTGGCAGTGGTACCACTTGGACAGATTTAAGCGGTAATAACAATACAGGTACTCTTACAAATGGTCCTACATTTAGCGCTGGTAATCAAGGTAGTATAGTTTTTGATGGTACCAATGATTATGTAAATATAAGTTCATTAATAACTGGAAATCAATCTTTTTCTTGGGGTGCTTGGATTAATCCCACTGCAACAGGAACGCCTGTGCTTTTTGGAAATGTTTCTACTGGATTAGCAATGCTTTCGTATTGGGACTCTGCCAATAATAAAGTGAGAGTTGGTACTTATGGTAATGATAGATTAACATCAGGAACTGCAATTCCACCTTCTACTTGGGGATATACTTTTTGGACTTGGAATGGAACTACGTTAACTTCATATACAAATGGAATTGCAGACGGAACGGCGACTGGATTTTCATTTAATATTTCAAGTTTATATACAACTATAGGCAATGCTGTAAATAGTCAATATTTTAATGGTCGTATATCACAAACTTTAGTTTACAACAGAGCATTAAGTGCAACTGAAGTATTGCAAAATTATAATGCTGTAAAAGGTAGATTTGGAAGATAAATATCTTAATTTGATGAATGTGTATAATTATGATATTTATATGATATGTTGACGTTAACAAAGGTATTACCAGCATTAATTTCAAGTGGTAGCTTTACTGGTTCATTTTATGGTACCAGCAGTTATTCAAAAAGAGCATTAACCGCAAGTTATGCTTTGAATGCGAGTGGCGGTAGTGGAACCAGTGGAACCAGTGGTGCAACAGGCACAAGTGGTACCAGCGGTAATAGTGGAACCAGTGGCACAAGTGGTAACAGTGGTACTAATGGTACAAGCGGAAATAGTGGAAGTAGTGGAACAAGTGGTGGAGGAGCTTCATTAAATACAGGTAGTACTTATCCTATTACAAGCAGTTGGTCAAGAAAAGCAGTTACTGCTAGTTATTTAAATATTATAAGTCAATCTTTAATACCAGCTAAAAATAACACATATAGTTTGGGTAATCCTACTAATAAATGGAAAGATATATATGTAAGTACCGCGAGTATTTATTTTGATAACTATCCACTTACAGTTAATGTCACAAATAATATACCGAGACTCAATTTCTTCAGTAGTAGCATAGTAACAGTACCAATAGGTTCAAATACAAACACAGCCAGTTATGCGCTTAAAGCATTAACAGCTAGTTATGTGTCTGGTGGTGGTTCCGGTACATCAGGAACAAGTGGTACAAGTATCACTGCAAGTTTGCAAACAGGCAGTATTGCTAAACAAACCGTATTATACAATGTGGTCTCAGGCAGTCAAAACGTAATCACTGGGTTGAATTTGAGCGGAAATAAGTGGGGTGTAGATATCAAAGAAGAATGGGACTATGCGGTTGTACCAGGCGATCAATATTATAATAATGTAAATTTATTATTACGTCTCACCGGAAGCAACGGAAGTACAACATTTGTTGACAATAGTTCATCGCCGAAAACGATGACTGCTAATGGTAATGCTCAAATTAGTACGGCGCAAACTAAATTTAGTGGGGGTAGTCTTTATTTAGATGGTAATGGTGATTATCTTACTACACCAAATACAACTTCGTTGTTATTAGGTACAAATGATTTTACTATAGAGTGTTTCTTATATTTGACGCAAAATGGTACCACAGCTGTAGGTGAAACATATGCACCATTAATACTATTAGGAAATTATTTTGCGGAAAATTCAAACAGTAGAGTTTTTTATTCATTTATATATAACGTACAAGCTGGAAATAAATTAAGTTTTTCAACAAAAGGTGGAAATAGTTTTGGGCAGCCCGATTATTATGGTGTTTCAAGTAATGCTATTAATATTCCATTGAATACTTGGGTACACGTTGCGGTGACCAGAACTTCAAATCAAATTAAATTTTGGTATAATGGATCGCTTGTAGGAACAGATAGCTCTGTATCTTGGAATTCAATTAATTTAAATGTTACTCCTGGTGCTAATAATAACTTGTATATCGGAAGACAGAGTGGATTCAGCTCAGTTGATGGTGCTCTATGGCATTTTCCTGGGTATTTGTCGAATATTAGAATTACAAACGGTGTGGCTAGATACACTGGCAATTTTACCCCAGCTACATCTCAATTTCCAACCAATGTAGGATCGACACAATATGCAACAAAATATATTGGATTGATTGGCGGATTAAATGATAAAAATGTAGACTATGGAGTACAAAAACTAAGTGATAGTTCACTTAAAGTGGTTAAAATGTCTCAAACAACCACACCATTTCCAAGTGGGTCATTGAGTAGCAGTGTAGATAGAGTGTACGTAAATGTGCTTAATTACACAAACGTCAGTGTGACCAGCAGTTATGCTACAAATGCTTTGACCGCAAGTTATATATTGGGTGGAGGCGCAAATGGTAGTAGTGGTACCAGTGGCGCAACAGGATCAAGTGGCACCAGTGGAAACAGTGGTACGAGTGGATCATCTGGTACTAGTGCCACTGCTGGTAGCAGCGGTACAAGTGGAGTTGGTTCACCTGGCACAAGTGGTACAGCAGGATCAAGTGGCACAAGCATCACTGCTAGTTTGCAAACAGGCAGTATTGCTAAACAAACTATATTATATAATGTTGTATCTGGTAGTCAGAATGTTATAACCGGTTTAAATTTGAGTGGTAACAAGTGGGGTGTAGATATCAAAGAAGAATGGGACGCTGTAGTTGTACCAGGCGATCAATATTATAATAGTTGTAGCATATTATTACATTTAAATGGTTCAAATGGTAGTACTACATTCGTTGATAATGGTCCCAATAACTTAACTGTTACAGGAGCTGGTGCTTCTATTAGTACTGTGCAGAGTAAGTTCGGAGGAGCTAGTGCTGTATTTTCCGGGGGAAATGCAATAACTTGGCCAGCTAGCAATTTATTTGCTTATGGATTGTTACCTTTTACCGTTGAATTCTGGGTATATCCAAATTCGGTATCTAGCGAATATATTTATGCGCAAACTAGACTTGGTGATAATTATTTTTTAATAGGAATTGGAGGTGGTGTACTGTATTTAACATTTGGTGCTGGTGGAGGATCTTCAATATCAGGTGGATCTATATCTACTGGTACGTGGACCAATATCGCACTTGTAAGAGAAGGCACCGGAACAAATCAAACAAAGTTATATATAAACGGAACTCAGGTTGCAGCAGGTACGTGTAATTATAATTTTTCCGATACTACTTTTGTACCAACTTTGGGTCGATACACACACACTTCGGCAAATGTATATAATGGATATGTAGATGAATTTCGTATAACCAAGGGAATTGCAAGATATACCAGTAACTTTACCCCACGAACATCCGAATTTCAAAATAATGTTGGTTTAACACAATATGCTACTAAATATGTAGGTTTGATTGGTGGTTTGAATGATAGAAGTGTAGATTACGGTGTGCAAAAATTAAGTGACAGTTCGCTTAAAGTGGTGAAGATGACACAAACCACATCGCCTTTTCCAAGTGGATCGCTTAGCTCATCAGTAGATAGGGTATATGTTAACGTGCTTAATTACACAAACGTCAGTGTAACTAGCAGTTATGCTACAAATGCTTTAACTGCAAGTTATATATTAGGTGGCGGGGCAAATGGCAGTAGTGGTACCAGTGGTGCAACTGGCGCAACTGGAACGTCAGGTACTTCAGGTAATAGTGGAAGTAGTGGAACAAGTGGTGGGGGTGCTTCATTAACAACTGGTAGTACGTATCCTATTACAAGCAGTTGGTCTCGTAGATCTTTAACAGCTAGTTATGCATTAAATGCTAGTGGTGGTGGGTCTTCACTTGCAGTTGGACAAACATTTGTAAGCAATGGTAGTCAAACTGTATATACTTTGAGTCAAACCGCAGCCAATAGAGATCAAATACTTGTTGTAACCAATGGTGTAGTTCAAAGCAGAAGTGGTAGCAATTATACTGTAAGCGGTACAACTTTAACTTTGAGTGACCCCGTTCAAAGTGGTGGATTGATTGATGTTCGATTTATAAATGCTGGTCAAGGTTCAAGTGGCACAAGCGGTGCAAATGGTACTGTTCAAACAGGTAGCATTGCTAAACAAACCATATTATATAATGTAGTCTCAGGTAGTCAAAACGTAATTACCGGTTTGAATTTAAGCGGCAACAAGTGGGGTGTGGATATCAAAGAAGAATGGGATGCTGTAATTGTAGCCGGCGATCAATATTATAATAGCTGTAGTTTATTGATGCATTTTAATGGAAGTAATGGTAGTACTACATTTACTGATAATAGTAAAAATAATTTTACAGTTACATCGGTTAATGGTACGGCTATAAGTACCGATCAAAGTAAATTTGGCGGTGCAAGTGTATATTTTGATGGTACAAATGACTATCTTTCTATAACAAATAATTCAGCACTAAACTTATCGGGTGGGTCATATACAATAGAATGTTGGATTCGTCCAACAGGCAATTATTCTAATTATAGGCCTATAATTGCAAAAAGAATTCCAGGCACTGGTACCAGTGCCTGGCAAGTTTACTTAAGAGTTACCACAGGATATCTTAGTTATTTTAACGGAACTGAAATTGTATCATCTACAACACCAACAGCAAATGTATGGAGTCACGTAGCTGCTGTTTATAATGGAACTACAATTAATTTATATTTAAATGGTGTAAGTGTTTTGTCAACTGCTGTAGGAAATTCAGACGTTGATGCGTCGATTAATATTGGAGCTTTTCCATCATTTGGCGAATATTTTATTGGTTATATAGATGAATTGAGAGTAACCAAAGGTATAGCTAGATATACTAGTAATTTTACACCGCCGACTTCTGAATTTCCAAATAATGCTAGTATAACGCAATATGCAACCAAATATGTTGGTTTGATTGGTGGTTTGAACGATAAAAGTGTAGATTACGGCGTACAGAAGTTGAGTGATAGTTCGCTTAAGGTGGTAAAGATGAGTCAAACCACATCGCCATTTCCAAGTGGATCATTGAGCAGCAGTGTGGATAGGGTGTATGTGAATGTGTTGGACTATAATAAAGTAAATGTGACCAGCAGTTATGCTACAAATGCTTTGACTGCTAGTTATTCTTTAAAAAGTGGTAATGCTCTAAGAACGGGTAGTTTGTATCCAATTACTGCTAGTAGAGCTGTTAGCAGCAGTTATTTACTTGGTGGAAGTCAAATATTAACTGAGGATAAAACAGTATCATTTAGTAGTTCATTTACTACTGCACAAATTCAAGCATTGATTGATGTGCAACCAAGAAATTTAGGTAACAAAACTTTAACATTTAAATTTGCTGATGGCAATTACAATTTATCCACAGGTTTGAGATTTTTTAATTTTTCTAATGGATCGATTTATATAAGTGGAAATTCTTCAAATAACACAGTAGCGTTTGCTAAAAATGTAACACTAAGTGGATCGGTTCCTATTTATATTTCTAATAATTCTACATATACAGAAGTAAATTATTTAAGATTAGCAGTTAATACAAGTACGTATCAAACTGGATTGGTGATAGAAAATGGTAATGCAAATGTATATTATTGTTCGTTTACAAACCACCCAAGATCAGTTACAGTCGGCTCTGGAAATGGTGTAATGACTCAAGCTGGAGGAACTGCTTGGGTAAGATACTGTTATTTTACTTCGATGGATAGATATATAGTTTCTTTATTCAACGGGATCATTACGGCTGATACAAATTCTCAAGGAACAAATTCAAATATTGCATATTTAGCATATGGGGGAATTATACAAGTACAAAATACAGGATTAACAGCGGTAACAACTTATTCAACTAGTGTAGGTGGTTTAATTGTAAGACCTAGTGGAACAACAATAGGAACATAATTTTATGATAGTACTATATAATGATATTACAGGTGATATTACACTCAAAGTGGTAGAAGGAACAGGTGATGCAGAACCAGGACCAGGACATTCTCGTATCATATTAAGTGATTGTGTGGGCAATGAAACAAATGTTAATCAAATTCCTAGTTTTGCATTAAGATTTTGTCAAGAAAATAGAAAAAAAGAATATCCTACTGTTAGTGAACAATTGGATTATATTTATCATAATGGAATTGACGCGTGGAAAACTAACATAATTGACCCAATAAAACAAAAGTATCCAAAGCCAAGTTAATTTATGCCATTACTAAAAATATTACCATCTTTAATATCTCAAGGATCTTTTACAGGATCTTTCAGTGGTACAGGCAGTTATGCTCGTAGAGCATTAACTGCGAGTTATGTATTAGGCGGAGCAGCTGGTTCATCAGGCACAAGTGGCGCAAATGGTACAAGTGGTAGTAGCGGAAGTAGTGGTGCAAATGGTACTAGTGGATCGTCTGGTACTAGTGCCACTGCTGGTAGTAGCGGCACAAGTGGTGTAGGTTCTCCAGGCACTAGTGGAACAGCAGGATCAAGTGGTACATCTGGTTCAAGTGGATCCAGTGGAAATAGTGGTACAAGCGGAAGCAGTGGTGCTACAGGCAGCAGTGGTACAAGTGGTGCTGGATCGCCAGGTAGTAGTGGTAGTAGTGGAACCAGTACCACTCCAGCTTTATCGTTGGGTCAAACTTATATAGGAAATGGTAGTACTACCACTTATGCTTTATCACAAAGTGTAGCTAATCGTGATCAAATATTGGTAAATGTAGATGGTGTGTTGCAAGGTAGAAGTGGTAATTATTATACTGTAAGTGGTACCACATTAACTTTAAGTTCCCCACCACAAAATGGTAGCATCATTGATATACGTTATATTAACGGCGGAAGTGGTATTGTCACAACAGGTAGCTTAGCTAAGCAAACCATATTATACAATGTAGTCTCAGGCAGTCAAAACACTATAACCGGCTTAAATTTGAACGGTAACAAGTGGGGTGTAGATATAAAAGAAGAGTGGGACGCTGTAATTATAGCTGGTGATCAATATTATAATAGTTGTAGTTTATTATTGCATTGTGATGGTACAAATGGAAGCACCACATTCACTGATAATAGCAAAAATGTTTTAATTGTTACATCGGTTAATGGTACTGCAATTAGTACGGCGCAAAGTAAATTTGGTGGTGCTAGTGGATTATTTGATGGCACAAATGATTATCTTTCTATACCAGATAATGAATCCTTAGAACCAGGTACAAATAATTTGACTTGGGAGATGTGGATAAAAACTACAAGTAGTGTTCAATACGCTACTCTTTATTCTAGGACACCTTCTTCATTTGGCAGTGGTATGTGGTCGGTGATGATAAATCAGGCATCAAGCACTGCAGGTGATATTGCATTATATGTGGCTGATTATTCAGGTGTTGCACCTCTGTTATTAACAACGGGTGTAAGTATTAGAGACAATGCATGGCATCATATTGCTATAGTAAGAAATGGTAGTGCGTGGGTGTGCTATGTTGATGGAACATCTCGTGCGACAGGCACTTTTAGTGGTAACATCGGTAATCTTAGTTCTGGTCCCAGAATAGGGGCGGACGAATTTTATGGTAGATATTTCAATGGTTATATAGATGAATTGAGAGTTACTAAAGGTATAGCTAGATATACTAGTAATTTTACACCACAAACATCGGAATTTCCAAATAATGCTAGTATAACGCAATATGCAACCAAATATGTAGGTTTGATTGGTGGTTTGAATGATAAAAGTGTAGATTATGGTGTGCAGAAGTTGAGTGATAGTTCGCTTAAAGTGGTAAAGATGAGTCAAACTACATCGCCATTTCCAAGTGGATCATTGAGTTCATCTGTGGACAGAGTGTATGTGAACGTATTGGATTATAGCAAAGTATATGTAACCAGCAGTTATTCGTTAAATTCAATTAATTCATTAGATATACCCAAAATAAAGTCAATTATATATACAAACAGTAGTTATACCCCAACCACAGCATCAGCTATAGATTTATTCAAACCCAATACCAGTTACATTACTATATCAGGTAGTAATTTTAAGCCCAGTGCATCTATATTTATAGATAATACGTCTGGATCAGTGGTTACATATGTGAATAGCAACAAACTTAATGTGAATGTAATTTCAAAAAATGAAGGTACTTATCCAATATATTTGATGAATACTGATGGTGCATCTGCATTTAAAATAAACGCTATAACATATATTACCAGCCAAGACCAATTTCAATATTTGGTTTTAGCAGGTGGAGGCGGCGGTGGACTTGCACACGCTGGTGGCGGAGGTGCGGGTGGTTTTCGTACTGGATCTTTAGGTTTGAATCGATCTGTACCATACACTGTTTCAGTTGGATCAGGAGGATCTAGCTCACCATCTAGATCCGTAAATGGAACCAATGGAGGCAACAGTGTATTTGCATCAATTACATCGATAGGTGGTGGCGGAGGAGGATCTGAATACAAACCGGCTAACCCAGGCGGTTCAGGTGGAGGTGGTGCAACCCAGGGTGCAGGTGGATCTGGAACTGTGTCACAAGGTAATAATGGTGGAGCTGGTAGTCCTACTAGTCCGCCATATGCTGGTGGTGGTGGTGGTGGTGCTGGTGCTATTGGCGGAAGTTATACTCCTGGTTCAGGAGGTAATGGTGGAAATGGACTTATATCTAATATTTCAAGCACTCCAATATATTATGCTGGCGGCGGAGGCGGCGGTGTATATGGTGGACAAGGTGGTGTCACCAATCGCGGAACAGGTGGTCTAGGCGGAGGTGGAAATGGTAACTATGGAAATGGAAACGGATCTGCGGGCGAGGCGGCGCGTGGAGGAGGTGGCGGAGGTGGTGGATATCCAAATGAAAGTGCATATAATGGTGGATCAGGTATTGTAATTGTAAAATATTTATCTAGTAGAACTTTAACAATTGGGGTGGGTTTGACCTCATCGACTGTTATTACTGGGAGTTATAAAATTACTACGTTTACAGCTGGTTCAGACACAATAACAATTTCTTAAAAATATGGCACATTACGCATTTTTAAATGAAGATTATGTAGTTACCGAAGTGATTGTCGGTAAAGACGAAAGACTTTTTGATTGGGAACATTATTATACAATTAAAAAGGGACAGATATGTAAACGAACTAGTTATAATACTAAAGGGGGTATATATTATAATTCAATAACAAATTTACCAGATATCGATCAATCTAAATCATTTAGAAAAAATTTTGCTGGAATTGGATTTAAATATGATATGAACTTAGATGCATTCATACCACCACAACCATATCCAAGTTGGATATTAAATGAACAAATCTGTAACTGGGAGTCACCAATACCATATCCAACTGACGGACAATTTTATAATTGGGATGAAACAACACAATCTTGGATTTTAATTTCGGAATAATATGTCATTACTTAAAATACGACCATATCTAATTAATTCAGGTTCATTCACAGGATCTTTCAGTGGTACAGGCAGTTATGCTCGTAGAGCACTAACAGCTAGTTATGTATTGGGAGGCGCAGCTGGATCCAGTGGCACAAGTGGCGCAAATGGTAGTAGCGGTACATCAGGCAATAGTGGCACAAGTGGAACAAGTGCTACTGCTGGTAGTAGTGGTACAAGCGGAGTTGGTTCGCCAGGCACAAGTGGCACGGCAGGATCCAGTGGTACAAGCAGTACCGCAACGGTGCAAACAGGCAGTATCGCGAAACAAACACTTTGGACCAATGTAACCTCAGGTAGCACAAACACCATAACTGGACTAAGCTTAAGTAGCAACAAGTGGGATGTAAGTGTGGTGGAAGAATGGGATGCTGCGACATTGGATCAATATTATAACAGTTCTAGCTTATTGTGCCACTTTGATAGTTTGAATCCTGCGGGAAGATTTATTGATAGTAGCAGAAACAATTTTACGATTACTTCTAACGGTGATTCTAGATTAAGCACTTCACAATATAAATTTGGAGGAGCAAGTGCATATTTTGATGGCACGGCTGATAATCTTTTAATTAACTATAATAACGCATTTAATTTATCGGGTGATTTTACAATTGAAGTTTGGTTTTATCCGATTACTTTAAATGGTGGAATGATTTTAAATTTTGCAGGTGGATTGAATATAGCTTGGGCAAGTTACGAACTGGTTAATAACACAGATGGTATTAATTTCGCCGGTAGTTCTGCGAATAATGGATATGATATTGGTTCTGAAACAGGTGCTACTGGAAGAATAGGAACGGTTAGTGTAAATACTTGGAATCATATAGCAGTTACTAGACAAGGAAATGTATATAGAGGATATATTAACGGTGTTCAAGGTTACACACAAACTTTGGCACTTACTCCATATAATCCAAACGCGAGAGGATTAGCAATAGGTAGTAATTATGCTACTACTTGGGGTGTTACACCAGCAACTGTTTTAAATGGTTATTTAGACGAATTAAGAATTACCAAAGGTGTAGCTAGATATACTGCTAATTTTACCCCATCTAATGCACCATTTCCAAATTCAAGAAATCAAGTGCTTACAAAGTATGTAGGTTTGGTTGGTGGTATTGATGACAAGTATGTGGATTATGGAGTGCAAAAGTTGAGTGATAGTTCGCTTAAATTGACACGATTAACTTATCCAAATCAACCTATAGTTGGTAGTGGGTCTTTAAGTGGTAGTGTGAATAGGGTATATGTAAATGTGCTTGATTATACAAAGGTTAGTGTAACGAGCAGTTATTCATTATTATCTAAGACTGCTAGTTATGCTTTAAATGCTTCTGGTGGGGGTGGTAGTACATTAAGAACAGGTAGTTTGTATCCTATAACTGCTAGTTGGTCACGTAGAGCTATTACGGCTAGTTATGCGTTGAATGGTGGTACTGCTCTTGTAAATCAAACATTGAATTATGTGAGTGGTAGTAATTTATATACTTTAAGCAGAAGCGTAGTTTCCCCCAGTGATGTGTTGTTGAGTGTAAATGGTATTATACAAACACCCATAACAGATTATACTGTAAGTGCTAGTAAAGTTACATTTACAGAAAGTTATCCTTCGGGTAGTAAAATTAATGCTAGATATTTGGTAACTGCTACAAATAGTAGTGATGTTAATTTAGCCAATATAGTATTGACAGGCACAACAACAGGTGATGCTTATTATCCACAAGTTGCTGCATTGTTACACTTTGATGGTGTAAATGGTAGTACCACTATAACAGACAATAGCAAAAATAACTTAACTGTTACTTCAGTTAATGGCACTGCCATAAGCACTGCGCAAAGTAAATTTGGTGGTGCAAGTGTATTGTTTGACGGTACGAACGATTATCTTTCTATAGCAAGCAATTCAGTATTTGACTTACTTGGAGATTATACGATTGAATTTTGGGCATATAGTTCAAATTTTGCAGCCGGTAATATGGGATATTTACACAGAGGATTTTATACTACGGGTACAGCCACTTGGTCAGGACTATCATTTTCAATTAGAGGACTTAGCACATTAATAAGATTTTATTTTTATGCAACTACATCTGCGAATGAACAAAAAATAGATGTATCTCTTCCATCTAATAATGCATGGCATCATTTTGCAATGGTAAAATCAGGTACAACTGGTACAGTTTATGTAGATGGAACATTAGCAGGAACAATTACTTCATTAAATACACCTGCGGCTAGTTCACAAACTTTGAGAATAGGAGTATGGGATTATAGTGCTGCATCAGAATATTTTAACGGTTATATAGATGAATTGCGAATAACGAATGGGTATGCAAGATATACCGGTAATTTTACGCCATCTACCACTGCATTTTCTAATACTGGTGGTGATGTAGGTAAATCGTTGGTAGTAAATAGTACTGCTACAGGTGTTAGTATTGGTACCGCTGGTTTTAATTTAAATTCTAGCAATATTAATCGTATTATTAATGGTGCTATGGCAGTTGACCAAAGAAATGCTGGTGCAGCACAAACAATTACTGCTGCGGCTGCATTAGCTTATACAGTGGATAGATGGTATGCATATTGTACTGGGGCTAATGTTACTGGACAAAGAATCACTGGTTCGGCTAATAATCAATTTGCTTATAGATTTACAGGTGCGGCTAGTGTTACTGCTATTGGATTTGGACAAAGAATAGAAGCGGCTAATAGTATTGATTTGGCAGGATCTACTGCAACACTTGGTGTAGATTTGGCTAATAGTGTATTGACTAGTGTAACTTGGACGGCTTATTATGCTAATACTTCGGATACATTTGGTACATTGGCAAGTCCAACTAGAACACAAATATCGACGGGTACATTTACTGTAACTAGTACATTGACTAGATATAGCGCACAAATATTTATTCCATCAGCGGCTATTACAGGTCTTGAAATTGTATTTAGTGTTGGTGCTCAAACATCTGGTACTTGGACTATAGACAATGTTCAATTAGAAGCAGGTCCATTAGCAACACCATTTGAAAGACGCATGATTGGACAAGAATTAATATTGTGTCAAAGATATTTTGCATCTATTAATGGAGCTATAGGTGCAGGTAGCGAATTAAATACATCAGCTGCATATATAAAACTACCATTGTCTGTTACGATGCGAGCAGATAATCAAACCGTCACATTATCAACAGGAAATTCTATATCAGTTGATTTATTTGGTACCGGTACATCAACTACTTCTACCAGCAATGTAACTATCACTGCGAATCGAGCCGGTATACTTTTTAATATTAACAGTTTATCACCATCACAAGGAGCAACTGGTGTACCCGCAACAATTTTAGGAACTGTTTCGGTTTCATCCGAATTATAAAATTTTATGGCAACCAAACCTTTTTTATCACAAATCGCAGTACCTGTTGGAACAACAACAGGTGATGTTTATTATCCACAAACCAGCTTATTGATGCATTTTAATGGTACAAATGGTAGTACCACTATGACAGATAATAGCAAAAATAACTTAACTGTTACTTCAGTTAATGGCGCTGCCATAAGTACTGCACAAAGCAAATTCGGCGGCAGTAGCGTATTATTTGACGGTACAAATGATTATTTAACTACTAATACAAATGCTAATTTAGCACTAGAAAGTGCAAATTTTACAATTGAGGGTTGGTTTTATTTTATTGACGGCACGGCTAATTCACTTCGTCCTGTTTTAGGTAATTATTCGTTATTTTCGTCTAATAGTATTTATTTTGGAAAACACACATCTTATGGTGGTAAAATGGCACTTTGGATTGGTAACTATTCTGCCAACAATGCATTGTTGGCAGATCCAACTGATCTTACAAATAATCAATGGATACATTTTGCTATAGTGAGAAATGGTTCAAATTGGACAATGTATAGAGATGGGGTAAGTGTTACAACTGTTACGTATAGTGGTGTAACAAGTACAACAAATTTCTTTTATATAGGAGCTAGTGGTGATGGATATTATTTTAATGGTTATATAGATGAATTAAGAATTACCAAAGGTATTGCAAGATATACCAGTAATTTTACGCCATCTACCACGCAATTTTTAGATAGTGCGGGTGATGCAAATAGTAGTGTAGTGGTTAATAGTACTGCAACAGGATTTGCAATAGGAACAGGTGGTATAAATGGCGCACAATTAGCAAAAGCTTGGGTCAACTTTAATGGAACAGGTACTGTAGCTATAAGAGATAGTTATAATGTAAGTAGCATAACAGATTTAGGGGTGGGTGAATATACAGTTAATTTTAGTACCGCATTAAATAATACAAATTATTGTGCTGTGGGGTCTTCTAGAATTGTTGTTGGGTCTAGAACTAGTGTAATCGGATTTACAAATTATACAACTACAAGTGTAAGAATCGGTGTAATTAATTTAACAAATAGTGTTCAAGATGAAGATACTAACTGTGTATCTATATTTAGCAATTGAAATTAACTATATATAAGAGTATGAGTGAAAAACGAATAATATACCCAACGGAAAATGGTGGAGTTGCTATAATAATTCCATCCATAAGTGCAAAAAATTCCAATGAAACTTATGATGAATTTATTGAACGAATTGCTGCAAAAGATGTACCCGCAGCAACATCATATAAAATTGTGCCGGTAGAAGATATACCAACAGATAGAACATTCAGAAACGCCTGGGAATATCCAACAGATACACTATAATTTTATGATAACCATAAACCTTGATAAAGCCAAAGAAATACAAAAAAATAGATGGAGAACCGCAAGAAAACCTATCTTAGAAAAATTAGATACACAATTTATGCGTGCTGTTGAAACCGGAGACACAGCCAAACAACAACAAATCGCAACACAAAAACAAGCACTAAGAGATGTTACAACCACCGATTTATCATCCGTAACTACCCCAGACCAATTAAAAACAATTTGGCCAAGTATATTAAACGAATCATAATTTATGTACTATAGCCCACGAATAGTCACAAGCGGTTTGGTATTGGCACTAGATGCAGCTGAACGTCTTAGCTATCCTCGCACAGGCACAACGTGGCGTGATTTAAGCGGTAATAGTAACAATGGCACATTAACCAATGGTCCTACTTTTAGCGCGGGTAATATGGGTAGTATAGTTTTCGATGGTGTGGATGATTATGTTAATATGGGCACAAGCACTTATTGTAATCTTATTAATATAAGTGTTTCTGTTTGGGTAAGAGTCACTAGTGCAAGTGGATATTTTTTGGGTAGATATAATAACATTACTGCTTTTAATGGGTTTATTATGTATTATGATGTAGCATCAACTAAATTTGGTGTTGGTGGTAGAGAATCGAGCGCCACATATTTAAATAGTGCAACGATAAATACATATCCGTTAAATAACTGGTATAATTTTACCTGGACAAAATCCGCAAATGTTTGGTCGCTTTATGTTAATGGTTCTTTAGATGTATCATCTGCACTTGGAAATGGAACCACACCATATTCAAATAATACTATGTGGCTTGGCGCAAATAATGAAGGCGGTACCCAATATTATTCCGGTGGAAATTTATCTAATGTTTTTATATACAACAGAACAATAACTGCCGTTGAAGTATTGCAAAATTATAACGCAACTAAAAGTAGATTTGGTAGATAATTATAGTATATATGTCTGGTATATCAGGACCCAAAATAATTACAAGTGGATGTGTTTTATCACTAGATGCAGCTGATAAAAACAGTTATCCTGGTAGCGGCACAGCTTGGCGAGATTTGAGTGGTAATGGAAAAAATCTCACATTAACAAACGGTCCTACATTTAGTGCTGGTAATCAAGGTAGTATAGTTTTTGATGGTACAAATGATTATGCGGTTTTGAATCCAGTATCTGCATTTAATATATACTGTATTAGTATGTGGTTTAAACCAACAACAATAATTAATTCTACATCGGCTTATAAACCTTTAATTCATTTCAAAAGTAGTACTGCTAAATATATAAGTTTTGGCGATACAACAAACCGTGTTGCGAATGAATATATTACTATTGTACAAGAACCAGGTGACAGAAGAACGGCTGTTAACGATGGAGGGTCTTTATCTGCTGGTGTCTGGTATAATGTTGTTTTTAACTACGAAAGTTCTAAATACAATATTTATATAAATAATACATTAAAAAGTACAACTATTGGTTCTTCTTTAGGTGATGTCCCATTAATAACAGATCCAGATTTTATATATTTAAATTCTTATGAAGGAGTTTCTGGATATTTAGATAGTTCATTATCTATATGTACGATTTATAACAGAACATTAACCGCATCTGAATTATTACAAAATTATAACGCAGTTAAAAATAGATTTGGATTATAATTATAGTATATGGGAATAGCCAGAGGTCCAAAAATTGTAACAAGCGGTTTATTATTAGCACTAGATGCGGCCGATAAAAACAGTTACGCTGGTAGCGGCACAGCTTGGCGAGATTTGAGTGGTAATAGTAATAATGGCACATTGACAAATGGACCTACATTTAGTGCGGGTAATCAAGGAAGTATCGTTTTTGATGGCACAAATGATTACGTTGATACAGTTAATACCGGAACAACTTTTCAATTTGCAAATGTCACATTTACTGTGAGTTTATGGATAAAAACAAGCGCTACAAGTGGTGTTATTATTTCTAAAGGTGCAACTGCTTCTACGGCAGGTTGGCTGTTTCAATTTAACTCCGAAGGAACAGTTTCTGGTACTACAAAAGGTTCTGATGGTACTAATACTTATAACAGAGCAAGCACAGCAACAGTCAATAATAATACTTGGAGAAATATAGTATCAGTATATACAACTAATACAACAACTCTTGCGAGTAATACAACATCAATATATATAGATGGTGTTTTAAGTAATGGTACAGGTACATTAGGCGGATTAGTATATGCGACAACTACAGATACTGTTCAAATAGGTAGAAGACCTTCCGGTGCTTATTGGTCCGGCTCTGTATCTAATTTATTGATATACAACAGAGCATTAACCGCAACAGAAATCTTACAAAACTATAACGCAACAAAAGGTAGATACGGACTATAAAATTTATGAGTGAAACAAACGTAACAATATACGAGGATAGAGAATTTATGATATTCAATGTAAGTGAATTGAATCTTGTAGATTTCACTAAAGTGGAAGAAACTTCAATCGATACTGTAAGAAAAAGTGTTGACCAAACCAAAACATTTTGTAAATGGGATGGCGCAACACCTGAATTCTTCAGTCAAATGACCACCAAAGAAGGTCCATACACTTACCCCGAAATATTAGATATACTAGCTACACCCGAATGGACAGATCCTAATCCTCCATTCTGATCTATTTATAGTTTTGGTTTATAATATGTATATAAACCAATGATATTTAGAGCTACAAATTCATCGTCGTTTCTATTTAATCCTATCTACCCAATCTTTCTTACCAGAAAGTATTTGGGTACGCCTCTTTCATTAAATAGACGCAATCTCATTTTCAGAGTAAAAGTAGTAGAAAGCGCAAGTTTAAATCTTACTCTTAATTCAGCGCTTACCGAATTAAACACAGAATCATCTACCAATAATATAACATTACGATCTGCTAATGTTATACCATTATATACCCCAGCTACATTATACAGTTCTCTTAATAGTGTTTCTATACCATCGTCAATTGGAGATAAAATTGATTATGCACAATCACTAAACAGTGTAACTTATACAAACGCAAATGTAGAATCTGTAACAATATCACCAGGCTTAAATAACATAAGTTTAAAACTTGACGGTGATAAATCAGTAAATTCAATTAATCTTTCAAATGTTCAATTAATTGACCCAAGAATAAATATTGGTAATCAAAATATAGCACTAAATAGTACCATATATGATACTCCAATATTAAACTCAAGTGCTATATACAATACATTAAATAATGTTGATCATTATAAAAATATAACTGATCAAACAATAACTAATATAGCATTAAACGGTTCAAATTATTACACTGATATATTAGATAGTGGTAATACAAACATATCACTTAATAGTATTATCACTTATAAGCCTGATATAGATAATTCAATAAACAGTATCAACTTACATAGCACATTACATTTGCCTGTTCAAGTTGATATGGGAAGTAATGTTGTGCAGTTGTTGGGATCATCTTATTATACAAACATATATGATACATCTCAAACCGCAGTATCTGTATTGGGATCACAATATTATGTAAACTACACAGATACGTCGCAAACCGCTGTATCTACATTGGGATCACAGTATTATGTGGATTTCTACGATACGTCACAAACTGCAGTATCCACACTTGGATCACAATATTATGTTGACTTTTATGATGTATCGCAAATTGCAGAAACAGTACTGGGTTCACAATATTATGTAGATTTTTATGACTCATCACAAACCGCAGTATCCACACTTGGATCTCAATATTATGTAAATTTTTATGATGCGTCGCAAAATGCGGAAACTGTACTGGGTTCACAATATTATGTAAATTTTTACAATGCATCACAAACCGCTGTATCAACGGTGGGATCTCAATATTATGTAAACTATACTGACGCATCCGATACTTCATTAGCACTAAATTCTTCTGGGTATTATGTAAATTATACGGATACATCAATTAATACAAGTAATATAGTTGGTTTAAACAATTATGTAGATTTTTCTGATATATCCAATAATTCTATAGCTTTAAATAAATTAAGCAACTATGTTAATTTTGATGATGTATCTATTTCAAATAATGTTTTGGGTAGTCTAAATCATAATCCTGTACAACTTGAAATTGTAAATGAAAATCTAACTATTTCTAGTCTCAATTATAAATCAATTAATTTAGAAATTGTAAATGAAAATCTTACCATCAATAGTTTAAATTACAATTATTATGCTACTGATTTAATTGCTCAAAATAATGGTTTAAATAGTTTAATATTAAAATCTGCTGATTATGATGACAGTGTTTCATTTGCAACATCTTTAAATTCTGTAACATTTGTACCAAACGAATACATAAAATCGGTTATCCAAAATAGTAGTGTATTGACCAATTTGAGTATGTTTCAAGGACCATATTCAAATAATATGACATACAATGTAGCATTAACTAATTTGAATTATTCGTTGAGTGAATATAATAAATTGGTTAATACCACAGATAATTTGCGTAAATTGGTATATGAAGATGAATCCAACAATAAGTTGGTAAATCAATCATCTAACTTAAGATCGTTAAGATATGATGATACTAGATTTGAAGTAAATGTTAGTGAAAACAATAGATTATCATCGTTAAGAAATTTACTTGACTCAAATAATAGCACAAAAATATCTGGGTCATTTAAAAATATATCATATAATGCAGCATTAATTGATACTGTATTGGGTTCAAATACTACATTTAGACCATACAGTACCGCTTCAGCTGTTACATTTAATAGTGATTCACCCACAAATTATGTAAAACAAATCAATATTATTTACTATATGAACGGGGGTAATTTAACTCAAAGTATAGTAAATTTTGGTGAAGATTTAGCATTTCAAGTAATAGGTAATTCTAATCCTGGCACATATGTAACCAACTTTGATTATAATACACCCTACAGAGCCAGTTTTATTACAAAAAATTGGCCAGTATATCAATATGATACAGGTTCCAACGCAAACCTACCTGTTATACTCAATTGTTCCAATGTTGAACGTAAAATAAGCGCAACATCAGGTATATGGGTAGAAGCATCATTGGAAGACGGTGGAACATTGGTGGATGAATACGGATTTAGTATAGATATATAACAGTGTTTTAATATTTATTAAAGAATGAGAATAACAGATCTACCACAATTATTTACAGCGTCTATCAATGATTTGCTGTACGTAATTGATGTAAACGATACAAGTAGCTTTTTTTCTGGGTCAAGCAAAAGAATAGACATTAGTACTCTTTTTTCTTCACCTAGCATAACCGCTAGTTTTGCTAAAAAAGCATTAAGTGCTAGTTATGCTAAAACAGCCAGTTACGCACTAGTATCAAGATCATCCAGTTACGCATTTAATGCTACAACCGCAAGTTATGCATTAAATGCTGGTACCAAAATATACACAGGCAGTGTATATCCAATAACCGCAAGTTGGGCTATCAATGGTGGCACCAAATTGTATACCGGCAGTACATACCCAATAACTTCCAGTTGGGCACTCAATGGTGGCACAAAGTTATATACTTCCAGTACATATCCAATAACCGCAAGTTGGGCCATAACCGCGAGTTACGCTTTAAATCAAACCACCAGCGGTACATCAGGCACTTCTGGCACCGCAGGTAGTAGCGGAACAAGTGGTACCAGTGGCACAAGTGGTACCAGTGGCACCAGTGGAACAAATGGCACCAGTGGATCAAGTGGGTCAAGTGGATCAAGTGGTACATCTGCAACCGCTGGTACTAGTGGTTTAACAGGATCAAGTGGTACGAGTGGTACAAGCGGCAGTGATGGTACCAGTGGGTCAAGCGGTAGCAGTGGCAGCAGTGGTACCAGCGGTATAGAAGGTGGTAGATTGTTTACCGTAACAAGTTCTGGATTTAATTATAATATCGCTGGTTACACTGGATCATTTCCTACCATTACGGTGGTAAGGGGACAATTATATTACTTTGATGTAAGCGGTGTATCTGCGTCACATCCATTTGCCTTGAGATTGTCAAGTGGCAATACTAGTGCTGTACCTGGCACCACAAATAATGATCCTGTAAATGGATTGGCAAATACAAACACTTTAATAATTTACAGAGTACCTGAAGACGCTCCTTCTAGTATAGTTTACCAATGTGTTGTACATTCAGGTATGATTGGAACTATAAATATAGTAAACCAATATGGTACATCTGGTACATCTGGTACTGCGGGAACAGCCGGTAGTAGCGGAAGTAGTGGCACAAGTGGTAGTGATGGTACCAGTGGGTCTAGCGGTAGTAGTGGAGAATCTGGTACAAGTGGTAGCAGTGGAAGTAGTGGAAGTAGTGGTAGTAGCGGATCTAGCGGTAGTAGCGGTAGTAGTGGAAGTAGTGGTACAAGCGGCAGTGATGGTACCAGTGGATCCAGCTATCTGCATCACATCCATTTGCATTGAGATTATCAAGTGGTAATACTGCAACAGTACCAGGAACAACAAACAATGATCCTGTAAATGGATTGGCAAATACAAACACTTTAATAATTTACAGAGTACCCAATGATGCGCCTAATAGTATAGTTTATCAGTGCGTTATACATTCAGGTATGATTGGAACTATAAACATAGTTGATCAATATGGTACATCCGGTACATCTGGTACTACGGGAACAGCTGGATCAAGTGGTAGCAGTGGTAGCAGTGGTAGCAGTGGTGAAAATGGTACAAGTGGTACTAGCGGTAGTACTGGTACAAGTGGTAGCAGTGGATCCAGTGGAAGTAGTGGAACAAGTGGTACGTCCGCAACTGCTGGTACAAGTGGTGAAACTTTTGGTACCAGTGGTACTAGCGGCAGTACAGGAACAAGTGGTACTAGTGGAGAATCTGGTACAAGTGGTAGCAGTGGATCCAGTGGAAGTAGTGGAACAAGCGGCACCAATGGTACATCTGCAACTGCTGGTACAAGCGGTGAAACTTTTGGTACCAGTGGTACCAGTGGATTGACGGGAACTAGCGGTACATCTGGTAGTACCGGAACAAGTGGTAGCAGTGGTAGCAGTGGAGAATCAGGTACCAGTGGAAGTAGTGGACAATCTGGTACTAGTGGCAGTAGTGGTAATACTGGTAGCAGCGGTAGTAGTGGTGTGAGTGGTACTACGTTGTATACTGGTAGCACATATCCTATAACGGCTAGTAGAGCTGTTACTGCAAGTTATGCGTTGAATGCTACTGGTGGTGGAAGTTCTTTGTACACTGGTAGTACTTATCCGATAACTGCAAGTTGGGCACTGTATGTAGTGAATGGAACTAGTGGTACTGCTTCATTGAATTTAACTAACATTACACGTAGTGGCAATGGAAGTGGTTCTGTTTATAATTTAAATAACAATACATTTACCGGCACAAATTCTTTGGTATTTCTGGGTGGTATTACTTTAAATAATAATATTGATTATACACTGAGTTCTGGAATATTAACATTTACTTCCCCACCACTATTAAATGAAGAAATACACGTTGTTAAATTTACAGGTGGTGGTGCAAATGGTACTAGTGGTACAAGTGGCATAGTTGGTATTGCCAATGCGCAAACATTCACAAGCAATGGTATTGCTACACAATACGCTCTTACACAAAGTGTAGTACGTAGTTATGACATTATAGTTGCTATATTCTGCACCACCATTAAATTCTAAAGTGGATGTCAGATTTTTAGGTAGCGCAGCTGGCGGTGGAGGAGGCGGTAGCGGCACAAACGGTACAAGTGGATCAAGTGGATCAAGTGGTACTAGCGGCACAAGTGGGTCAAGTGGAGAATCAGGTACAAGTGGATCAAGTGGAGAATCAGGTACAAGTGGGTCAAGTGGGTCAAGTGGAGAATCAGGTACAAGTGGGTCAAGTGGTACTAGCGGCACAAGTGGATCAAGTGGAGAATCAGGTACAAGTGGGTCAAGTGGTACTAGCGGCACAAGTGGGTCAAGTGGAGAATCAGGTACAAGTGGATCAAGTGGGTCAAGTATATCTTTGCAAACTGGCAGTTTATATCCCATAACGGCAAGTAGAGCTATTACTGCAAGTTACGCATTGAACGCAACTGGTGGTGGAAGTTCTTTGAGTAGAGCTATTACTGCAAGTTACGCATTGAATGCTTCTGGTGGAGGTGGTAGTACATTACAAACTGGTAGCACTTATCCCATTACTAGTAGTTATGCTAATTTTGCAATAAATATTGCTGGTAGTGTTACTACATTGGTGGGTACTGATATAAATTGGAACAATCCAACTTATGAAAAGAATATTTCAGTTGCAGAGACATATACATTTTCAAATGTTACAACTGGCAGTTCAATTGTGGTTATATTGAATAATACAGGCAGCAACAGTATATTATCTACATTTCCAAATAGTGTAAAATGGGCCAATTCATTGCCACCCACAAATATACTATCAAATGCAACTTCAATTTATACATTTGTAAGAACCAAATTATATGTTCTGGGTAGTTCTACTGAAAACTATCAATAATATGTTGTATGCCTATATCAAGAATAACCAGAAATAGTCTAGTATACGCCAATAACAAAACTCAAAACATTGAGTCTAGACTATTTGGCTTACCAACACAATCAGGCTCACTTTATTTGCAAAATAGTCAATCACTATATTTGCAAGATTTAAGCGGTACATACGTACTAGAATATCCTTCCGCAATCGCATTATCCTATAACAGTTACTACAATAAATTCATAGCCGATAGGTCCACCCAAAACTCATTACTAACAACACGTTATTATACCAGTGAAAGTAAAGCTACTGGCGATTTTGGCTATATACTGTACCAAAATAGTAGATCAATGTATACTCAAGCTACCCCAGACATTTATTTGCTTGAATATAGCGCTACAAGCAGTTTGTTAACTGATACAGGATCAAGTGCTTTATCGCTCAAAACACGTTACTTTGTTAGTGAAAGTAAAGCTACTGGCGATTTTGGCTATATATTGTATCAAAATAGCAGATCAATGTATACTCAAGCTACTCCAGACATTTATTTGCTTGAATATAACGCTACAAGCAGTTTGTTAACTGATACAGGATCAAGTGCTTTATCGCTCAAAACACGTTACTTTGTTAGTGAAAGTAAAGGAAGTGGTAACTTTGGTTATATACTGTATCAAAATAGCAGATCCGTATATCTACAAGATCCAAATAGTATACTTTTATTATATGATCCAGATATTATACCAGTTGGCACCAGTGCAAGTTTACAAGAAACTGGATCAAATGTTTTATCTTTTAGAACTCGTTATTATATCAGTGAAAGTAAAGCGTCAAGTATATATCTAGGTTATCAAAATGATAGAAGCATCTATTTAGAAAATACTGCAAATCCATTTGTCATAGAATATAACGGTACAAGCAGTTTGTTAACTGATACCGGATCAAATGCTTTATCTTTTAGAACTCGTTATTATATCAGTGAAAGTAAAGCGTCAAGTATCTTCTTGGGTTATCAAAATGATAGAAGCATCTATTTAGAAAATACCGCAAATCCATTTGTCATAGAATATAGTGGTACAAGTAGTTTGTTAACTGATACCGGATCAAGTGCTTTATCGTTCAGAACCAAATACTATATCAGTGAAAGTAAAGCGTCAAGTATCTTCTTGGGTTATCAAAATGATAGAGCTGTATATTTGGAGAATACTGATAATCCATTTGTTATAGAATATAGTACTACGAGCAGTTTGTTAACTGATAGCGGGTCAATTAATCAGTTATTATTAACAAAGTATTATCTCAGTGAAAGTATAGCGTCAGGTAGTTTATATATTGGATATCAAAATGATAGAAGTATCTATTTAGAGAATTTAACCGATGTATTTGTTTTGGAGCCATAAAAAATAAAGTTTATATCATAACATTCTTTATATTTATAAACAGAAATCGTAATTTTATAAAATGTCAACAGGAATAAACAACAATATTGATTGTAAATTGCAAGGCAAAGTTCGTGTTGTGGTTATGGAAAAAGACAAAATCATACACGACACTGGTGAAATAAAAAATATGATCACCAATCAAGGTATGGATGAAGTTGCAAATAGACCATTTGCTGAATTATTCGCTTGTTGTGCAATTGGAACTGGAACTGCTGATACTAAAAAAACCAATGTTCCCATAACTGGTTCCATAACATCAGGCAATGGTTTTGATATTAATTTAAGAGGCAGTGTTTCTCGTAGATCTGGATCATTGGTAACGTTTCCCAGAACAAGTGTAGCATTTCCTATATCAGGCAGTGTTATTAGAGCAAGTGATGTGGGTAATATCATTAAAATAAACAACGATAATACTTTTAGAATAAGAGCACAAACTGGTATTAATACAGCCAGAAGTTGTAGTGTATTAAATATGGATGGTACTGTACCAACAGGATCCTCAAGTGATAATAATTATACCATTTGGTTTACCAATCAAATTAGTATGTCAAATGAAACACAAAGATGTGGTAGAACATCAGATGGCAATAACTTTCCTGCTGCATCAGGTAGTTATGGTACAAATTGTAATAGTCAAATTTATAGCAGCGGTATAATTCACAGTCGTCAATTTAATTTTGCAACCGCATTGGTTGATGATACAAATACAATCACTGAAGTTGGATTGAGTTGGTTACCATTTTATAGAAGTCCAGCATTGTTTAGTAGAATTCGTTTGACCCAAGGCAGTGCTGGTAATGCGATACCTGCTGTATTGGCTGGACAAAACGTGGTGGTATTTTATTCACTAAACGTTGGTATGTCGCCTACCACAGCTACAACCGGTTCTGTTAATATAACTGGTAGCAATAAAGGTGGTAATTCACAAATGAATTTGTATGGATTAAGCAAAGTAAGTAGCAGTGGAGTAACAACTTATTTTGATGGTGGGTTACACGGCAATGAACCATATTATTTTAACCAAAGAAGTAAATACGGACTACCAGATACAGTTTTTAGACCACTGTATATATTTACATCCGCAACTGATACTGCAAGTCCTACGTGGGGTACAAATATAACTAGAAATAGTAGTTTTATTACCAAATCAATTGATAAAACACCTGTATATAGTAGAGTATATCCCACCAGCAGTTATGGTTATACATTAACCAAAGTGGCTACATTCAATGATACTGAATCTATCAATGCAACTTGGAACAGTTTTGGTGTGGGTGTACATACAGCCAGTAACTTGATGTCATTTGTATTTGGTGCTACTCAAAATAAACAAAATGGATATTTGTTAGCAATATCTCAATCGTTTACTTGGAATAGAATATTTTAATATTAATAGTTATAAGTTATATGCCACAACCAATATCACAATTAGCAGACTATACAACAATAACAGGATCCGCATTTGTTCCTATTGTTGATGTTAATGAAACAGTATCATCAAAAAACAAAAAGATCAGTGTAGATGATTTGAGAAAAACTTTCTTTAAAAGTGGAGTTCTTCTTTCATCTTCTTTCACAGAACATACGCCGGGTTTTTATTACTTTGGTGACAATCGTGATGGTCGTCTCAATTTAACAGGTTCAATTGCCACTGTTAGAACTTTTGTAAGCAGATCGTTCGCAAGTACACAAGATGGCGCACCTGTCGTTAAAAACTTTAGTTCGTTGTTCATTTCCAGAAGTGTGGTGGTGAGTCCAACCAATAGATGTAGAGGATTGTTGATATTTGTGGATGGTGATGCAACCATCAGTGGTAGCATAAGTATGACTGCTAGAGGAGCGAGGTTTACAGGAAGCGACGCTTCCTTCACAACAATAAATCCGCCATATTTGGGTGATTACTGGAGCACGCAGTTGTTTCCGTCTGCGAGTTATTTGAGCAGAGTATTTGCGGTTGGAGCGGCTGGTGGTACGGCTGGCCCCGCTCCATCTAGCGTTGGTGGCGTTGGTGTCACTGGTATACTGGGAAGAAGTGGAGGTGGAGGAGGCGGCGGTGGACAAGCAGCCGCGGGTGGAGCGGGATCAACAGGCACATCTTTTAGTGGTGGATCTGGTGGTGGAGGAGGTGGGCCATCTCCAGGAGCAAATGGCTTTGCATTTGGTGGTCAAGGTGGTCCAACGCTTGGTAGCGGCGGCGCCGGATCAGGCAATCCAGGTGGAATAACGCCAGCTCAGCCGCCCAGTAGTCCACTCCCAGTCTCAGCACCAAGTGGTACTGGTGGATTGTTAATATTAATAGTGAAAGGTAATTTAAGAATTGGACCAAATGGATCAATTACGGCTAATGGAATCAGTGGTGGTAATGGACTTGCTGGTTTTGGAACTGCTGGTGGCGGTGGAAGTGGAGGTGGAGTGTTATATATTTATTATGGTGGGTCTTTAACAAATAATGGCACTGTAACTGCTAATGGTGGGTCAGGTGGTTTAACTGGTACACCCTCGCCAGCTCTTAATCAAGGCGGAGCAGGAGGAGCTGGAACTGCGATAATATCAAAATTAAACGTTGCATTTCCAGTAGCAAACTAAATAATTATTTATATGCCTACAAGAATATCAGATTTACCCGAATATACAACAATAACATCATCAGCATTTGTGCCTATTGTTGATGTTAATGAATTGGTAGCTTCAAAAAATAAAAAAATAAGAATTGACGATTTAAGAAAATATTTTTTCACAGGCACAACCACCAGCAGTTCTTTCACAGAACATACCCCAGGCCTTTATTACTTTGGCGATAACAGCGACGGACCTCTTAACTTAACAGGCTCTATCGCCACCGTTAGAACTTTTGTAAGCAGATCCTTCGCAAGCACTCAAGATGGCGCGCCTGTCGTTAAGAACTTCAGTTCATTGTTCATTTCCAGAAGCGTAGTAGTGAGTCCAACAAATAGATGTAGAGGAATGTTGATATTTGTGGATGGTGATGCAACTATTAGTGGTAGTCTACGAATGAACGGCAGAGGTGCTTCCGCGGTTGGAGCTGATGCGTCTTTTACAACAATAAATCCGCCATATTTGGGTGATTACTGGAGCACGCAATTGTTTCCTTCGTCGAGTTATTTGAGCAGAGTATTTGCTGTAGGCGCAGCAGGTTCAGGCTATGGAACTGATGGGGTAACTGGTGTAAATGGAAGATCTGGTGGCGGAGGAGGTGGGTCTAGTTATGGTGCACCGACAGCAGGTTCAGGCGCAACCGGCACATCGTTTAGTGGTGGTTCTGGTGGAGGTGGATCCCAGGTTAACGTCATCGCCGGAGGAAGTGCGAGTGGAAATGGTGGCGCAGGGGGAAATGGCGCAACCGGCCCCGGCGGTACCGGCGGCGGTGGAGCTGGAAATCCAGGCGGCACTCCAAATGGAGGTGTAGGAACAGGTGGATTATTAATATTAATTGTACGAGGTAATTTAAGAATTGGGCCAAATGGCAGTATAACATCAAATGGTAGCAATGGCGGAAATGCAAGTAGTCCAACGCAGGGCGGAGGAGGAGGTGGAAGTGGCGGTGGGGTGTTATATGTATATTATGGCGGTACACTAACAAACAATGGCACTGTAACCGCATCTGGAGGCACCCGTGGCACGGGTGGAAACGTTGCTGGAAACGGTGGAGCTGGAACTGCTATATTATCAAAATTAAACGTTGCATTTCCAGCAGCAAACTAATATTTAATAATATATGGCAAATAAACGTATAACAGATTTAACCGAAGCAACTTTTGTAAGTGCGAGTAATTTTTATGTTGTGTATGATCCTACAGCTACACAAGATCAAAATGCTGATGGTTATACTGATTTTAATAAAAAAGTAAAACTAAAAAATATTTGTACCCAAGTAAGTCAATCAGCCATCACTTGGTTTGGTACAGGCGCAAATGGTGCTTTAAATACAACAGGTAGTGTTACTTTTACCACTACAAATGATCAAGAAGTATTTGTGAGAAATTATACATCTCTCACAGTAAATGCTGGTCATACAATGACTGTAAGCAACAGATGTAGAGGATTGTTGATATATGTTGGGGGAGATTGTACTATAAATGGTACAGTAACAATGTCAGGCAAAGGAGCCAACTCGGTTGGAACAGCTGCTCATTATGTATATCAATCTAAAAATTACTATGGCAACTTTATTCCCCAATATCAATTTAACAGCGTAAAATTATATGGATCTGGTAGTGCCGGTGGACCCGCAAATACTGCTGGTAGATCCGCAGGCGAAGGTTATACAGGTGGTGGAGGCGGTGGAGGTGGAACTGGTGGTGCTGGTGCAGCAGGCACCAGTTGGAGTGGTGGATCAGGTGGAGGTGGTGGACCATCTGCAACTGCAGGCACTATAAATGGTGGTGCTGGTGGTAATGGTACAGCTGCGAATACTGGTGGTGGTGCTGGTAATGGTGGTGGCAGTGCTGGTCCAGGTGGTATAGCTGGTGGTACTGGTACAGGTGGTTTGATTATTTTTGTGGTAAAAGGTACATTTACATTGGGAAATACAGGTGCAATAACTGCAAATGGTGTTGCGGGTGGAAATGGTAGTGCAGGAGGAGGAGGAGGTAGTGGAGGTGGAAGAATAGTTGTATTATACAATCAAAATTATATAAATAATGGTGGTACTATTACTGCAAATGGTGGAGCTGGTGGAGGAACTGCTCCAACTGCTGGTGGCAGTGGGGGAGCCGGTAGCATAACAATAAGAGAAATAGGAATTTGGTAAAATATTTATAAAGTTATATGGCAATACCATCACAAGCAATATCTCAAATGACTACCTTGGTAGGTAGTAATCGTAACGACAATTGTTTATTTACATTGTATAATGCATTAATATCGTCCAGTGTCAATCAAAATTTAAAAGCAAGAATAAGTACCCACGAACAATTTTATAGCAACAACAATACCGTCATAAATCAAGGTACTTATAATAATTACTTTGGAACAGGCAAAGATGGTAGTGTAACCATAAGTAGCAGTGCGCAAATAAGTTCATCCACATCTCCAGCTGGATTAAATAATATTAGTCGTGAATTTGGCGACCCAGTTATAAAAAACTTTCAAAATTTAACCATCAACAGTGGTGTATTGTTCAGCCCATTAAGAGCTTGTAGAGGAATGATAATATATTGTACTGGCAATTTAACAGTAAACGGCACTTTGAGTATGACTGGTAAAGGTGGAGGCGTTGGTTCTAAAGTCGCGTCTCCTATTGGATTTGCTACAAGCACCGATTCAAGATATGATTTGGTGGATGCTACATTATATTTTAACAATTTTTCATCAAGCACTGCAGGTGGAAGAGGAATACCTACACATTGGAATTGGGCGCCTAGTGGTAGTATTTGGTTTAATAATTATAAGATTAGAGTGCCATTGAGTGGGAGTGCTGCTGGAGGAGGACCAAATAATGGTGGTAGTGCGGGAATATTTTGTTGTGGAGGTGGAGGTGGGGGTGGTCAATCAAACCCTGGCGCGGTAAGGGCAGGAGGATCCGGTGGTAGCGGAACTATATTTCTAGGAGGAGGGGGAGGAGGAGGAGGATCATACGGCGGCGGCGCCGGCACCAACGGCATATTTGAAGCTGGTGGAATTGGCGGATTTGGGCCTAATCCAGGATTAGGCCCAAATGGTTCTGGCGGAGGTGGAGCTGGAACACCTGCTGGACCTGGCTCCGGAGGCGCTGGTAATACAGGCGTTGGTGGATTAATTATATTAATAGTACGTGGTAATATTACAATAAACGGCACAGTTTCTAGTGGTGGCGCAAATGGAGGTAATGGAACTACTGGAGGTGCTGGAGCTGCTGGCGGTGGCGGTGGAAGTGGCGGTGGTAGGATAATAATTATTTACGGCGGTACATATAGTAATGTTGGTACCATTGTGGTTAATGGTGGCTCCGGCGGCGCCGGTGGCCCCGGCGCACTCACTGGTGGTGCTGGTGGTGCGGGTTCTATAACTATAAGAAGGGTAAATGTTTAAAATTTTATGGCTACACAAATATCAAGTTTAACAACACTAGTTAATGGCGTAAACAGTTATGATTGTTTTTTGCCATTGGTTGATCCAACATTAGCATTAGATTCTCGTAATGTTAAAATTAGAATAAGTACCCACAATGAAATGTTCAGCAACAACTTTGCTGTAGCTAGTTTGAGCAGTTATGCAAACTATTTTGGAACAGGCAAAGATGGTAGCTTAACCATAAGCAGCAGTGCTCAAGTAAGCGCTTCATTGAATAATATTAGTCGTGAATTTGGCGACCCAGTTATAAAAAACTTTCAAAATTTAACCATCGGCAGTGGTATATTATTTAGTCCACTAAGAGCTTGTAGAGGTATGATAATATATTGCACAGGCGATTTAACGGTGAATGGTACCATAAGTATGACTGGTAAAGGTGGAGGCGTTGGTTCTAAAGTCGCGTCTCCTATTGGATTTGCTACAAGCACCGATTCAAGATATGATTTGGTGGATGGCACATTATATTTCAATAATTTTTCATCAAGTACAGCGGGTGGTTATGGAATACCTACGCATTGGAATTGGGCGCCTAGTGGAAGTGTTTGGTTTAGGAATTATAAGATACGAGTGCCATTGAGCGGAAGTGTTGACGGTGGCAATGGTGCATCGACCGCTGCGGCTTCGGGTAATGCGGGATCAGCTGGTATATTTAGTTGTGGTGGCGGCGGTGGTGGTGGTTCCGGAGAATCGCAGTATGGTACTTTTGGATCAGGAGCTTCTGGAGGCAGAGGAACTATATTTTCTGGTGGTGGCGGTGGAGGAGGCGGCGGCGGTGGATGTTGTGGTGGCAATGTACCTGGTACATCTGGTATTCTTGAAAGAGGAGGAGCAGGGGGAGCTTCTCCTAACGGCCCAGCGGGTGGAGGAGCGGGAACTACAACTACTGGTGGAAACGGTACATTAGGTGTTGGGGGATTATTAATATTAATTGTACGTGGAAATATAATAATTAATGGAACTATTAGTTCAAATGGAGCTAGTGGTGGAAACGGAGTACGTATTAGTAAAGGATCTGGTGGAGGAGGTGGAAGTGGCGGTGGTCGAATAATTATAACTTATGGCGGTACATACACTAATGCGGGTTCCGTTGTTGCAAATGGTGGATCAGGTGGTTCTGCCAGCTCTGGCGGTGGTCCAGGTGCGTCTGGTGGTGCTGGATCTATAACTACAAGAAAGATACATATATGAGAGATAAAATTATAATATATAGCGTTCATGACAAAACGAGCAGAGAATTTGTTGCTGCATATGGTAACAGAAACGACGTTACTGTGTTGGAAGATGACGGATATAGTGTTCGAATAAAATATCCATACATTAGTGCTTTTCCAACTGTAATAATAAATACACCTTCATATACGGAGTCTTTTATTGTAGATGAAGGTGGAGGCGGTGCATTTGTAAATTTAGATTCTATTGGAAATGAAACAATAGTGCCAGAAGATGTAGAATATATTAGATCTCCTAAAGATTGGAATGAAGTACAACAACGTATTGATTATTGGGAAAACAAAGTGCCCAATTGGAAACAAACTGATACTAGATATTTATGACAAGATATACCATTTTAGGCGAACGTAGATCAGGTACTAATTTTTTGCAACATTGTATAACTGACAACTTCAATTTACAATTAGATTGGTTAAAAGGATGGAAACATTTTTTTGGATGTAATGGTTATGAAGATAAATTGAAGAATAACCAAGACGTAATATACTTGTGTATTGTTAGAAATCCAATTGATTATTTTGTATCATTTTATAATTCTAAATTGATGCAAAGTGAAGAACGTACAAAAGATATTGAAACGTTTTTATTATCAGAATTTTATTCAGTTTATAACTATAAAAACGGATTAATTGACGTATCAGACGACTATAATTTTAAAAATAACAATAAGCGTTACAAAAACATATTTGAAATGCGATCCGTTAAATGTAAATATTTGTTAGATGATATGCCTAATTTAGTGAGTAAATATCATTTTATAAGATATGAAGATTTAAAACATAATACTAATACTGTATTGAATACAATTAGTGATAAATTTAATCTTATAAAAAAGAATGACAATTATTTAATAAATACAAATTATGTCGGTGTAAAAATTAATGGAGGTGTTATAACAGAAAATTATCAAGTTGAAGATAAAATAAAACAGATAATATATAACAATATAGATTTATCGACAGAACATAGAATGGGTTATTTGACCGATATATGAAATTATACTCATATGATATAACTGAATTTAATTTTAAAGAGCAATTACAAACTGTTTTGAACGTGTCTAATTTAGATGATTTGGGGGAAAACAAAGATAAAGAGAAACTGTATTCTGAGTATATTTTGGGTAAACAGTTTTTAGATATGTATGTACAGTTTATAAAAAAATATGTTAGAAATTTGTACGATGACGTTATAGCATATCAAACTAAACCAGTATGTAGATTGGTATATAAAAATAAATTAAATATGCATAAACTTCATAAAGACAAGTGGTATAGAAGAAATACTATTTATAGTGATATGCAGATAGATAATATTTTTTTACCATTTACAAATGCTTTTGATACAAACACAATTTGGACTGAATCAGTTGAAGACAGTCACGATTTTTTTCCGATAAATTGTGATTACGGACAATTTGTACACTGGGATGGTTGCAATTTACTTCACGGTAATAAATTTAATAATACTAACAAAACAAGACTGAGTATAGATTTTAGAGTTTATAAATACAAAAATTTATTACACCCAGAGTATTCTTTATTGAATTTTTAGAAGAAAAACTATTTATTAGTTACACAAAGAGATTATGAGAGATACAATTATAATACATAATATTCATGACAAAGCGAGTAGAGAATTTGTTGCTGCATATGGTAACAGAAATGATGTTACTGTATTGGAAGACGACGGACTAAATGTACGTTTAGCGTTTCCTTATATCAGCGCTTTTCCTACTGTTGTAATACCCACACCATCTTATGAAAATACAGATGAAAATGGAACAGTAACCCAAATCGAAGGATCTATAGAATATCTAAGAGCACCTGAAGATTGGAATACAGTACAAACACGAATTGATTATTGGGAAAACAAAGTACCCAATTGGAAACAAACTGATAGTAGATACAAACAATAATTAAAATGAATAATCAACCAACCGTAACTTGGAAAGTAACAAATTTAGATTGTTATCCTACATATCAACAAAACACCGATGTTGTATTTACAGTACATTGGGATTGTTTGGGGCAAATTGTTGTATCCACTGGCAGTTTGAGTGGATCTACATACAACAGTAGATTATATGGTACCACTGGTGTACAATACCACAGTGGATCTTCATTTATACCATACAATCAATTAACTCAAGATGATGTGCTTGGATGGACATTTGATAGTATGGGAACTGGCAGCAAGTATAATATTGAAAAAGGAGCTGTATCAAGTTTATACACTCAGATAAATCCACCTGTAGTACAACCACCTTTGCCTTGGGTAACAACTGGTTCTATTTGATTTATAATAAGTACTGTTGTGTAAATAAAAACTATATATTAAAAAGTTATGGAAGAAAACAAACAAATAAATTTAGCTGATTTGACGCTCGTAGAATTAAAAGCAATATCTTATGATGAAATTGTCAAATTGAATTTGGCACAAAACAACTTAAGAGTTTTAAATCAAGAATTATATAACCGTCAACAAAAAGGCGTAGAAGGTGCTTCGCCAGTAAATCAAAATTAAAATAGTTTTATGGAAAAAAAGATATCTGACTTAACCGTGATTGAATTAAAAAGTTTAGCATATGATGAATTGGCTAAAATTGAATTGTGCCAAAATAATCTTCGTGCATTGAATCAAGAAATTACAAATAGATTGCAACCACAGTCAAATCAATTGAGTGGGAATTTTGATAGCCCCCCCACCGCTACAACCGAAACCGTTTAAACGGGATCACCATAGATATTGAAGCCTTTGGGTGGTTGTGGTACCACTTCTTCTTCAATTGTCTTAATAGCATACAATTTGCTATCTAGTGGGGCTAGTCTATATTCACACTTGATCTTGGTTTCTTTGAAATAAGATTCAAGCGCTTCAGTGATACTTGGATGAATGATTTTACGGTTATCATTCACAAGAGTCCATCTATCGCCAGGTGGTACTCTAGTAGCAATCAATTCATTGTGTTCTGTAATTTTTGTAGCCATAATATATTATCGGGGTTTGACAAAGAATATTTTGTGCATTCCTGTCATATAAAAAGTATTCAAATCCATATTCAACGCTTTACATTCCAATTCTCCCGGTATTTTACCCGCAACAACTTTGCAACTAAAACAATTGTCTAGTTCCACTTTCTGACACACTGGAGTTTGTTTCTTTTTCATAATTAACAACAATGTCCTTTCTTGTCATCTGCAGTAAAATTATTTAGATTATAGTTACTTGAACGTATATCCCGCAATCCATACAATTCTCTGTACATATCATATACGATATGATCCAAATCTTTTACTGTCATTGGAATGCTTTTGGTTTTATCTACTTCTTGCATTTTCAAACAATGTTTTTTGATGATAGAATCAATTTGTTCTTTCATCAATTTTTAGTAGTGTTAATAATTTTACCGTCACAATTATAATAGGCTCTATAATAATTGGTATGCACAGTATATACACTGTTTGTTGAATTTTCAATCATACTATAAGTAATATAGTCGTTGTTAATTGCATGTACTCTACTACAGGGTGGTAGATTTTCTAATGCTCTATTATAACTATATCTTAGATACATTCCACTAGTACAACCAGTAGACAACAATGCAATAATCAATAAATTCTTCATTCTGTTAGCTCACGTTCTTCTACTGAATAATTATGACTTTCTTTGTACATATCACAATATTTCTGAGCATTTTCTTTTTTGAGATATACCTTCTCAATTGCCAGATCGTTTCCTCTATATGACATAATGAGGTATACCTTAAGTTTTGGTGGTTCTACTGTCATAGCAGTCAATAGAATTGCTGTTAGCCCCCCCACTATAATTTTATTAAAACGATTCATACTTACTTAGTTTGTTTTTATAACGTTGAATTGTAATGTGATCTTCATCCATATGATTGTTAGCTTTAACGATTTCTTTACTGAATCGTTCCACTTCATCACACAGATAACGAATGTCTTCACACAGTTTTGCATCAAGCAAATTATTGCAGTTGTAACTTGTGAACTGTCGTAGTCTACTAATTACTTCTTGGTTAGTCTTCATTGGTTCTGTAAATTACTTTATCAATGGTAATACCCTTCTTGGAAGATTTGGGTCCATATAAAGCACCCCATTGATTTCTGCTATTGATATAAGTCATTAAATCTTTTTTAATAACTTCCGCATCCAAATCATTGAAATTTGGTGGTAGATTAATTTTTAAATAATATTTTGGATCACTCATAATTTTACCAGTGATGAATAATGTTTGCGATAATGAAAGCGCATGTAATAAAGTTTACCAGAACAATGATAAATCTCAAGAAAAAACTAGCAAGAGCATAACTTACAGGCAATACAGGCACATCAGGCTTGCATTCATCTGTATGACCTACACGATGGTCAATAGTACGTGCTAGAGTTAAAAAAAACTTATTGGTTGTCATCTTTTGTTAAAATAAAAAATCCACTGATTATTAAAATTAATCCAATAAAACACAATACATAATATAGTAGCATTAGGTATATTTAGTTCCTTAATCATCTTCTTTTCCACTGCGTTTTTAACCCATTCAATAATTTCTGATGTTTTTACAATAGTCATATAATTTAATTTCCCATCCAATTACTTACATTCTCTGGTCCATTTGATGTATGAATACCCAAATACTTTACCTTGGTCAAATCCATAGGCATCTTGATGCGTTTCCAATCCCATAGGGCTGGTAGATCACTATCATCAACAGCTTCCCATTCAATTTCCAATACAATTTTAGCAGATTTAGTTTTATTATTCATAACTTTCACGGTCAATGTTTGTCACATACGGAAATCTGGGCAGTTCATCACCAGGTGTAAGATTAAAATATTTCACCGTAGCACTCTTTCCAATAAGTTTATTTTTATTCTTCAAGAGTTCTTTTAGATATTCCCGAGTGCCTTTGATATTACTATGGAACTCAATTCCCTTATGATTCTTGAATACCATATATCCAGCCATACCACTCTTGTTGCCTATTCCTTCAACAATATCAAGAATTTTGAATTCACTATCTTGAAATTCTTTACGCTTGAGTAGGTATTTACTGCGCTTGTTTTCATATGGCCCATCGGTACGAACCATCTGACCTTCGTAACCTTCGTCAATGTACTTTTCATACAACTCATTCAAATGTGTAATCGTGTCCACAAGGTGAGTCGGAACACGACGAACCACATTGTTATTAACAAGATAAGTAGTAATGTCAGCATTACGATCACTAAAAGTCTTCTGTACAATCCAGTCATATACCCAATATTGAATATTCTTTGCACTCTCAGTCAAATCTTCTGGTGTAGGTTTGGTCTTCTTTACCAAACTACAAATAGCATTAAAATCATTGGCAAACTTATCCGCATACAACTCACCATCAAGAATTGCATTTGGGAATTTAACAAAGAAATCCTTCAATGCTACCAATACGTGAGGAGCTGAAACAATAGGTTTACCATTACGACTCCACATACCATCTTTCTTTACAACACAACGAATGCCATCCAACTTGGGTTGACTATAAACAGGATACTTCAAATCATCCTTATAATCGTCATAGTTCTTTGCCAACATTGGCTCAGTAAAACTAACTCCATCAATATCCGTGATTTTTTCAAAGTAACCACTTTCTTTCTTTTTCTTCCAAGTGGCTTTGGCTTCTTTTACAGCTTGATCTTCATTGGAAGTAGCATTCTTTTTGCCGGTATTTTTACCAACACAAAGAGTCCATTCTGTAATTTGAATAGCCCCATCAAGCTGACCATAATGGGTACGATACTTGTTGCCATCAACTTCGATGGTCCAAGTTTGAATAGCACCCGTATTTGTACGGGCGAATAACATAGGTAGTTTCATATCTTATATAATATTACCACGGTGCAATAAAAAAGTCAAGGAGATTTTCATCGTCCTTGACTTTGGTGTGGTTTAAGCAGAAACCGTGTTGATTTTTGTTTTATACTTATAAACTGCGGTTACGTTTTCGTCTGTCATTACCTTTGACTTGACCAAACCATTGGAAAGCAATTCATATCGCTTTTGACACTTTGGTGTTTCTCGTCCACGAAGCAATGCTGCATATGTCATTTTTTTGTCACCAACCTTATGATCAGCTTCTGGATTCTTCTTTAGAAGAGCGTTGATTTCCACAAACTTATACATAAACGTCTTTACATCCTTGATCTGATTGCGATGACGGTGATAAAACACGAACAAATCAAATACAGTTTGCTTACTTAGCTTCATACCGTCCTTGAATACATCTTCATTTGGAGCGACCCACGTATTGAAGAAGTTGTCTACATCATTTTTAAAAAGAGATGACTTGCTGTTTAGCTCAGATCCATCTTCGTATTCACTGCGAAGAATGCCATCACTAATATTCTTCTTGAATCCAAAACTATGAAAGAATGCCATACCAGCAAATTGCGAGTCAATCTTACGACGGTTATAATCTTGTTCTGAAAAGATCGAAAGAATCCAACTACGTGTAGTGAAATCCCGATAATATCTTTCGCCAAATTCACGACAAATCTTTGAAATTGGACTAATAATAGCATTACGCTTTTCAGCCGCGTTCAATTCACATCCACTATTTACAGCGATGAAAATATCACTCAATTGTGAACGAGTTGCATTGGTATATACTTGAACTGTGATGGTACGAGTTAGAATGAAATCTTTAACTGATTCACTCAGATCCGCCCATCGTTGGTCACGCTTGATGGTAAACTTATTGTCCAGTTCATCTGAATATGTTCCAGCACGCAATTCAAGTTGATTTGTAAACAACAAACGCAACGTAGTAAAACGGTTGTTACTATCCAAATTGAGATAGTTAGCTCCCTTGGAAAGCCAACCAGAGTAATAGTTGATATCTTCTGCCAACATTGCACTCTTTCTACATTCAGGAACGTCAGCAAAAATAAACTTGCTTGGAGCAATTCCCTTAAGCAAATTGTGGAGATAACTGCGTGACTTTGTTGCATCCCAACGAGCGGGACTCTGAAAACTATCGTCGATAAACACACTATCGAGAAACTTCTTTGCATTAGAAAGTTCCCAGTTTTCGGTTGTGGACTTAACCATCTTTTGATTGTTATTAATCATATTACTTTTTATTTTTTATACTGGAATTTTTGGTTATGACATAATTGTCTAATTAATAATTTTTATCTCAGACAGCGTAATTGCTTTTTGGATTCAAATTATCAGTCGTGAACCAGTTACTCACAACAAAATCATCTTATCAGTTGTTTCTTTAAAAGTCAAGCGGAACATTGAGCGTTTTCCAAAACTTTTCGTTGAGAATTTTTATAGGTACTTCGTTTTTTAGCTCAAAATTAGGATGTTCATACACATAATCGAGCAAAGTTTTTGCTGAAATGTAAAACAACACAATTTTATCACTACACAATTTGGTGCAAAAATACCCACCATTGTTAAGAACTTCAGCTTTATCTTCCCAAATCAATTTTTTCAAATTGCCCGATGTATGTCCCAGATAAATTGTGTTTGTTGGAGATACACGACGAATGTCTACACGAACAGTGGGGTCATTTGTCAATTCAAAATCCCACTTACTATTTGCTGGACTCTTTTTGATATTGGTATATTCGCTTTTGGTGGTCAAATAATCCAATATCATTCGTTCAATTAGTTCACCACATCCGCCTATTTTAACTTGATTGTAAACATAATCGTTGATCATCTTATAGCGTTTTAATTCTTTAAGATAAATTTCACCCATATTATATACTTCAGATTTGAATTCAATATTCATTTTTAATTTTTTACAATTTCACCCTTAGCATCACTATACCACACTTCACCCACATTAAATTGCTTGACCACACTTTGACAACCACAACACGGCTTGCTGTTGTTCAACTTACCCGTTCGATCCACTCTAAGTACAACCATTTTAAAATCACTCAGATTCTCACGACCACTCTTCATACACACACTCAACTCAGCGTGAAGTCCAACAAGCTGATGGTTTTTATAATCATATTCCAAAGTCTTGGGATGACTCTTACAGCTGTTTGTACCAATATGTACAATTTTACCACATCGAATCAAAAAAGCTATATGACTACACCTATGCTCAATGTTGAGCGGACACATAGCCTTAGCAATGTCAATGGTACGCTTCAGAATCTTGCTGTTCATTACTAAACTCATACTACCATCGACTTTATAAAAAATCAACTACATTTTTTATATTTTGAAATTTTGAGGTAGTTGTGATATGATATATTTATGGAAAACCTTTATGTTGAAAAAATACACAATTCGATTGCCAAAGAATTGATTGTTAAACATCATTATACACACAAGTGGACCATAGCCGAGTTGTGTATCGGAATTTACGACAAAAGCAAACGTAGTGTATTTTTTGACGTTCCTACGCTGGTTGGCGCAGTTGTATTTGGACCCACTGCTGGCGCAAATGTGGCTAGAAGTGTGTCTCCACTATTAAATCATTCCAATTTATGGGAATTGAAACGATTGTGGGTAGCAGATGAATTGGGTAAAAATACTGAAAGTTGGGTTATTGGTCAATGTTTGAAATATATCAAACAACATCACAGTGAAATAAAGTGTTTGATCAGTTATGCTGATCCTGATGCTGGACACATTGGTACCATATATCAAGCTACCAATTGGCTGTATCAAGATATTGAAAGACGCAAAGGCACTAGTGGTTATATTGTTAGTTTTGACGGTGGTATTAAATGGCAACACTCACGTACATTATTCAACAAATATGGAACATTCAACTATAATAAATTGGTGGAAGTGTTACCCAGACCATTTAAGATCAAAGAATTATCAGTTAAAGAACGATATATTTATCCTTTGGGAAGCAAAGTGGAAAAGAAAAATCTGATTAAAAGTTTGAATTATCCCATTATAGAATATCCCAAACTCAAATCAGATAAAGAAACTGTAGTGGAATTTAATTAATAATCTTCAACTGAATGTTGCCAAGTGTAAGATTTTGCACAATAACATTGTTTGCACTCAAAAACTCATACTTGCTTTCAACTCGCTTTACTTTACGATTACCCTTTTTGCTCTTACGATACACAATAACACCACCACTATAACTGTTGATAATCATCTGCGCAACAGTCTTACGCCATTCATAAGCTGAAAAATTACCAACAGTATCAATCAAAATATTACCAGCCACATTGTTCTTAAAATTGTCGTTGGTTTTGATCATAGTCAACAAGGTATCAAACAATTCAAAATCAGAGCTTGAAAATTCAGTGACCTTTTTACGAAAATATTGATTAAAATATTTGGTAATATCACTATCAACAAAATAGGTATTCAAAATTTTATCACAAAAAGATCGAATTGTAACAAGCTCATTGTACTTGTCAGTAACATTGCCACGGGTTTTGATAGCAAAATCAATGATGCCACTTTCTTTCTTCAATTCATAAGACTTATCACCCAACGTAACATCTCCAGTCTCACCACGCTTGATGATGCTCTTTCTTGAATTGGCAATCATCAAAAATACAGACAACTCACCACGACCAGTCTGATGCTTGATGTTTTCAGGTGACGCAAGCACATTGTCAATTTTATGTGCATCACTATTAACATCATTCACCTCTTTGAGAAATGTGTCTACGTTGTCAAATTGCGGAATGCTGTTGATACCAATATTGGTCAAAGACGCAACCAAAGTGTCAATTTTGGATTGATGTGATTGAGTCTTGAGCTTGTCAAGACCATTTTTGATTTGATCGCTAAAAAAAGTGGTAGAATTGGTGCTCATTACAAGAACCAATCTACCACACTTTTTTCAAATGTCAACAGCTTATTTTAAGACTTTATGGGTAATCATACTAATAATAAGCGTATCGGAGAGTGAACCAGTTTGTGTATTTTTCATATGATCGTTAAACTGATTATAAACAGTTCTAAACACAGATATGTTATTTAAATCTTTAACAGTTGCCTTTTTTCCATTTTCTAAATAACCAGTAATCAACGTAGAATATCGTTTTTTAACAGCTTCCTTTGTGGAAAATTCATCTACAAAAACTGTTTTTTTACGTCTAACCTTCAACATCTCTTTATCATTACGGTTAACAATCTCAAATGTAAGACCTTTACATTTATCAATTGGAACAGGCGGAAAAGTTTTTAACATTTCCCACCAAATTTCAAATTTTTGATTTAACTGATGTTTATTCATAATAATATTATTTTAAAGCCTTATAATTGTTGATGGGTGTATGCTTTTTTGTAAGTAAATCCTGATCAAGTACATCAATAGCTTTCTTTTTAGACTTATAAAAAGCATTGGTCAATACACGAAGTTCATAGTCTTCAATATTATATCCCATCTTGATATACTTAACCAATCGTTTCAACGTAACACTTGGATAATTAATGCTCTTTGGATTGAACTTCAAATTGTTATTTTGAATCTGGTTCAATACATTTTCTTCAATAACTACATTGTTACCATCATAAGCAATACAACATAAATTGATATCAAATGACCTAAATAAATCTTCAATGGTATCAAAATACTTGAAACTCACACACTGAATCTTCCACTCTGTATCCATATAGGATATTACCATTGTATGATGCCACTCAGATACAATATAACTGTTGACACTATACTTACCAGTTGATAAAGCATTGCTATTTAATTCAAGCAAATACTTATCCAATTGTTCTTTGTTCTTAAAAAAGACATCCACATCACTATCACTCAGTGGTAGTTTACGATAGGTTCTATGTAAAGCACCCCCAGCAATCCAAGGTCCATCTTCATTACACTTGGGTAGAATCTCAATCAAATGTTCAAGTACACTACCAGTTGTCAAATGCTTTAGAAAAACATTCAACGACAGTTTATTTGTTTTAATTGGTACCACACATTCAGCTTGTGGCAGTTCTACGAATTTAACATCAGTTGACATAAATCTTCTTTAATAAATTTGGATAACAATTATCCTGATAAGTTTTGGTATTCTTTCCACTACTATAACTCAAACATACACTTTCGTCAAGTACAGGTTCAAACTTGTGTTTAGTCTTATAAAACATATTTACACTATTATTGGTACAAGTCTGATAAAAATCACAACGTACACTCATACACATACCCAGATCATTGGTCTTAATACTATACTTTTTCATAAAAAAATAAGGGAGGTACTGTTATATACCTCCCTTTTGATTATTCCTTACTTCCAAGTAGGTAAGTATTGCTAATAGCCTTGAAACTAAACTCCCGTTCAAGACCACGAACAACTACACCTTCACGGTCAACACCCATATTCAATACACTCTTACCTTCAGCATACTTCAACATATTATCAACCAAGTTTTCATTGGGTAATACATATCCATACTTTTCAAGTACAGGTACCATTGGCACTTCCAACCTAAACAACAACCACTCCAGTTCATCAAAGAACATACGACGACCCTTATCAATGTCATAACCAGTAAAGAAAAACAACTTGTGGTCGCTCAATCCATACAAATTACCATTGATATTTGAACCAATCAATTCTCCCTGAAGCGCAATGTTCTTGCCATACTTAGTCAACTTATCCTTCAACTCAAGCATATTAGCCATACGCCATAGACTATTGTCATTGGTTTCAGTCAACTCCCAATTACGTCCACAAACACCAAATACACCATTATTGAAGTAACAAGTGAAACTAGTACCATCCAACTTCTCAGTGATATACACTCGTTCTCCAACAGGCACAAAACCAATGTCACTTTCAAAGTTCTGAATACGAGTTTCATCCGTCTTTGGAATAAAACTAGGAAATGTACCCTTGATCTTTCCAGCCAATTGAGCAGGAATAGGAGGTTCATACTTGACAATATCAAGAGCCTCTGTCAAATCATCACCTTCCTTTGGATCAATTATACCATCTGGAATTGGAGTCAATAGACCTTGACTCAATTGTCCACGCAACTTGATGGTCTTAAGACGAAATCCTTCAGCGGTTCCCATACGCTTGAAACTACTCTTACGCAAGAATTCAAACTGAGGTCGGATAGGTAAGAAGCTGTCAATTTCATAATAAACAGCCAAGTCACCTACCTTATATTCTCCAACTTTCACGACTACATTCCACCCCTTTACCTTAGCCACAACAATGGCATCAGCACCAACAATAGGTTGAATGTCAACAATCTTTACAACACTAGCTAACTTACGTTCCATATTTATCCTTTCTAAATTAATAAGAGTCAAACTCAACCTCAAGTGAATTGAAATTGATAGTAGACGGATCTACATTCAAATCAATACCACCATCAACAACAAAAACCTTCAAATCCTTCTTAATCTCGGTAGAAGGTCCAACCCCAATTCTCATTCTCAATCTCCTTGAAAATGACAACGATATCATCATCAAACTTGCTCTTAGGAAGAGCGTCCCAATTCTGTACAATGTAATCTACGATATTCATTACTCATCTAAGTTACCACGGAGTTTATACAAAGTCAACAAAAAACCCGCAGAATTTCTTCAACGGGTCACCAATGTTACTTGTTATTTTTTACTTGTTGGTACTTCCAATATTAATGAATGGAACAACACCTCCACCATTATACACCGGCAACTTACCATCCCACCTCTGAAGTGCTTCATACTGAACCAGTGACGGAGTTAGTGACTGTGCCAACACAAGGTTAGCTTTTGCTTGAGCCTCTGCCTTTAGAGCAATACTCCTTGCTTCACCTTCCGCCTTAGCAATATTACTTTCCTTCTCACCACGAGCCTTTTCAATCACTTGATCTGCCTCTGCCTTTGACTGCTTGACCTTAGTCTCAGCCTCAATAGCACGTTGTGATGCTTCAAGTACTGCATTGATACGTGCCTGAACACTTTGATCTACACGAAGACCACCGTGGAAGCTAATCAACTCAAACTTGAATCCCTTGGGGCCAAGATGGGCATTGAGATTGCTCTTTACATTGTCAAGAAGGTACTGCTTACGTTCACCAAAGATATCACTAGCTTTCATTGTACTAGCAACTCGGTTGAATGCATTATTGATTTCATTCCGCATAAATCCGTGGGTAATAACGTCTGGATCTTGTCGGAACTCAACAAAGATTTGTGGAACCTTATCTGCCACAAATGTATAAGCAAGTGCAATATCTGCATTAACTACTGCACCCTCAATACTATTGAATGTAACACTATCATCACCGGGACTTTCCTTTGAACCAGCTGCCCTATCCCACACAGCATTTTGCATAAATGTGGGGAACTTATAGATATCTTCTGTAAGAGGATTATAGAAGACACCACCAGTCACAAGAGGAAAGTCATTGACTCCCTTCTGACTACCCCACTGATTTACCTTGATGCCAACATAACCAGGTTCAACCCTGTCACAACCAGTAAAGGTTGAAATGGCGACGATACCAGCAATAATACTAACAATGTTCTTATTCATTTTCTTTATTTTCTGACTTGATGTTCTTGACCAACTTGGTCACATCACTTTTTAAGATTATCAGCGACCCGATAAAAAGTCCAGCGAAAAGTGCGGTTCCAACAAGATTTGCAACGTCACTCTTTTGATTAATTAAATTAGTGGATTGATTAAACAAACAAGCGCCCACTGTAAGTACAACAAAATACTTTGCACAATACTTTACAATATTTTTATTACTAAACATAAATTTTTCATTCATATCAAATAGACTATACTACAAAAAAGAGGAACTGTCAAGTCCCTCTTAAATGTTTTTAATGATGTTTATCTTGCTTAACGTGATTCTTGTTCATCATAATCTTCTGAATCTCTGGAAAAGACAACGGCTTGCCGTGACCATCCCAACCCACATCCAGAATTTTATTGTCTGGGTTATCAAGTTGAGTAGTTGGATTGGTATAGTGGCTGTGACCACTCAACTGCCAAGCACCCTTTTGCATCTGATTAAAAATCTGATGTGGGTAATGATGAATAACAATCATATGACCATTTACAATTAGTTCCTTGTAATAACCCAGATA